TCGGCCGGTCGCACTACCATTGTGCTAACCGCGCATGTTGTTGGTCTAGGTGAGAGGATTCGAACCTCCAATCTCTCCCTCCCGAAGGGAACGCCTTACCTGATTGGGCCACACCTAGATGAACTTGCTGTCGCTTTATCAACCCCGCGCTTCTTGCGGGATACCACTTCGCCGGACGGCGGAAGGACGATGACAGCGCTCGTATTGGCTCCGGTGGAAGGACTCGAACCTCCACGCCTTGCGGCACTCGGTTAACAGCCGAGCGTATCTACCAATTTCACCACACCGGAATGTAAACTTGTTTGGTCGGGATAGCAGGGTTCGAACCTGCGACCTCTCGTCCCCCAGACGAACGCGCTACCTGGCTGCGCTATACCCCGATGATTTAGCCTTTTGTTTTTGGTGTGCGATCTATGTTCCCCGGCATTTCGGGGTTGACCGCCTACGGGATCACTATGTCCCGTCTTGCCCTAGGATGCTATGCGCATCTGAATTTTACTCCCGGGGTTCTTTAACCGCCCGGTTTCATCCTCGGCACCGCCCATTCGGGTTTATTTAAAGTGGCTATCCCGCAGTCTCGTTCCGCTATACCACTTGACTTACAACCAACTTCACGCTAGGCGTTTCGTCAGAAGTTTGTCAATTTGTTCCGTTGGAAATTTCCACTTCTAACGGAAGACGTCGTTGTGACTAGCACATCTCCGTCCGATCTTATCCTAGCAGGGTTTCTAGAGCTTGTCAACAACTTTTTCGTTGCTTCTAAACTTTTTCTGCTAGTGCCTAGGCTTTCGCTTCGGCGGGTTGAAATAAAAGGCCCCGGTAGTTTCCTACCGGGGCCTTTGAAACCTGTCTGGAGATTTAGTAGTTAAAAACCACTTCCTCCGTCTGGTTCGGCCCCGGTCGTATCAAGCGTATTAGGCTTATAGCTGACTGGGCGGGTAATTTGCTCACTACGCTGCGACCATTCGGTGCCCATAGCGGCTGTGGTAAAGGATACGGCTTTCAAGCCGGCCTTTCCACATTCCATATGGGTCCCTAGGTGTAACATAGAAAACTAATTCCCTTCAAAACTCGTGATGCCAAAAGCGGCATCTGTGTTTCTATTTATGCCTGCCGAATGATCCGTCAAGCACTTTTTCGACATTTCGAGAAAATTTCTTTCCTCGCTCTGTCTTTGTGGAGAATGTCGGACTCGAACCGACCACCTCATGCTTGCAAAGCACGCGCTCTCCCAGATGAGCTAATCCCCCAAAACTTTGCTACATCCTCCCCGACCCTCCGGGTTTAACCTCGCTTCGCGCTCGGTGTCTGTAGCAGGACGTTGCCGCCCTATGTATCCACTATATGAAGTTCTTAGCACAAACGCAATAACTTTTCTTAGTGTCTACAACCCTATTTATACCAGGTTAATTGAGAGTCCAAGAAAAGGGTTGAAAAGGGTACCTTTAACGAATCTGTAATCGTCCAGCAGAGATGTAGCAGACCTGTCGCCTATCGCGATACCGGTGGTGTCGCGGTTCGCGCCGGATCCAGTTCAAACTTCAAGCCGTTCTTTTTGGCATAGCCTTGAAGGCTAGTATAGGCCACCCCTCTGACCTTAGATTTCACTGCCGCGTCAAGCATCTGTTGGTTAATCGGTCCCTTGTGGGCAAGTGTCATAATAAGATTACCAGTATTGTCGTTAGCTATTGCGCTAATCAGATCCGAATTTGACGGAGAACCAAGACCCGCAACCAGTAGATCATTCTTTAAGACTCCACCGATCTCTTTTGTTTTCCATATCTTATTAGCAAGATCATCATCAACCGTGAAGCCCATGTTTTTGAGATCATGAAGACCGATGTTGAACTTTTTGAGATAGTGTAACATTTCGTGAGAATTCAGAGGCGTCTTCTTACGGTTACCCATCTTTTCCAAGGTATTGCCATCCCGACCTTTGGAAAACTTAGGTAGTTTGCTGTTTGATCCCTTACCGATTGGAACAGATGTAAGTTTAGTCCAGCTAACTGAAGAGAGATCCGCCCCAGGCTTCACGTCTTCAGCATAGGCGAACGGAATCATGTCTTTTGGATTCCACATCACAACTGCGTTACCATCATTTGGGCAGTTGTAAACCAGTCCCTTAATCTTGTTCGAGTCGTAGAATAGGACGGCAGCGCGGCGTGTCATAGCTGAGTAAGTACCAGCATATGGATCATCATCATCATCATCTTCGTCATCATAATCTCCCTGGGCCTGGGCTCGCAGCTCAGGTATTTCCCCCAAAGGAAGACCAAACATCTTGAACTGATCTTCAAGCGATGATTTTTCACCATAGATCTGCTTGGCAAGATCGACATCTAGAACCAAACATCCATGTAGATTCATTTTTACCTTCAACACCATCGAGCCCCAGAGGTTGACTGGCCCATTGGTTATTGATTTCCAATCCAAGCAGGCATAAGCACCTGGCCCGTAGGCTTGTTCGTCAGGGTTAGAAACCACAAAGCCTTTGTTTTGGATCTGCTCCAAATTGTCTGGTTTGGTGCGGTGGTATCCCACCCACATGGATCCCTCTTTGCTGACCTGCTCTTCAGTTATCCATCTCTCTGTCACAATTTCAGACCAGCGCATAATAGCCTCCCATATGGTAGCATATTTAGTAGGAACGCATCAGGCTATTAAAAGTGAAACCTTATACTAAGAGGTCGTAAACCCCTTCTCCAGGAACTTTGTTGCTACCGTGAGCCGCTGAGCAAAGGGCACTTGGATCGTAGCCCGACCACCCGCCTTACAATGCTCGATGATCTTCTTGGCTTCTCTGATATGGCATCCCGTGATATCTCGGATCAATCGAGCCAACCCCGTGGTATCAGTCTCACCATCATGTTTGTGGATAGTCAGTTCTGCCATTCTAACCCTACTAAATAGGTAGTTATGAAAATACGTGAAATCATCCCTGAATCTTGGTGGAATGATCTAGACCCTGACTTCCTCTCCATGATGGGTTACAGTGAAGCAACCCAAAAGGAAGAAGTTCAGACCGATCTAGCTCAGGATGTATCCAAGGACGTTAAGAAGATCCGTCAGGCTCATTAAGTTTGGCTACCCTTCTAGCTTCTGCCCTCGCGGTTGCTTCCGCGCCCGTCTTCTTATGATGACATGTTTGGCATAAGGTTTGGAGATTAGGCAGCTTCCAATAATTGAGATCACCCTGAGCCTCTATCAATGGCTTTATGTGATCTAGGTGCCACACGTCACTATACTTGTGAGCGCACTTGTGACCACACTTAGAGCAAATCCCTTTATCTCGCTTATAGACAGCTTTACGAGTCTCATTGGGCCAATGAATGAGTTTGTATTCTGCCACGCAGACCTTATGCCAATTAGCCCTCTTGTTGATTGAGCCATCGGCTTTTAGGATATCCTGGCCACACCAACGGCACTGACCAGGCTTCGCACTATTATAGAAAGGTGGCTTGGGTGGGTTTCTGTGATCTACCATTCCCCTATTTAGAGGGTAGGCTGTCCCTTATTGTTCTCGATGAAATCATGGGCCGCTTCAGTGAAGTTGATGAGACGTATTAGATCGGCCTCTGTGAGGTTACCCGCCTTACGCATCAAAACACAATTACCCTCTGGCTGAACGTATTTGCTCTTAACCTGGCTCAGAATTGCCTTCATACGAGCCATAAAGGCCAGAGGATCTTCCATCAGAAGTCATCCTTGAGGTTAACCTTGGGGAACTGTTTCAGAGCTGTCATCTTCAGAGCCAGTTGGTAATTCTTCCAAGCCTTCACCACTTGCTCAGCATGATGTGGTTCCATACCATCAAGATCTGGCCCTAGGATACAAGGAGCGAGATCCATCCATACCGCGTTCTCGGCCACCATTCGAGGATTGAAGCCATACTTACGAGGTTGGTAGAGCTTGCCTCCCAAGTAGAGCTTCTGCGCTACTTCATAGCATTGGGTTTCATCTAGACCCTGGAGGTATTCGGGCCTCCAGAGGTATTCCTGGATTACTTCATCGACCTGTGAAGAGTCATGAATGAGAGTTCTTGAAACAATGAGGTAGACATCCTCGTAAGGAATTGTCCCATTCACGATATCACGGACGCACCGCCCGAAAGAGAATCCAATCTTCATATCGCTATGATGCGATATAGTGACCTATAGGTCAATTTTCATCATAGTCTACATCAAGCGAAATCCAGATAACCGTCTCTCTTTTGGAGCCATCCTGGATAGTCAGCTGATGAGCCTCTCGACCGCAATAGGCATTGTAGGAACTAGACCTGACATCAAGACAGATATCAGCCGTATGGTCGATCACTGTTACACGATGAGGATGCTCTGGCTGGAATACAAAAGGGCAACCAAGTGAATCAGCGCGATCACGCCTCACATTACCATCAAGGATCTCCACCAGCTGATCAACAGTATCCCTGGGGTTAGGGGTTTCGCAGACGTAGAATCCTTGGTTCAGATCGACCTGTGATCCGGAGGGGAAATCCTCGGTGAAAACTGGTTGGGCTTGTGCCAAGAGTGCGATGAGGATCAGAAGCACGGATTACCTCCTACTGGCCGCTCGGCGTCGTTTAGTATAGCCACTCTTAGCATTCGCCATTTGCTTGGTGTGGATTGCCATACAATGAGTTTGGAACTCCGCATAGAGCTCTGGACTTTTATCGATAATCGCTTTGGCTTCAGGGCTCCTTGCTGCGATCATTGCCATCTTAATAGCAAGGTAACGCCCCGTGGCTACTTCCTTGACTTGATAGTTGAAGAGGCGCTTACGGGTATTGGGGTTACGGCCAGCAACCTCAAGTTCTCTGCCATTGCTCATGAAACGGATCCCCTCAAGGCCGCTCTTTGGCATCCCAGCTAATCGTTCCTCAAAATCATCAGGAATATCGAAACAGTGGTGAGGAGCGGTATAGGCTTCCCTTGGAACCTGGTGGTTGATGAATTCTTCCCGAAAGCGCTTGTAGACATGTTGGAAGAAGCTTCCATGGTTGGATTCAAAAGGACCCATACGACCAAAGACTGGCGTGATCCCATTCCAACCGGTGACCAAAGGATGATCACTTCCTACGGCTCTGTGGTCGAACGCTGACATCTTTAGTGCGAACTGAACCACGTGAGCCATCTCATGAGCAACCAGTGTATCAAGACCGAGCCGCCAGTCAGTGCTTTCAAAGCCACCAATGACCTTGCTCTTGTTGAAGCTCTTGTATTCACAAACCGCAACCTGAGGATAGTGAATAAAATCATACATAGCCAGCTTGAGTTCAAACTGGACAAATCGTCCCGACCGATCTCGAAGCACGCCAGCCTGGCCATAATAGTTGCGCTGTTGCTCGATGAATCGAACTTTGAGGGGCAGATTGTGGAGATGAAACTCTTCCTTGGCCCAAGCCTTCATGACTTGGATTACCTGGACGGCATGATCTTTGAATTCCTTAACCGTCGGAAGGGTCAATTCGATCTCCTGTTTCTGCGTTTCCGTATGATCGGTTTAGCAGAAACAGGTGAACTGTCAACCAGTCTTAACCCTTATGCTCGTTCATATAGGTTCTGACCTGATCCTGTAGCTCAGCAAGTTTGACCATCTGGCGATCACGCTCACTTGATAGATTCTTCTCAGCTTCATCCAGAGTCTTAATGAAATCTCGACCTGCTTGGATCGCTGGATCAACAAGTGGATGAGGATTCTGGGTATTACGATTGGCAAAGTGAGCTACCTGGTTTCTCTGCATTTTGACCAAACTGATCTGATTATAGAGGCCTTTAGCTACCTGGTCCAAGAGCTGATACTGATGAACTTGTGGTGCTATGTGATCCGCATTCAAATCTCGCCATCCACCGATGTATTTGGTTTGATGCTTGCCAATGTTATCATAGTTGAGCTTGAACCAGACCGCATTTCTTGAATCTTCAATCGCTATGATGTGGCCATAGAACTCCTCTTCTAAATCCATCTGCTTCAATGCTTTCTGGAACGGGTGATTACCATGACCTAAGATCTGGTATCTGCCTTTGATACCCTTCTTGAGTAGCTCTAGATCAAAATCACATCGAATCGTAGACTGGCTATAGCGGCGACGATTGTTGTAATAACCAACGGGCTTGGCATGACGAGCAGCCTGATAAAGGAAAATATACATACCGGTGTTGTGGATGATCACCAGTCGAGAAATCAATAAATAGGTGAACCCAGGAGGAGAATCCTATGACTGACGCAACAAACATGCGCGGCTACCTCAAGCTATTCGAGGCGGCAGCACCAGACTATGTGGGTAAGGTTCAACACCCAGACATCACTTATTCGGCTGAGCAGACTGGCGGTGAGATCAACAAGATCACCGCATTCCTCAAATCCTATGAGTCAGGCCGCTATACCAAGCTAGGCCGCAATCTCAAGCGTATTGAACTCCTTGATAAGCGAGTGAAGCAGCTCAAGGAAGATACCAAGCAGGAATCCAGAGAGCTAATCGCTGATCTCTTCCATGCCGAAGACGCCGCTTCTACCCGTGTCGTGGATACCGTATCTTTCATCTTCCACATGAGCAAAGACCCCAAGCCCACCGAGACAGTCAAATACGCCAAGGTTCTTGAGGAGCTTCAGAATCATCTCACTCCTGAACTTCAGGACGTTCTCGAGACTCTGATCGAGAAGCATAAGAGCGCACCAGTTCAGAAGGCCGCATCACTTAAGGCTACTGACAAAGTGGCTCAGACCGAGGAGTCAATCAATGAAGGTCTTGGGGATAAGCTCAAGGGTTTCTTTGCCAAATTGGCAGCTTGGGTCGACAAGTGGGGCGCCAGGTATGACAGCCAACTAGATGCGCTCAAGGCTGAAGTTGGTATGAACGAATCAGTTGAGGAAGGCCACAATGATGGCACGGGCTACGTTGATAGTGATAACGACTGTGACCATGATTGGGTTGAGGGGGTCGATGATGACGGCAACCTAGTCGAACCACCCTATGATGTTTGCGTCAACTGTGGTGCGGAACGCCACTAAGCTAGAATGCGACGTAGCAGATAGTTTTCAATATCTGTGAGCTTGCGAAGCATCTCATAGGCATTGAAAGACTCATTTTGGAGCGGCTCTAATTGGTTTAATTCCAGTTGGAGCCGCTCTCTTTTGCTCTTGTTGGCTAAGCGTTCAAACCATCCCTTAGACTGCTCAGTCGAGAGCTGATTCCTGATGTGAGCTACGCGGATGTTAGCTAGCAGAAAGGCCCTAAGAAGCTCTCTTAGGTGTTGGTTATCCTTAAGAATCTGGAATTGCGGACGATCGACGATATGCTCCACCAGTGATGTCGAGGCGACATCACTGGTGGTCTTCGATTGGCGATCGACAAACTCAATCGCCCTCAAAAGGCTACGGTCGTCAACCGTGTAGGAGTCATCCATCGCTATTCAATTGGCGCGAATGCGAACGAGCCAAACACCAATATCCTGATCGGTGTCTACTGGTTCACCATCTGTTGGTTTATTACGAGCTGGTAGGCGGCGCGCATAGATGCCATATCCATCCTCCGCGCTATCAATGCGTGATACAATCACCACACCAGGCGCACCCATAGTCATCGTGCCCTCTGTGGTGAGGTTTACACCACCGACATAGCGGTAACCATTCTCCGTCGATAGACCATCGAAGGGGAGGAGAGCTCTTCCACCCAACTCTGCGTTGAATGGGTAGTTCTTCACCTCAATGGATTCGCGCTTGAGTTCAGCCTCCTCGAGAACCTTGCGGAGATTCTCGGGCAGGTCATCCCAAGCAACCGCATCAATATCATCAGGATGAAGATCAGCACCTTTGAAGATGCCGCGATCCCGCTCGCCACGCGCCTTAACATCAGCTTCCTTCTCGGCCTGAGTGCGGCGACGCTTCATCTCCTTGCGCTCGTTCTCCTTGTGCTCAGCAATCGCCGCCTCCGCGTGATCACTTAGCTTGGGGCGGGCCTTACCCTCACCACGACGCTTGCGATCATCACCCTCGACATGAGTAACGGAATCTGCCGAGCCGTCGCCACGCAACACAGCCGCAAAATCACCAGGGCTGAATACCTTGCGGCCAGCCTTCTTCTCTGCGACGTTCTCTTCATGAGCAGCGATCCGCTCGGCCTTGGTGATCTCATCAATTTCACCACCGCGCTTATGCGCCATGATGCTATCAATGTCGAAGGTGCCATCCTCGTTCTGAGAGCCCTTGATATCCTCAACGAAGATATCGCCCTTGGCATCCACAGTGCGCTGGGGAACCTCATCGTCATTGTAGACGCCCTGAATATCAGGAACTCCAGCATCCTCGAGAGCTTGCTTCAGCTCATCATTCGACATGTCGTCGTAAGGTGAGCTCTCGCTGTCTCGGTTTTCATCGAAAGCCTTGAGTGCGTCGATGGCCTGAGTGCGACCATAGGCGCCAGGAACATTACGTGATTGGGGACGCGAAGCGCGCTGCTCATCAGCACCACCGAAGGAATCACCCGAAAGGTCACCCTTCTTCCGCATCTCCTTCATCTGTTCCTTCATCTTCTTGTCAGCTTCGACCTCTTCCTCGGTTCGGCGATCCCAAGGATCGTTTTTATCAAGGCCAAGTCGCTCTTCAAGCGTTTTGGTTCGGTCTTCCTCGGTTTCTGAGGATTGGCGAATCTCTTCCTTCTTCGCATGTAGCATGTCGAGGTGTCGGTCACGAGCTGGTTGGCTCTGGACTTCCTCTAGGAGCCATTCAGCCCAGAAAGCATCACGTTGTGCTTCATCGGAATGGTAGATAGCGAGGACGCTATGCTTGAAACCCTTAAAGGTCTGATTCTGCATATGGTCGAGGAAGTTGGAAGCGTAGGTCTCGACCCAATTTCGATTGTCTTCCTGGCCCACTACTGCCTCTGTGAAAGCAACGAATTCTTCCACAGTATCGGCCGCTACTGCCAAAGTGGCAACGCGGCCGTCGAGCATTTCCTTAGTACCGTACAGCATGAGAGCTCCTAGTCGTTTCAGCCACACTAGCAGAAAACACCAGGGCGTCAACACCTATTAGGTAACTGGAGGGGGATTATGAGCAACCTCTTCAATGAAGAGCTCATAGGCATTCTTGCGGTTCTGGAGATCCTTCACATTCACGTAAAAGGTCTGACCACTCCTAAGAAAAAGGCGAGTATCATGGTCACCAGCTTTGAGACATTCATCGTGGATTTCAAAGACGGTTTGACGACGGATCAGCCTAAAATGGCCTATATCCCTGCGTAAGACCAAACCATCCAAGGGTCTATCAGATACCCAGGCATCAATCGAGAAGTCTTGGCTATTAGGTAGGATATGAGTGAGCTCCAAGCACACCTTACCCAAGAATGGAATAGTGAAGGGGAAGACATGGATGTGGCCAGGTAGGATCACATACTGGCCAAATGAATCTCGTTGATCTGGCTGGAATGTGTTTATGACCGCGTCCATGATAACTCCAAAATTGGAGCCCCTGGGGAGAATCGAACTCACCAACTTCAGGCTTAGAAGACCCAAGTCCCGATCCACGGGCAGGGGCGCGAAGTATTTAGCGCCTTGGTAGGGGTCTCTGTCTGGTCATAGATCCAATATACGGGGGATTGGCTTAGATGTCAAACTAAATATGGATATGCGTTGGAGTGAGATCATATCCGAAACAGAATCGAGGTTTCTCTACCATGCGTCTGACGCCGTTAATCAGACTAATATCATGACCAATGGGTTGAAACGATCAACAAAGGATTGGCCAAAGCATTTCAGCGATTATGATATTGAAATAGCCCAGGATCTCGGCATTGAGAGTTACAAAGACCGAATCTACTTCTTCGAACGCTTTGATGCTAAGGTTATTGAAAACTATATGAAGTCGGTCTTGGCCGAACTTCACAATAAGACCATTAGCATGATACGGCCTGACTTCCTCATACCATTCACCGTATTTGAGATAGATACCTCGAAACTTGATGGATTTGAATTCCACAAAGATAGCGCATCCAATACGCCTATTGGAGCAGTATGGACCGATTCAGGTGATATTCCAGCAAGTGCGATAAAGGTCAAATGGGTATCAACCACCGATTATACGAGGGACCCGTCAAAGAGGATACATCCGCTTTATGATAGTGAGGGCGAACTCTATGACCCTAATCGGAACTATGACCAAGAGGCCAACGATTCCGAGCAAACAAAGGCGGCCTGATCTATGAAACTCTGGGAACTCCTATCACCAAGATCTGACCGCTTAGATGAACTATTGAACCAACCCCTTGCTTGGGATTGGGTCATTAAGAGACCGCATGGCTGGATAGCTTCTTTCTACCCGGATGGTGACCGTATTGACGTAACTATCTCTTTTGGAGATGGTCTGGATGTCATTGACATCATGTTTGCTAGTAAGGAGAGTGGGCTTGATATCAGTGGAGCGGGAAACCAATTCAAGGTATTCGCTACAGTGGCTGACATTATAAGGGATTTCTTCAAACACAACCCATTGGCACCAATCCGATTCTCCGCCAAGGAAGCTAGCCGCTCCAAATTGTATAGGAGGTTCTCCGATATGATTGCTAAGGAGTTAGGTTGGCAGGTCTCGACCCACAAAGCCGGCACTGATACGGTCTTCCAAATTGAGCCTAAGAATCAGGTTAACGAATGGGGCGTGATTGTTCCAAATGTCAATACGACTGTTGATGTACAACCTGGTGAGATTCAAAGACAGGCCGCCAAATTTGGCAATACACTAGATGCTGAAGGTCGTCCACCATTGCTCTCAGGAAGCTATGGGGACGACTCAGCTCGCTTTTCAGCGAATCAGGGTGACCCGCTCTACGGGCCAGATGGCACTCGACTTACGGCCTCACGTAAGTGATCTGGTGGAAGCCCTCCTCCTTGGTAGGGGCTTGATAGCGCTTATTCATAGCCAACAGCGCAACATGCGGCACACTCTTACCAGTTACTGCGAAGCGCTCTTTCATACGACGTTCTAGTTCAGGCTGAGGAACAACAAAGACCACTGCCTCAACCTCATACCCTTCGGGGAGGTTCTTGAAGTAGTCCTTGCGGTTCTTCACACTCATCGAGGTTCGGTCGATGATGATGTTTTTACCAGCCGCCACGGCATCACGAACCGCATACTTGAACGTCTTGTTGAAATCACCCCAAGGCGCCTTGGGGTGGGCTTCATTGTAGGTCAGACCGCGTTCAGCCGCCCATGCCTCCACAAGATCATCAGTCGACGCGATCACCCATTCACCGGTCTGACTAGCGAGGAACTTCTCACGCCAGGTGGATTTACCGCTAGCAGGCGGTCCAATGAGGATGATCATCTTTGCCATTCCACCAATCTAAGACAGGTGAGGTATGGCGTCAACCTATCTTATACATCAGACGCAGCTTATGCTCGATGGTGTTGAGGTATTCCACACCAAACCCAGGGTTAGCAGCATCGAGAGCTACCTTCAGATTCTCCGGAATATCCTTTTCAATCTCGTCATCGGGTGCGCAGCTTGCTACGGCTACCGCGACTGCCGCCGCGCTGTCAGTGTCACCACCGGCCTCGACAGACCAGTAGATGATCTCCTTCAAGCTCGTGAACTCACTAACTGCCCATGCCATCCAGGCGCTGATGCTGCTGGCCTTTATACCAGTGCGCCCGCCATGCTTGAAACCCTCAACGTCCCTTAGCCAGCTATCAGCCTGACTAGTATTCGCGAACGCCGCATTGGTAAGTAACCACTGGATCAAGCCATCTTGATCACCCTGGCAATGTGTGAAATAGTGAACAGCCATTGCCACCAGCTGGGCATGGATCACGGTATCTGGATGATGGGTAGTTATGGCCTGGATCATCGCAGCCAGCTTGACCTCACGAAGGTCTGGAAGAAAGCCCATGGGTGCGACACCCATCAGAGAACCATTACTAGTCTTGGTGCGCTCGATCTGAACCAGAAAATCCAAAGGGTGGTTGACGCTCTTGAGGAAGGCCTGATAACCGCGTGAATATCCCTCCCTGGGGTCCATACGAACCTGCTCCAAGTAAGCCTGGGCATAGATCAGTGGATTGAAACGATTCTCAGGTGGACCCAGCAGAACTTGGGCATTTGCGATCGATCGCTGGGTATCGTCAGTATATTGACCCGCTTTGAGTTCAGCATAGGTAGGATGCTGATGGAAGCCAGTTAGATCGTTCTCGGCCTTTTGCTGGTCAGTGAATTCCCAGGCGATAGCATAGGCATCAGCCACAGCCATCTCAACCAGCATCAGAATCTCCAGCCTGAGAAGCAAGATTAGCCCTTCTGTAGGCTTCTCCACGAGCACGTTTGGCGTCTTTGCTCTGTCGCTGTTCCTCGAGCTTTGCCTTGACCTTACGGTCGATCAGAGCCTGTCCCTGAGGAGATTCGAGGAATTCTTCGGCACTCTTCAGCACCTGCTGGTGACCATCAGCCTTAACCAATCGGTAGGCATGATCGAGTTCATCAGCACGACGTTGGTCGTCGCGTGACATGCGAGCCTTCATAGACTCCTCGTCATACTTCTCCCAGGTGCCATTCTCATAATCCCAATGTCGAGAATCGTAGATCTTAGCTTCAACCATGAAGCCCAGAATGGTAAGGCTGAAACCAATACCTGCGTGATCATACCCCGTGGGTATCAGATCCAGGTCAAGGCTGAATAGGGTGTTCCAACCGAAATAATCGGTCTGCCATTCCCATGCCTTATTCTCGGTGAGCTTACCGTGAGTCCAACTCGAGAACCATTTCATGGAGCGCTTCTTAGCCCAACTGTGGGGCAGGTGTATGCCAATTCCAATAGTCATATGGCTGCTCTATGACAGGGTGACCACCCTGTCAAACAAATGGAGCCAGACAGGCCCAACCCCATCTAACTCCATTTGCCTCTCTTGGAGCTCTAAAGCGCTATAGCATCCGTTGGGCTCTTGACGGTTTGTAGAACCATATCAGTTCCATGAGAAGCCCATATGTTATCCCATTTGGTCACATCAGCAACCTTCGGTGGATGGTTTTCAATATGCTCGCCATTCAGATTAACGTGTTTGACTCGTCGCATGTCAAACCTCTTCATCCCCGGCGATCCGCCGCTGACCTGGTAACCATAGAGCGATTCCTTGCCGTTCTTGGAACCGTAGATCCAAGGTTCGACTATTCGCTCAGTTGGCTCGTCAGTCGAGGAATTCTCGCTATGATAGCGAAAGCAGACTTGGAGCCTGCTTTCTATTGCGTCGACGATTGCGGGGTGTTGAGGTTCTGCCATTAGGTCCTCCATATCAAGGTTAGCAGCATCACAAAACAAAGCACTTCTATGATGGCCTATCAAGCGCCTTTAACGCAAGATTGTTACGGGTCGTCAAAAGGCCCTACAGGGGATAGTGGCTGAATTCTTACCAAGGCGAGCTAGCAGCTCTTCTGAGGGTCGAGTGTGGTTCTCATAGATATAATCCTGACCAAGTTGGCCATTGCTCTTATAACCAATAGCCAGTTCACTCATCTCTGTTTCTTTGGCTAATTTGAGGAACATGAAATCCTTAGGAGGCACCTCGTAGGCTACGAAATGCCGCTTTGAGTCATACCAATGATTAGAAGATAGACCTCTGAACTCGGTCTGGATATGTTTGAAAGTTCTTCGAAACCACTTCACAAATTCACGAGTTCTGGCTCGATTCTGAAGTTGCCTCTCACGATACTGGTTATCATACCGTTTGTTTGCCGTACCATTAGGATGGCTAATCAGCAAGGTATAATTGCCGTTTGGATTACGCGCATACTTCAGTTTGTAGCTGAGCTCATTCAAACCACTCATAGCTTCACCAACTTGGCTTTGGTCTTATTCGCAATACGGCCAACTAGAGCTGGTGTTGGTTTCACCTCATCAAGCCCAATCACGTAAATGCCAGGTTCATGCCTATCCCCGGATAACTCTGCTTTCTGAGTCTTAAAGGTCCAAGCCAGCTTGATCATCAGGAGTTCATTCTTAGCCATGTTGTAGGCTACGAAATGCTTATCCGTATTGACGACTCGGAAACGAGTACACCAACGGCTCCGAACATCGCGAACCTGTTTCTTACCTAGATACCGAAATTCAGTTGGTATGTGAGGATATTGCTTGCGAATCCAATTACAGAACCTACGTGTCTTATCACGCTGCTCGGTCTGCGCCGCTTTTGCTGAACCCCAGGAGTGGTTATCTTCATGAGAAACCAGAAGGGTTACAGTTCCATCCTCGTTTTCAAGGACCCTCAAGGGGAAATGTAGTTCATTCATGACTATGGCCCGTGCCTGACTTTCGATCTAGGCTACGGGCCATTTGGCGGACGAGGCGGGATTCGAACCCGCGGAACCTTTCGGTTCGTCGGTTTAGCAAACCGGTGGTTTCAGCCTCTCACCCACCCGTCCAATATCAATTACTTATAAGGTGTGGACGGCTGCGTCAATTAAATCAAATGATAGGTGTCACTATCCTGGGCACCTTGGTTCAGTTGTTCCATGAAGTCAACACACTTGTCGATCGTGTCACCCATGATGCTCATAACCTTAAGATCCATATGATGCTGAACGTCCATACCAAGACGCATACCCACCACCAAAACCACAATCAGCCAATACCAGTTCACCTTGCCTTTCGAGGGTTTCTGTGTTCCTTCAGTCACTGTGAAGCCCTGTCAGGAATAGGGGTCATTGTGCTCAGAATATCCACCTTATACTGAACGTCACGAGCAGCCTTGAGATAGCAAATCTGACCGAGAACCACCTGACCTTGCTTATTAGAACCAAGGAACCTCTTCCCCTGGCCAAACCGACCACAATTGAGTCGGGCCGGTTGAATCATGACTTTCGAGAAGCCAAGTGCTTCAAGGCGGGCCTTAAGATCACCATCGGTGACCAAGGGATCACATGCCACAAGAGCAACCAAGGGCAGGAAGAGTAGAAGCTTCTTCATAGCATCTCCTTTACCCCACTGACAATACGCCCAGAAGAGACCATGTCAATCAATTACAAGATAGAGAGCCGTGCCATCATGAGTTTATCCATGAGATCCTTAGTCATGATGACGATCAGGCTGTTATCCTTAATACGCTTCTCAGCCACTTTGTCCTTCTCGGAGAGCTTGATATTCTTGGCCCAGACCGTGCCATCATTCTCAATCTTAGTCACCTTGCCGTAGTAGATACCAGCCGCATTGTACTTGTTGTCAAAGTGGTATAGGATGTAGGAGATGAAATCACCCTTGGTGATGTCTCGACCCAGCTTATCCTTAGGTGTGATAGCAGGTGGATCATCGGGCTTAGCCCACTTCCAAATTGTCCCCTTGGAAGCATCATAACCTTTCAACCAATTCACTGAATAGGCTGAACCGATGTTGACCTTGTTGGATCTACCATCCCATTTCACATGACCATCCAAGATGATCATTTTGAAAGTTTCTGGCTTGATCAGAGATTCTTCAGGTTTCAACAGAGGGCGGGTTTCCCTCTGTGCGTAACGAAAATGGTTGTAGGATCCATAAAGGAGGTTCTGAATACATTCAGAACTGATGTATAGGCGACCAACCGAACCAATTCGCTTTGGTTCAGCTACTGGATCAAAACCAACGAAGATTGGTTCACCCCTGATATAGGCCTTTACCATTTCAGCCATCTCATCGGCCCAATTATTAGGAACGGGTGATTGAGCGCGCCATTGGTATCGCGATAGAGGAATTGACTTGGTCATGATCAAACTGCCTTCAGCTTAGCCAGGGTCAAGCGCTTCATCAGAGCATCATTGACGATTACGACATCATCCATTGAAAGGGCTTTAAGTTCCTCGCCGCCTCTCTGACCATCTCTGAGTTTCATTGTCTTGACGAAGACGCTACCCTTGCGGGTAAATCGAGTCACCGTACCGAACTTCATCGAAGTTCTACCATACTGACGATGAACGAAACAAACATGCTGGCCTACCTCGAGTTCCTGACCCAGATGGTCATATGCGATGATTGGATCTTCCTTCTCCCTGACTGTCTGCTCCCAATACCACTGTGTACCACCTGACCAATCAGGAAGATATGTGAGTTCATTGGCCCGAGGTTTGACCTTATTCTTTCGGCCATCCCAGACTATCTCAATGTTATCAATACCAGCATAGATGTAGGTATCACAGGTGCTGTTCGGATCCCAATAGGATCTGCGCCGCTGACTCTCTTCCCACCGAATGTTACAGGATTTGATCCTACCTACTGAATTCGACCGGCGATCATCATGGAAGGTCACATAAACTGGTTCACCCCTAGAGAGCTTACCTTCGATGTCATCTTTGAGTGCTTTGTAATGAGATGCGGTTGAATCACTCTTCAAGAATGAGTAGAAGCTCAGCGATTCACGCCGCCCTTTGTAATCACCCAGATCGATGAGATTATCAGTTGTATCAGTCATATGCCTTACCAGTTTGTTCGATCTGGCTCAGCTGATATGACTGGAGCGTCCTCTTTGTATGAGAACGCTCCCCTTGCTGTCTATATTCTAGGATTCAGTTGCTTGGTGAACGGCCTGAATGAGTTCAATTTGGCTCGACAGTATGTGTTTGATATTCTCGTAGGCTAAATAGGTTATGAAAAGAATATGCGATTATGGCTGTGGCCAGCAAGCCGTCAGAGTTTCAGGTAATGGTAAGGCCTGTTGCTCAAGTCACCACAGTAAATGCCCGGCCATGAAAAAGAGTCAAGAGAGATCAGCCGAATTCTATAGAGACAGAGCCCAAAAATCAGTGGCTGCCAAGAGAATATCTGTAAACGATCAAGGCCAAGACGTCTATGAAGTAGCTCGTCTGAAAGCCATACAGACTAGAAAGGATACAAAGATTAAGGATCCTGATCGCTATCATAGGGCCGCCGTTTCTATGGTGAAAACAAAGAAAGAAACTATCATCAACGGCAAATCCATCGAAGAGACAGCCTTGGATAAATGGAGAGAAACTAGATCTATCATAGGTGATGACGGCTTAAACAGTTTTGAAAGAGCAAAACTTCGGATGTCAGATCATCTGGCTCAACTATCAGATGACCAAATCCAAACCAACGCTCAAGTTTACGGTCGAAGAGCAAAAGATTCTTACATCAAACGGTGCGTTGAACTCGGTGTGATACCTTATACCGAATCAAGAGCAAAAGCAGTTCAAACCCGCATCAATGATATAGATGAGAATGGCTTGAATAGTTTTGATCGCGCCTTCCTAAAAGGCTGGGGTAAAGGTATTGAATGTAAGAGATATCAGGACACTCATCTTTACTACCAAGGATCATTTGAACTCGCCTTCATTGAGAAGAAGGAATTTGAACTTGGTTCAATTGCTTCAATCAAACGAGGACCAGCCATTAGTTACAACTTCAATGGACCGAGAACATACTTGGCCGACTTCCAAATCGGTAACGTCCTGTACGAAGTGAAAAGCCAGTGGACCTGGTGGCACACTGGTAAAAATATTGAGTTACTTCAGCAGAACATGATCAAGCTCAACGCAGCCGTTTCAGCCGGTTATAAAGTGATTCTTGTTCTTGATGGTGAAGAAATAGATTGGCCTACTGATCGTTGGTCAGATCAGATTCAGTCGGCCATGTAAACTTAATCAAATCTATTTGCGCGTGAAGCACAAACTTCAGAAGCTCGTAAGCATGGACCTGATGGGGGAAGAGCCGCCGAGCCTTCTTGAGCATCGGAAGGAAGAGATCGAAGACCTCCTGGATATACTCCTTCTGCTTCTCCAGCTTAAACACACCGACCATGGATTGGAGGTTGTGCATCCTATCACAACCCTTAGCAATAGAGGCAATAGGATCCTGACTCATCGCATCAAAGAGGGCTTTCTCATCCCGCTTAACACCACGGAATTCTTTGGTCATATTCCAAACCGCTGAGCAAACCCGTTGGGCAAAGGCCAAGTCTTCGAAAAAGAGATCCGAGATCTCACCATCCGAGACGCCATAATCCTCACGCACATCGTGAAGCAGGATAGTAGCAATGACCTCCTCCCTATACATCAGATCGGGGAGAGTGAGCGCAAAGAGCGCGATCTCTACCTGGTGTTGGAACTCAGGAGTCTTACCATCCTTGCGAGTTCCTGTGTGGTAACGGATAGCAAATTCGAGAGCCGCGAGCGCATGATGATAACGCGCACCGATGAGCTGCTGGCGGAGGGTTAGCAGCTTCTTCTCGAACTTGGTCATCAACTTCTCCTTTGTTTCACCTATATACGAACATAGGTAGAGGAGACTGTCAACCAATTAGAGGTAGCTAATCACAAAGAAGTAACCCTGACCTTCGACCATGCGAGCGGTGACATTCTTGGATCCTGGGCAGACCCTGTAGATATCCTCGTAATACTCCTGCCGTGTCTTACCCATCATAGGTGGTGGAACCATCATTTGGATCTGACCCTGGCGGAGGAAGTGAATCCTATTAGGTGCTGGAGATAGGCTACAAAGACCCTCATAGATCTGCCCCATTGTGATACCCGTGAGGAATTGCTGATCCAAGTGCTCCTCTAGGATGTTTGTCTCGACTGTGATACGGCTACGGGGCACTACGGGCATATTAGCCCGTAATAGCTGGAGACGGTTTTGTGCTACCTTGCGAACGGTCTCTTCGGTGCCAGGATGAGCAATCAGCTCTTCTAGCTTCTCAATCTTGCTTCGGTTATCCTCGAAGAGTAATTCACGAGCGCGCACGACAGACCTCTAGGCAATTAACTACCCATATTTAGTCAGTCATCATCTTGATTGATCTTGTTGTAATGCTCATCAATCTCACCATTTTCTTCAGCCTGCTCAAGGCCACCACCTATGATATCGAGATTGCTGTTGCTCATGCCATGGATCTTGTGGAACTCGATGATCTTATCCAGATTGGTGATCTCCTCGAGATCCACGTTGGACCAGAACTTCACATCTGTCTGGCTATGCTTGCCCGCGAAGTCACTGAAGTAGGCAGTAGTGCCCTCGAGAGCGGCCTTAATCTTGGCCCACTTAGCGCGATCGTAGATTCCCTCATCGTAAATGTCAGAGACCCGACCATACTGGAAGCCTACCTTGACCAAAACACTATTGGCGAACTTGAAACTCTGATGAACTTCCAGCAGCTCTTCCCATAGAACGAAACCGCTGTCACCAAAATGAACGCCAGCTTGGGTATATTTGATATCAGTCACCAACCGCTTCCTTCATATCATTGAGGTCAATAACACTGACCTTGAGGTTACCATTATACGCGAGCTTAAACATCATTGCGGCTCCCTTATTGGGGAAAGATACCGCAGCCGATTTGTGATCAATAGCGTGCTTGAATTTACCCTTCACGCTGATCAGGGCCCGCTTGATCTCTTCCTTATCATCATCGGTAAGTGCGGTGCGATCACCCCAATAGCTCACCTTATCCAGGGCGTTCTGATCAGTAACTGTGAAAACTGCGACACCCGATTGGGTTTCAAGCATCTTAGCCTTCTCGAGTGCCTTATATACGGTGCGCACCGAGGAGCCATATTTCATCGTGAGTTCTCGAAGCTGCCAGGACCGATCGAACCATTCCTGGAAGTCTGCTACCACACCGACTTCCGCGCGATCGAGTTTGTTGAACTCCACCAGATCATATTCACGAAGTTGCTCAGCAGACATCGAGATAGCACCACCCCATTCCGGTAGGGCTTCATCAGCGCCTGGTAAACCCTCGTAATAGCCAGTCATAATAAGGATGCTAGTCTTGGCCTTACCGATATTGTCCCACTTCTTACCCTTCATGAATGTTTCAACATGTTCCGCTGATCTCGGTTCATCATAGTTACTAGACTTATAATATTGACCAGTTGATCGATGGCGCAGCACGAATGATTTCACCACCGGAATGCTCTCAACTTCGATGACATCCTTGATCATGCTGTATTCAAGGCCAACCTCATTGGTCTCACCATCAAGCAAACAAGGCGCCACATTGGTATAATGCTCACCATCCCAACCATACGGATGCCAATAACTTATGAACTTCCCTATGACTGTGAAGATGTCTCCAGCCTTTAGGCCGGCATACACTGTAGGTAGATATTTCCCATGAGCTTTCTCGGCAGCATCACGATTAGCTTCAAAACCTTGGTGCCAGGTCTTATAGGCGGCATCCCAAGCGGTGCGCTGGGCCGCTGTGTTCCCTTGGTAATTGTTAGGACGAGGGTTAGCTTTGTCCCAAGCATCAATAGCAGCATGATAGGCTGGATTAGGGGCACCATAGATGATATCAGTATCTTTGGTCACCTTCCAACGTGACTTTGGAACCATCTGTTGGCGCAGATTAACCTTGGGTTGCTTCTTGCGAACCTCTGGCTTCTCCGCAAGTTCAACATCCTTGGCTAGTGCCCATTTGGAATTATTGGACCAGCCGACAAGCAGATCATCAGCAGTGATACGGGCCTCGGCAATCGCCTGATAGTGAGCGTGGATCCGATTCTGTTCTCTGTAACCCGCATGACAGGCTTTATCATATTCCTGTTTGGCTTCCGGCGTTAGTTCTTCCCGATCATATGTGGCTGAGCCGGGGCTTCGGCCTGGATAGCTCACAATGTGCTTAGGAAGCCGCTGATATAGATCATGGTTGGCTTGAGGAATAGCCTCGAGAAGGCGTTCTTGCTCGGCAGTCTCCTCGGGTGTGAGGAAGATGCTATGCTGTGGAATCTGGACGCTGCTGATTTCTACAATCACATCGCGCGAGGTCTTACTATTGGAGTTGATATGATCATAGCACCAAGGAATCTGTAGCTCAGTGCCCTTAGGAACCTTCATGAAAAGGCCCTTCTGAAAAGGACTGTCAGTGAGTTTCATAAGAGCTCCTTTAGTGTCTGGACCGGCTTAACACCAGTAGCCAATGTTTCAAGTGAAAAAAGACCCCGGAGGTTGCCCTCCGGGGTCTAGTGAGCCGGAGTAAACTCGACGGCATCGGAAACTCTGTGACCCGACAACTTAATGCCCACGTCACCCCTCCAAATCTAGGTGGCTATTGTTGCGCGCTATTGTTGGGCTGAACTGCTAGACCGTCGCCTAACTTCTATGCCCTATCGTTGCGCGCTATCGTCGCCGTATCATTGGTCTAGGATAGAAAGGTGAAAGCGTCAAGCACTTTTTCACACCTCTGATCAATCTTTTGGATTGAAGTCGACTATGATTAGGTTATCCGTCTGGGTTACGACTGGTGAGGTTATTGATTCCTCTATGGATTCAACCAAGCTATCCAGATAGCTAAACAGGTCTTCCGCCTGGGTCTTCACTGGATTATTGGGGCAATTACAGACAAAATAATCCATAGCCAGGGCTATGAGGTTGATCTGATCAAGCGTCAGGTCGTCTATCTGATACATCATATCACGCTATCTTGGGTCAAGTTACCTTCACTCCAAGATAGCGGATATAGGGTCAGACTTTCAATTTAACCTTGCCAACCAGGTGGCGGAGTACAACCAACACCACTGAATGCCTGCGGTAAAGCGGTCGCATGAATTTCACGCTTTACCACCTCAATCCCTCGCTTCTCTAGATTGCGGCGGCTATCATAGTAGAGGAGCATGGTGGCGACTACCTTATCACGTTTGAATTCTGACTCACGTGTCTTGAAATCTGCCTTTTCACCAAAACCGGCACCCATCTCAAAGGCATTCTCAATGGGTGGGGCGTTGCTCACTACGTTGCCCTGAGCATTCAGCGAGGCTGAAGATTGGGTAGTAGCATTCATAGACGTGCCACGCATCATCGATTTGGTATCGGATGTGCTTAGAGGCACACTATCAAGTTGGTTAATTGACGACCCACACCAGAAAGGATCTGGATAACGTGGAACCCACGGAGACCAAGGCTTCCATGGATTAGATGGCGGATAGGTCACTGGCGGATAATAATGATGAATATGCTCAACAGGCTTAGGCTTCTCAACCTCACTGTAGACCATTACACCAATGACACCACTCTGAACCTGAGTAGCATCGTCAGCCATCTGTACAGCGTAGCTCTTCTCCTTGTCTTCAAAGGTGAACTTTGCGACATTGCTGTCATCAAGGGTCCAACCAGGAATCCTTATTGATCCCCAAGGCCCTACGATGTAACCTTTGCTGTCAGGAGTAGCTGGCTGACCGTCTAAGACGCTCTTACCATCTACGCTAGGAACGACGAGCACCCGTTTACTCGTCTTATTCTTGAATTCCACCTCGAACTCGGAACCTTTGCGGCCCTCTACGAAGATGTTGCCTTCGTGTTCATATTCGGTGATTGGGCGATTTTTGACGAGCAGATTGAGCTCGTACGAGTGGTTACTCGTTTTCATTCTATTTCTCCACTGCCTACCGACTTGTAGGGCTTATCACAAAGGCCATCCCTTGTGACACTTCTACTTAGCAGATATGGATCATAGAAATCAAGATTCTAATTGGATAGCACAAAATGGATTATAAGAATGTAGGTCAGACCATGTAGAAGTTGATCAAAACCAAGAGCTGACCAGAACCATTTATTCTCGGGTGTCAGCTTGAACTTCTTACAAAGTTTGCTCTTCCAGTAGTCAATATGGTAATGAAAGGAGAAGTCAATCGTGCTTGCTAGGAGGGCTATATCCATTTGAAAACCAGCTAGAAGCAACACAACAAAGGTACCAAAGGCATGAAGGTAGCTATGCTCAAGACCGCCCTCTTTGAGGTAGATCCCTTTCTCCTCAACCATCTTCTGAGTCTGGAGTGGAAAATCGAAAATGAAGTGCTTGACCAGAAGGCCAGCCATCAACCATAATGCTATCATAGACCCAACTTAACTTGTGGGCCACCTAGTTGTCATTATTTGGATTGCTGAAGAACCTTGGTAACCTTATCCATGAGGCGACGAACCCTCGTATCGGGTAGATCCATCGCATCACGAATACTGATCCACTTCACACCATGAACTTCCTCTTCCTGATGAGTCAGTTCCTCATCAGGAAGAGGAACACCCAAATAGAGGAAGTCATGGTGCCAATGATCACCCTCACCCTTATCTGGACGGGCTGGAATCTCATGAGTATCAACGTCTAGGGGTAGATAGCCCATATGATCAAAATAGGCGACCTTATCAGCCGGGTAGCCAGTCTCTTCAGTTAGCTCTCGAAGAGCACTCTTACGAGGTGTCACATTACCTTCATAATGACCACCAGGGCAAAGCCACTTATCGAACCCCTTATGGTGGATCATTAGAACCTTAGTCAGGCTAGGATCCAACAAGAGGAAGCTAGAGGTCACATGGCCATCCATATTCTTGCGATCCTGAAGATCCTGCTCTTCAGCAATTTGCCGCTGAAGACGATCGAAGATTTCAGGATCCAGGCCAGTATAGGTGAGGTAATTGCCCAGGTGCCAATCTACAAGGGTGGTGATATTCATGAGGTTAGGCGACTTCGGCGATCGTCTTCAGTGGATGACGATAAGAACGAGCCACGGTATTGACCTCGTAGACTTTCTGCTCAGCCACTTCCTTGCTGTAGATGCCCGCAATACCACGGCCTGCCTGATGAACTTCCATACAGAGTGCCTGTGCCTGTGCTGCGGTCTTATTGAAGATCTCTTCCAAAACCTGCATGACGAAATCCATTGGCGTGTAATCGTCATTCAGTAGGATCACCTTGTAAAGGCTCGGCACCTTCAGCTTGGTCAGGGTATCAGTTGAAAGGTCAGTAGACATGTGAACTCCTCGTTGGCTTCCTACTTAGCGGTGTTGGTAGGTGGAATCAATATCCGTTAGATCAGTAGTTTGAGATTCTCGGGGAGGAAGAGACGCGCGAGGGCGTCACACATTGGCTCGGCTGGGGGATATCCCAATGTTTGGAGCTCAGTATCAACAAAGTCATAATTCTCTTGACTCTGAAGATAGAATGGAATGTCTCCTTCCTCCAAATAGTCACTGAAGTCACCATGCGCCGTGTCAGGGTTACGGTCATACATTGCCTTGTGGCGGCGGCCATGACAGTTGTCACAGAAAGGAGCACATTGCTTTAGCTCGTTCACAACCTCCTGACTGGCCAGATTGGAACCATTAAACAGATCACAAGACTCCAGCAGCTTGGAAGGATCTTTATCTGCTTTCGCGAGACTCTTATTTTCCCAGACCAGAATGTGGTGTAGATCACCATCAATTCCTCGAATCCGCATACCTAGGTCAGTGTGACCAACCAAGCGATTACCACAGGATGATCGAATACAGGTAAGTGGTGAGTCAAAACTTCCGTGATAAATCAGGCTGAGAACCTTGAAGTTCTCAGTCTTAATAGTGTCTCTGCGATCATTGCGAGTGTCATAATGCTTGCGCTGAAGATCAGGACCATAGAATGGAATGTATCTACCATCCCTCTTTGTTGGTCTAAAACGGAACTTATTGAGCTGATACACCCCGCCTGATTTGGCTTCGCGAAAGATCTGCCACGCCTTTACGTGATCTGATCCGTAGAGCTGGCGTTGCGACGCCACCCACTCCTTAATGTCAGCTGGATTGCTATTACGGACCTCTGCGGGGAAATCACTCCGCTTGATCCAATACTTGGATCCATCACTTCCAATGGCAAATTCACATCCAACTGCCACTAAATGGCTGGGATCTTGCCCCTTTGTCATAAACACCTCTGCCACCTTATCGGTGATCTGTTATCGTTGTTGATGTGATGTTTATGAACTCTGGTGACCCAGAACGTCAAAATAGAAATCATGAAAAAGGCGGGCACAAAGGCCCGCCAGAGGTTCTACAATATCGCTCCAGCTTCTAGCGCCGGATCTGGTTTCAAGCGATCCAGTTACACAACCTCTTTGTGATTGCGCTTCATCGAAACCGCAGCACCGATGAAGGGGAACCAGAACCCTCCGCTTATCACTAGACCAATTCTAGTATAATAGGCGGAGGGTGTCACTAATCAGGCTTAGGCGGCTGCCGAAGTCTCGTAGGTGAAAACTACCTGATCAACCGAATCCAGGTCGTATGGAAGAGCATCGGTACCACCAGTGAACGCAATAGTCTGGGTTCCGGCGGTATAGACGTAATAGTCTTCCTCAATCAGGATGCCATTGATGTAAGCGATAATGGAATCAGCAACCGTATTAGCATCTAGGGTAAAGGTCGCATCACCTGCGAACTCCTTACGGGCTGGAGTCAACTTAGCAGCATTCACCGCTGTCGTCACACCACCAACCGTTGCTACCTCTAGAGTAGCATCCGAAGAATCACTACCATAATAGACCTTACCCGTGCCACCACCGTTTAGGAGCAGGTTACCCGAACCAGTGCCACCAAGTAGCTGGAGGTCTTCACCATCATCAGCCTGGATAATGCCACCACCCTCGCTACCGATGACCACATCACCAGTGCCCTGGGCTGCTAGAATAAGGTCAACATTCGCCGTCGATCCAGTAGCAGCAATGGTTACCGCGCCTGCCGCGCTGCTAAAAGCAAAAGCTTCATCGGAAGCTGGACCAGCGGTAAAAGTAGCTAGAGTCGTAGCAGCGGAAGCATCTGAATTCTGAACCGCAACAGTAACACCAGTATCGTCGGTAGCCGTTACACTATTGAAACCATTCGCAGACTCAATATTATCATTATCAGACCAAGCTGGTGCGGTTCCAGAGCTCTTGAGGACTTTACCAGAAGCCCCTACAGTAAGAGCAGCACCGGTTCCGCCCGTACCACCGATCAGTAGATCGCCCGCTGCCGAGAGCTTGAGCTGTTTTGCTTTTAGTTGTGACATGAGGTTCCTCCAAATCGGGAAATCGTTTCAATCTATTTAGCGCGATTAGGAGTTAACCACTCATAGAAAGAGCGGGGTTTGATCCCCGCTCTTTCGTTTGGCTTAGAAGCCTAGCTTGGCGCGGATAGCTGCTACCTTATCAGCAATGAAAGCTGGCTGAGGAAGGAAGTTCCAACCAACAATCAGACCAACTGCGGCACCGAATACGAAATCGAACATGGTATCACCTCGATAATTTGAATAAGTTGTTGAACTGTAGGATCGCCTGACATATCGCATGGGGTAAAGTCTGACCATTTGCTCCAAAGTTTACTCCAGAAAGTTGTGGATGACTTACACTAACCATCCACGTTCCATCCGGATTAGCCGTAATAGCAAAGGTACAACCTACAGCTTTGTATTTACTGATCAATTGATGAGCCGTAACCGTATTAGTGGAATACGGAGGAAGAGGAACCATCTTCCGATTATCCAGATCCCTTAACTGATATTCACCAGTATCTGAATCAAAAATCACCACAACACCAAGGATCTTGCGAGCGATGTCAGCATCCAGATCAGGACCTGGTAACATTAGAACGCAGGCTGACGATTCTTTTTCTTCTGGCGACGAATGGCTTCCTGCCGCTTCTTACGGCGAATCTGACCTTTAGTTTCTGCGTATTCCTTACGACGCAGATCTCGGATCAGACCTTCCTGAACGGTGCGACGCTTGAGCGTCTTCATAGCACTATCCAGGTTCCTTAATGCCTGCTCTGGATTGTGAGCTGGCTTGACTTCGATGGCTAATCCACGCTTGCGAATGTCACGACCGTTGTCATTGTAATGCTTTCCCACAGGGGATCTCCTTGTTAGTATCCTGACCACTCTACATGAATGGTCACCAGTTCTTCAATATGTTTGAATTGACAGAACTACCAATAGTTAGCCTTTGGAGAAAGGAGACTCTGATCGAACGAATTGAATCAGAAGTTCATGAGTTCTGGAGGTTCTCGTGAAGATCAAATCTTCACGATTCTGTGCGAAATCTGCTAGTAGGTTCTCTGCGAAATCTTTGCGAAAGTTAGGGTGGATCTCCTCCACGAAATCTCTTCGATTTTGACGACCAAGCGATTGAATGAATGATTTGAGCGAAGCGACTGAGCGAAGCGACTGAGCGAAGTTGATGAACTTGCTGTAGGTAGGAGCCATAGACATTTCTCCCCCAGACCCAACTCAAATGAATTAGGTCTAGGGGAGATTGGCCTTGCTGTTAGAGGTTGTCGCGCAAAGACTTGGAACTACCACTGATCTTACGATCAGCACCGGGGTCATCCTGTCGGTGTAAAAGATAGAATCTCGAATATGACGGTACCGAACCAATCACATTCCAAGTTGCGGCTGGCCGGCTGGCGAGGTATCGACAGACACGCTTCCTCGCCCTCCTACTAAGAGCCAGAGCCAAGGGGAAAGCCACTTTACACCCCTGGTTGCCTCTCGGAACACCTTGCCGCCCTACTTCCTGCGGCCTCTGTTTATACTGGTGTGTCGCCCCTAAGGGTCTCCGTAATGGAGATGCCAGTTTGCGCCTAGCCGCTACCATTCCGTCTTCTTCCGGACAAGGTTTAGGTAATGCTAGGATGTTGATCGCCTATTTAAGGCAGTGACCTTCTGAATAACGTACCTGGTTATTGGAAGTCAATTATACCTTAGGTATGATATCACTCCAGCGATCACATACCTCGTGCCAATTCTTCAAATTTTTAAGATTACAAGTCACCTTGCCGCGGCTGATACTCAATAGGCTACGGATGGAGAAAAGAGCGATATCATCCTCAATCGTAAGGAGCCAGCCAAAGAACCGGTCGATTCGCTCATCAGTGATGATCGTTGCCTTCCCATACCGCTGATATTGCGAAACAATATCCTGGATACAATCCTGTGCTAACTGAAAGCGCTGATTAAAGTCGAGATCCTCAGGAACACTCACACCACTAAGCAGAAGATCAGCAGGTGACTCATCACTCTCAAAGTCTTCAGCCAAGACCTCGAGCCGTTCCTCAAACGTAGAACCATCTAGGAATTGCTTAGGCCATGCGAAATGGGTGATATCCTGGTAGGTATCTGCTTCATAGGGTTCGCCCTGGAAGATCTTATCCTCAAGAGGCCGAAGGCGAACGGCTGTTTTATCATTGGCCAAGACATCAATACCCTTGACTCGACGGATCAATTGCCAAGCGTAGACTTGTAGATCCTTTGGCTGACCACCAAGCCAAAGGGCGAAGTTGTTGACCTCGTCCATGATCTGCTCACCCTGGCCATAAGGATCCAACCGCGATAGTTCAGCGGCGATTACATTGATAAGAGAAACTTGCTGATCTGGCTCTAGATTGTCGTCCGGGAAATCACCCTTAAGGATGGATTCCACGATCGGAGTGAGGTCCAGCTGTAGAAGCAGTTTCAAGTCAATCTCCTATGTTTCAATCAAGCTAACATAGGAAGCCAGTAAGTCAACCAGCCAGGCCTTCCTCGAAACCCACCTCCCAATGAAAATACTCCTCAGACTCCCTGTGGTAAGGATTGCGCGGTGCTCCACCACAGCCTAGGCGCAGAGCAACACCAGCGAGCCAACCCTTATGACGAGCTTCTTTGAGCTTCTGTGATAGCGAGGCATCAGCCGTTAGTGGTGAACTCGAGGCCATGTAGTGTTCCAACATAGGGCCGGCGAGTGTCGGTCCGGGTAAGATTGAATACAATGCTGGTTCCCTGGAGGGCGACTCGAATCATCTTGTCACTCCTCTTGAGGATATCAGCCTTCTGGCTCTTTTGGGTTTCGCTACAGCTGACTAAGCAGGTCGCCAAAGAGCTCATTGGTTTCTCTGACATCGTTATCACCATCCCCTTCAAATACGAAACGCAAGGTTTCTCCAAGAAGTGATCCTTCTGACATAACGACCCCGTCCTGTCTATCAAAGATACCCTGAACCAGGTAGGTGATAATCTTGAAGTCCTTCTGGGTCTTGCCACACGAAAAATCAACTCCTTGTGCGGCAAGCATAGTTCGCATCTGGCGATATACTGCTTTAGATGAAAGCCCCTTGGATGCCTTTGGATGTGACGCCAAATTGATGATTTGAGCCGACTCAGAATCATCATTCACTGGCAAATTGGATGAAGATCCGTCAGTATCTTGCTGACTGAATAAACGCACGACACCCATCGAGCCCTCGCTCCTATATGATATTTTCTAGGTAAAGGCGGTTGCTGGTGCGACCCTGCTACGACCTTACAACCCGTCACCCCCTCAACTGTGTCGTGCTGTTTGATCAAGCTATGCTAAGTGCTTATTCCACACAAGCCTAAAAGTTACAAGAAATAGTTACTGCGGCGCAACATAATCTCCAGAACCAAACCTACAAACTCCATAAAGTCATAGAATTCAAGAGCCTAGGAAGCCGGATGCTTTATGACGGTTTGTTTAGGAATCTTAACAGGGTAGTTGGATGAATCAGATTGTCATCCTGGACCACAGTAATACTGGTGACCAGATCAAGGCAGCCTTGTGATCACGATTCCGTATTGTAGATTAGAATTTACTTCTTGGGTAGAGGCACCAAGATTGTAAAAAGTTGCCGTTCGCTGCGACGTACCGGCGCTTCCAGTTTGTAATCAACCAGAGCGTCGAGGAAGGTATTCATCACCTGAGCACCAACATCCATGTGTGTGATCTCACGACCTTTGAATTTCAGGATGACTTCGACCTTGTTGCCATCCTCGAGGAAGCCTTGGGCGCGTTTTGCCTTGATCGCGATATCATTACTGTCTGTGGTCGGGCGTAGCTGGATCTCTTTGAGTTCTACTCGAGATTCGCGATTCTTCTTCGCGTTCTCGCGATCCTTACGACTCTGGTCGTATTTGAACTTACCATAATCGAGGATCTTACAGATCGGCACGCCATTGTTGATGTTAATGGCTACTAGATCCAAGCCCGCATCATGTGCGCGGCGACGAGCTTCCAAAGTAGAGATGATGCCAACTTGCTCGCCATTGTCAGCGATGAGTCGGACCTCCTTGGCTCGGATTTGGTCGTTCACCGCATAATTAGAATTCACAGACAGTAGTTCCTTTCTTTTAGGTAGATGGAAGATTAACACGGGTCTCTTTGGTGTCAATCATTCATTAGCAGCCTTTTCATAAACCACTAGTGGTTCAGCCGAGCCATCGATTACATCCTGGCTTACTCGAACCGCGTGAGCCCCTTGAGCCTTGAGATCAGGAAGATCAAATTGGACCTTGATCAATCGCTTCTCAATCACGCTCCTAAGACCTCTCGCCCCGGTCTTCCGTGTGATAGCATTCTTGGCAATAGCTTTGAGGGCCTCATCGTCAAATTCCAAATCAACACCGGCTAGTTGGAATTGCTTCTGGAATTGCTTCACAAGAGCATTCTTTGGCTCAGTCAGTACTTTTACCATTTGCTCCTGATCCAGCTCTTCCAGATTGGTAATGACTGGTAAGCGACCAACTAGTTCAGGAATGAGACCAAATTTGGTCAGGTCTTCAGGTTCAACCATCTTGAGCAATGCTTCACTGGCTGCTTTCTTTGAATCTTCGGCCATCTGAATAGAAGCACCGAAGCCAATGCCACTCTTACCCTTGTTAAGACGCTTTGCCACGATATCATCCAGACCTACAAAAGCACCACCGACGATAAAGAGGATATTCTTGGTATTCACAACGGCCATTTCGGCGTTTGGATGTTTGCGGTTACCCGTGACTGGAACTCGAACTTCACTGCCCTCAATGATCTTCAGTAGGGCTTGTTGAACGCCTTCGCCCGAGACATCACGGCTAATACTAGCTGAGTCACCACGCTTTGCTTTCTTATCCACCTCATCCAAGTAGATGATGCCGCGTTCAGCCTTCGAAATGTCATTATCGCAGACTTGTAAAAGGCGTGAAATAATGGTCTCGACATCATCACCCACATAACCAGCCTCAGTAAGGCTGGTCGCATCAGCAATGGTGAAAGGCACATCAAGAAGCTTGGCAATCGACCTAGCCATGAGGGTCTTACCCGAGCCAGTTGGGCCCAGTAAAAGAATGTTGGACTTCTCGAGCTCCACATCATCAACTACTGGATTGGCCAAGCGCTTGTAATGGTTGTGAACTGCCACACCCATGACCATCTTGGCTTCATCCTGGCCGATCACGTATTGATCAAGGAACTCTTTAATTTGGCGAGGGGATGGAATACCATCTTTGAAACCCAAAGAAGCAACACCGTTATCATCTTCTTTGAGTATATCAGCGCAAAGCTGTACGCAATCATTACAGATGAAAACATCTGGACCAGCAATCAGCTTCTGAACGTCTTCCTGCCTTTTGCTACAGAAAGAGCAGCTCAGATTCTTTTTGGTTTCACTCATTATGCGACCTCGGTCTTTGCTTACTGATATTTAGTGGTAGGCATACTCGCCACCACCAGACATCGTATAGCATTCAATCACCTTTCGCATTAAAGACCTGGCTTTGAAGGTGGCCGCATAGCATCCACAATGCTCACAATCTCATTCACAACCTGTGGATTCTTTTCAAGCATCTCGATGATCTTTTCCTTATCAGATCGTGTATCTTCAGAAGGTGGAACCCAATTGTTGATTACAGTCTGCTGTTGGATCAGCTGATCCTCCCACTGCTTCAGAAGTTCACGCTCTTCGGTAATTCTGGCTTCCATATCCAAGAGCTGTTGGTGAGCAGACTTGAGGGTTTCTTGATCTTGCGCCATTAAGGCTTCGCGCTTATCCAGATCAGCCGCTTGCTGAATGAAAGTTTGCTCCAACTGCTCACGAGCCTCGTTGAATTCCTGACGTGATTGCTCAAAAGCCGCCTGATCATTCGATGGGTCAGATGTCAGCTCTTCCTCACTTGGTTGGGTTACTTCCACATTGGTCGGTTCATCGGCCAGAGTCTCTGGTATGATTGCCTCTCGGCCGCCAAGACCTTCTTTGGCCATGCGAGCTTCACGCCAATCACCTAGTGAGATGCTTCCAGCAATGAATAGACTCAGAGCCAATGGGTCAAAGGCCACCATGATGATACAAATAACGATCCGAACCGCGTATTCTGGATCTTTCAACCCGAACAATTCGGCCACATATTTGACCGGCCCCAATTTGGCTTCAACTTCAGCACCTTGTGTCTTAAGTGGCACCAACTTGGCATTCAAAGCGTTGATAGCACCAAAGTTTGTATTGATGCGCTCCTGAATACTGGCCGCTTCCTTCTTCTGTGAAGATGCCGCCCAAAGAGCTGATCTACCCGACCGTTCCAAACTCTTATCGGTGATACGGTTGATCTGATCCAAACGTGTTTGAAGTTGCTGATTCTCAGTCTGCTTCTGCTGGATCTGAACTTCAAGTTGGTTAGCTTGGATCTCCAGCCCGGCTATTGGAGCGGCCTGTTCCAAATGACCTTTGCTCAGGTAACCGTAAATGCCCAGAGATGTGATAATCATAAGAGCTGCGATGAAGATACAGAAGAGACCTCTGAAATACCATGGAGCTCTTGGGTTGTGCCAATTTGCGTGAACCCATTTGGTGGCGACAATCTTGCCCACCTCCAGAGTGCCAGCCATGATGACGACACCCCAGAAGGTAGCCGCAAAGAGCGTACCCATACCAACTAGAGAAAAGTAAGCCGCAACGCTGCTGATAGCCATTGCGATGAGAAAGATGAATAGAATGAATGCCATATAGTGCCTCTAGGGATATCTGATGTGATAAAGACCGCCGAAGCGGACTGTCTACTTATCAGATCAAACAACCCAATTTAGCGCTTACCAGCATCCAGATCAGTCAGACCATTGTAGCGGTCGATGAACTTGTAGGAGATGTTCTTAGCACCAAAGACCTCGAGGGCTTTGAATGCCATTTCGGGGTCAAGATCACTACAGGTATAGATATCAAACTCGATGAAGGGCTGATCACATTCATCCCAGGTGTGGAGGACCATATGAGATGTTGTGATGAGGACCATTGCGGTCATGCCGCGATTACCCTGTTGCTCACAATATTCCGCAGAAGCCGCTTTGAGGACTTCCATACCCATATTGTGTACAATCTCTGTGAGCCATTGCTCAACAAATCGCTCGTCTTCCTTCAGCGGAGGACGATCAACTTCTGCGTGAACGATAAGGTGCTTGTGAAGCTTAGCCATTCTATACCCCTAATCAAAAGATCGCGCCGTGCGATAAGCGTAACCAAAAGGGAGATTAGGAGAACCGCTTCGCCCTTTGACTTGATGCCCCTAGAAAAACCTAGGTTTAGCGGTGATATTTATCGATCCGCGTATTCGATTCCAACCATTATTAGCAATAAGGTCGTTGGAATTGACCGGCTTAAAACCTGCCGAACGATCCAAGGACCAGGTAATGTGAAATGTCTTGCCATCAGGTCGATCAGTGGAACCATCGACTGAAACAATAAGAGCCTCAATACCCTTGGAATCACAAGCATAACCAACGACCTGTAGGTTAGAAGCCTCAGGCAGTGGGTCGGTAGACATGACTCCAAAAGCGTATGTGATGTGATGACCAATGAATTCAGGGAACTTTGGAGGGAAGATTCCAGCCAGGTGATTCCTTGATTCCTCGGAGAGTTCAAAGGCCTGATAACCGCGCCGGGGCTTTTCACCTGCCTCTATGATCTCGTATGCCTTCAATGCTTCCTCCACATCCTGATATCCACCAATAGGCTCATCAGGGCCAAAACGCAAGAAAGATAAATGAGATGGTGCCTGAGCCAGAAATTGACGTTCAGGTCAATGAAGCCTTACATTACACCAAAGAATAAGGGTCGTTCATGTCAGATAAGATTAAGAAACTCTCCGATTACTCTCACGGACGCTTAAGAACCGAGATGTATCTGGGTAGTCGTGCTCCACATACCCAGACCATTCTAGAATTTGTAGATGGTAAACCAACACCCGTCGAGACTACTTGGGTTCCTGCTCTCTATACGGCTTTTCGAGAGATCCTCGATAATGCCCTAGATGAACTGGTGGGCCATGGCCATGGCAGCAAGATCAGAGTTACCTATGATCCAACGACTCGAGAAATGAGTGTAGAGGATGATGGTAGGGGTATTCCAATCGCTTGGGATGAAACTCATAAATGTCACCTTGCTACCCTGGTTATGACCGAAGCACGAGCTGGCCGCAACTTCGAGGAGCGCGGGGAGGTTGCTGGTACGAATGGTATTGGTGCTAGTGTTGTGAACTTCTGCTCTGAGTATTTCAAACTGGATATTCAGAAAGATGGGGAGAGATTCCAACAGGAATTCAAAGAGGGTAATGCCGTATTTGGTGATGAGCTCCAGTTTGGTAAGGTAAAGCTGACTAAGAAGCAAGGGACCAATGGCACTAAGATCACCTTCAAGCTATCCAGTGAAGTGTTTCCTGATTTGATCCTTCCGGAAGAATTCATCCGTTCGCGAGTCACTGAGGTCGCAATTTGTAACCCATTAATCAAGATCTATTACAATGGTGAGCAGATCAAGGTTAAACCTCGACCAGAGCAGAGTCTCTTCCCCGGCATGAAGCCAATGGCGATTGAGGTCAAGGAGGATACCTTCCGTAGTCGGTTCTGGATCGTGCCTGGATGGGTTGAATCTGGTGAGCACGTTCATACGATCGTCAACAACATTCCAGCATTCAACGGCGGAGTTCACATTGAAACATTCCGTAGGCTCTTCTACGGTAATCTATTGACCGCATTGGAGCGTGAATCCAAGAAGCGGCGCCTTCAGCCAAATCGCTCAGACGTCACTGAGGGTGTGCTCATATATAACATCACCAACATGCATGGCCCAAACTTCGATAGTCAGTCAAAGACCCGACTGATCAATGAAGAGGTTGGGAAGATCATTAAGGCCAAACTCGAAGATCCAGAGCTCTATAAGGAGTTCATCCGTAAGAACCGAGATTGGATTGAGGATATCTACAAGCGTTGTGCTGAACGCACGATGAAGAAAGATGCCGCTGATATTGCGAAGGCGGCCAAGAAGAACCTTCGCAACAAGGTTCCAAGACTCATGGATGCTACAGGTAGGGACCGTTCAAAGTGTATCCTATTCCTGGCCGAGGGTGAAAGTGCTATCTCGGGTATGGGTAGTGTACGTGATCCAGACTTACATGGAGGTCTGGGTATGAAGGGTAAGGTTCTTAACGTCAATGGCGAGTCACCCAAGAAGGTCATCGATAACAAGGAACTCGGTGACATCATGAGTTGCTTGGGATTGGTGATTGGGCAGAAGGCAAAGCTGGAGGATCTCCGTTACGGTAAGGTGTATGTGGCACATGACATGGATCCGGATGGACTCAACATTGGTGCGCTTCTGATCAACTTCTTCCACACCTACTGGCCAGAACTCTTCGAGGACCCCAAGAACCCGTTTATCCACATCTTCCGAACGCCTTTCATCATTGCCGAAAAAGGGAAGGTGCGCAAATACTGGTATGCTCATAACTATGATGAATTCAAACCAGAGAACTACAGTGGTTGGACCATTACCAGGGCTAAAGGTCTGGGAACTCTGACCCGAGAGGATTGGGAATACAGCCTCAAGAATCCTGAGGTCTATCCAGTTGTGGATGATGGTAATATCGGCGAAACATTGGATCTGATCTTCAACAGCAAGCGATCGGATGATCGAAAATCATGGATTGGGCTCTAAGTGTCATACCGCGATTGGTTTACTATCTGGTACACTCCGGATGAGTCAGACATTATCGCTTATATCACTGTGGATCGTATTGTCGAAATAGGCGGTACGATCCACCCATCCTATTATACTAGATACACCACTAACGAGATCAACCAGGGTATGGCAGTTCTCCAACGGTGGTGCCGTCTAAATTGCTCTTCACCACCCAAACCAGTTAATGTGATGGGAAAGACGGGTTTCGCATTTCAACATAACGCTGATGCTGTCATGTTTAAACTGACTTGGGGGTGATATGAGGATCAATATGATCACCACTTTCTATGATAGAGAAACGGCTGAGCGCTTTCGTAGGCTACAAGACAAAGGCACAAGAGTTGGTGTCTATGAAACTACCACGCATGATATGAAGGCTTGGTGTAAGGAGCATTGTAAGGCTGAATTCGAGAGTTCCTTCGAAAACGTTCTAATTGATGATCAGACCTATAATCGAAGCATTGAGATCGCAGATGGCATCATACCTAATCCAGATGAAGATAGGGATGAGAATTGGATAGAAGCCAAACTAACTGATGCGATGGCACGTGAAATACAACGTGATATCGATCGAGAGATCCTCAACCAACTTGGTTGTAATCCACCTTACATCTACTTCTGGTTCCAGGATCTCGATGACGCTCTACTATTCAAGCTAACCTGGGGTGGTCAATGAATCAAGGATTCTCAATCCTATATGTGCTGTTCTCTGATAAGCTGAATCATATGGATCGACTGGATCATGGTTTTCCGGCTTTGAAGCATGAAGTAAGCTTCTGGCTTTGGGAGAATGTGGGCCCTCAGGCTATTGATTTTGCGAGGTTCAAGCAAGATCTGGAGAAGGATATCTATCATTGGTGCTACATACCAAATGAAGTTGATCGAAGTGATATCCGTCACAGACCTTGCCAAGCATTCGCATTCCGAAGGGAATCTGATGCTGTGAAATTCAAGGAAGTCTGGGATGGCATATGGATCAAGAACTTCGGATCTCAATCTCATGACTGATCTGCTCAAATGCGCCGTCTATGTCAAGTATGATGGGCGTGAAGAGCCTCATATGGTCAAAGCTATGAATGATTGGTTAGAACCATATGATCACAGGATCATGGGCCATACCTATAATTGGCGTAAACTTGAGGGCTGGCAATGCTCAGCTCTCCATGGCTATCTGGAGGGTGCTTGGTTAAAGATCCTCCGTATGAATCACCAAGGTGGGCTGATAAATTACGATGACTATGATCCTGATGTGGTGATGATGTTTAAATTGGCCTGGGGTGGCAAATGAGTGATTATGAAACGACTACGATCTATATGCCAGTCTCGGATAAACTGGGTTGGTGGGATCGTCACAGCGATATCCTGAGTCAGAAAGCTGTTGAATGGCTCAAGGAGCATGTTGGTGAGCAGGCTCCTACCTACTTTGTCTTCTTAGCGAATCTGGATAATGATCAGTTTGGTTGGTGTTTCAATGGCAAGGCTCATGATCCTAATACTAACCTCGTTCATGTCGCATATTCCATTACGTTCAAGAATGCCAATGATGCGATGATGTTTAAGCTCGCCTGGAGCGGTAATTGAACCAATTCAGCTTTTCACGTTGGGATGATTCGGTCCTGATTATAGCCCAACAGGTGAATGTTACCTACGAGATCATAGAGGATACCGAGAAGTCGTGGGAGGTGTTCGCCACAATTATTGACGCACTAACTGAGTGGTGTCAATCTACTGGAATAACGGCCTATGGTATCGGCCACACTCAGATCGCAATCAACATCACATTCTCTGAATCCAGGGATGCCATGTTGTTCAAACTGAGGTGGCATAGTGCCAAGACCACCAAAGAGGGGTTACATAGGATTTGACCCGCCGCTCGCCTTTAAGAGCGATAAATTCAATAGAGCATGGGAGATCATTCAGGAGATGAAAGTTCTCCATACAGTGGCCTTCCATTATGTTGGTAATCATGAGATCAAAGCCTTGTCCTTTGAAACTACTGAGCAAGCAATGCTCTTCAAATTGAGGCTCTGACATGGGTACTGTTTACCGAAATGGAACTCCACCAAAACACATGCCCCACAAGCGAATCAAAGAATTTGAGCGTGGCGTGTTTGATGAGGAATTCATTACTCAATGGTGTAGAGAGAATCTCAAGGGGCCAATGCGATACACAGTAATCGAGTTCCAACCAGAACGTCTTGGGGCTGGAAGATCCTATGAGGTCACCGCATGGTTCAAGAACCAAGCTGATGCTGAGGCATTTGAAAACCAATGGCAGGCTTGAACCAACGCATCTACATAGTGGATAGGGAAGACCAGGTAAAATGGTTTCTCGATGTCACTCAGGTCACCAGCTTTTGTATTCAGTTGAAAGACAACCATCACACTCTACGCCATTGGCTAGAAACTATGGCACAGGATGTCGTGGTTATCTCGGGCCAGGGAGTGATGCCAAGAGTTGGAACTGAGGATCACCCCTACCATTCATTGCTTAAGAGTATTCAGAGGGACCAGTTCAAGGTTTACTTCCAGAGTGAGCAAGACGCATTGGCATTCAAGCTGGCCTGGGGTGGTAGTTTATGATCTATGATCTTACCAGATTCGCCTATCCAGTAGAACTAACCCTCAGAAGCTCACTGTGTCGTGTTATCCTGGATGATGCGATGAAAGCTGGTAGATGCCCTATTGGGATGACTGATTTGGTGGTGGAAATGACTCGGCTGACTGAATCTTGGTGTATTAGTAATTGTCAAGGCGAGTTCGCGATAAACCCTTTCAACATCATGCAGGTTCTCTTCACAGATGCCTACGACGCAATGCTTTTCAAATTAGCGAATGGATGATATGAACCAGTGTAAGTTATGGAAGATCACGCTCATGCATGACACTCTGGATGATCAGACTGATCTGGTATTCTGGGGTTATCATATGAGTGAACCGTTGGCTCGCAATGCGGCAGTTCGATGGGCCAAAGCTGAGAAGCCCGGAAGTCGTATCACGATACTCAAGGTTGATCTTATCCAATAAGGTGTTAGATCAGAAGCATGAACTATAGAGAGACCCTTCACAGCGAGCACTAGTGGGCAATTACGCTCACTGGAGAATCGCTATGTCTATTGGCTCTTGGAGTCCTCCCCGTAAGTATAAGGGGCTTCGCACTCAATTTGTTCAGGCCATCAAAGTCACAATACCCTATCCAGATCGCGATCATGGTCGATCTCTAAACACCTTTGCCAATCGTAATTTGGTTAATGAGAAGCTGGCTGAAATGGAAGACTGGTGTGAAGAGAATTGTACCCGAAGCTGGTCTTCATCCGGTTATTGCTCGTGGTATTTCGACAGAATGGGTGAAGCGGTAATGTTCAAGATGATCTTTGGTGGCCGATGAAAGTTAGATACCAACCTTGGTGTAATCCACTCCGACCATGGCGGGTAGATGCTCCTGAACTATACCAGTATTCTACTACTAGTCGCTTTGGTCTTGAACCCGATTGGCCTTGGTATGAATTCAATACTAGGGTGGCCGTTTGGCTCGATCAACTCTCCCCTGTAAGGGTCATTGGGCGCCATTATAGGGCTGTCAGCTATCTCATCCGAACTAAGCGGTTCCGACCCTTAATGATAGTAGATATGGGTAGGATGAAGACTGGTGGTAAACAGCCGCCACCTATTTGGTTTGCTCGAAAGGATGATGTTTTGTTATTCAAACTCACCTGGGGTGGTTCCATTTGAGTATCCAAGTAGGTGTATTGGCTAATAACGTCATGACTACCTTGGATGACGGATCATACCATCTTTCTCGCCAATTCGAGGAATGGTCTGAAACTGCTTATGGTAGAATCTACCATCCCCTACTGAGTATCGGCTATGATGGCCTTATGGCTCTATTTGAGTTTGAAGATATTCGAGATGCCATCATATTCAAAATGAGATGGGCTTAACCAGATATTGACTCAATCTGGGTGTGCTAAGTAGACTACCAGGATGAGCGAATTTTATGGCCAACTTTATGTAATAACCAACATTCAAAACGGTCTCCGCTATTTTGGGATAGTCTTCTCACCTGGTAAGACATATCATAAACGTCTGCTAGAGCATTTGAGTGGCAAGGGTTCTAGATATATTTGGCGTGATCTACAAGCTGGTCGTGCTAAAGAATCCGATTTCTCTATTCAACTTGTAAGCGACCAATTTGATTCATTGATTGATTTACGGGAAGCTGAGATCGCCGCTATCAAAAGTGGCAATACTTTGTGGCCTAAAGGTTATAACGGGAATTGTGGCAATCAGATAGTTACAGATCCTGAAATAATGGCACCAATTTACCAGGAGTCTAAAAGGAGGTTAATTGAGGAAGTTGTTGGTGGACCAGCTTGGTTAGCTGGTCGAGAGAAAATGCGGCAACGCCATAAAGAAAAGAAGTTCACACCTAATGAACTAGCAAAATACGCTACACATTCAGACATGGTCACGGCAGATTGGGCTTCTTTAGATACTAAAGATCGAATAGCAAAGTCATCCAAAGGCAATGCTGCTCGCAATGAAAAGATTACATGTCTGGTTTGTGGACTAACTACAAACAAAGGCAATCATTCAAGGTGGCACGGTGACAACTGTAAATCAAAGCTCAAGTAACTACATTCTAGACACGTCTCGCGAATATTCCATTTACGTCTGTGAAAATAGAGCTATACCCAAAGTAGCTGATGGATTGAAGGACGCTCAGAGAAAAGCTCTATGGCTTTTGAAGAATAGAGCAGACAAGATCAAGACAGTTTCTCTAGCTGGAATGATGATCTCTGAAAACCTCTATCTACATGGTGACCAGTCAGCGGCTGGTGCTGTCAGCATGTTGGCAGCACCTTATGTCAACAACATTCCCCTCCTAGATGGTATTGGATCCTTTGGCACCCGTGTGGCACCCGTTGATGGTATTGGTGCTCCTCGCTACACCTACGTGAAACGTGGTAAAGCGGCTCAAGAACTCATGTTCCCCGATATGGATATCGTGCCAGTCAAGGAGAACTATGACGGTTCGACCATCGAACCTCAACACTTCCTACCAATCATTCCAACCGTTTTGCTCAACGGTGTATCGGGTATTGCCGTTGGATGGTCTACGGAGATCCTACCCAGGAGTTTCAAGAGTTTGGTTCAAGCTACGCTCGACGTTCTGGATGGCAAGAAGCTCAAGAGGATCGCGCCATCCTATGAACTCTATGACATTGGTGTGAAACACTTGGAGGAGAACTCCTGGGAATTCAGCGGTAAGGTTCAGATCATTGATACCTCTACCATCAAGATCACAGAGCTACCACCTGATCTTACCCTAGAGAAGTTCAAGGAGCGCCTCAATACGTATGAGGATGAGAACCGGATCTCGATGTACACGGATCGATCCACCGACACCATTAACATTACGATCAAGATGGCCCGAGGTGCTTGTAAAGGTTGGAATGAGGCCCGTGCTATTGACTACTTCAAACTCAAGCAGAAGAAGACTGAGCGCATTGTGGTCATTGATTGGAATGGTTCCTCAATTCGCCAGTATGAATCTGCTGAGCAGTTGATCCAGGATTTCGTTGAATGGCGACTCGGGTGGTATGCTACTCGTTATGAGCACAAGGTTGAACGTGATTCATATGAGCTTGGATTCTGGGAGGGCGTGAAGCTTTGTTTTGATGATAAGCTGCCAGCCCGCCTAGGTAGCATTGCTGATCGTGCCACCCTAGATGCTGATGTTCAGAAGGTCACAACCAAGCTCAAGCTGGACGATAAACGCATCGACCGTATCGTCAATCTACCAGCCCATCGCTGGACCAAAGATGCTTACAAACAGGTTCTTGAGAAGATCAAAGAACTCAAGGCCAACATCAAGGAATACAACCGCATCCTCAAGGATCCAGAGGCAAGAAAGAGCCTCTACCGTGAGGAGGTAGAGGCTCTCAAGAAGGTTAAGTTCTGAGGATCAACGGTAATAGACGACCTCACAGCCCGTCTTAGTCTTTGCTGTCATCCGGAAGCGCTTCAGTGGGGGCAGATCCTCGATCGCCGGGTCGATGGATTCAACCACCGCTTCGTCTCGGAAGCGCGAACCGCCATACCAATGGTTGGGTTGGGCAACTTGCTTAGTTACTGCGACCAGCTGACCTTGCTTCCAGGATACTGGATTCATCACTATACAGTTGAAGAGCCAATGGCTGGGGTTGGTCTGATATTGCGGATGATGGTTCTTACCACCAGGCATCATATCCTTCTTATGCTCCCATTCCTCGATAGGAACGTAGACCAGATGGCCTCGGAAGTCTGCGTAGACATTGCCAGGCACGATGTAGCGTAGCAAATAGCGGAGGTTGCCCTGCTGAATGTGCGGTTCCGCACCTTCCATGCTTTCGGCTTCCTTGATCAGCTCATCGTAAGTGATGGCCTCCTCGGTCATCGTAAAGTCATCCTTGGTGATCGGATCTATCGATACACCGATGGCGTCATGGTAGGTTTGACCAGCCTCGTTAAGCCCAACACCTTTCTGAATCAGACGGTTGATCTCCTTCTCGGCCTCCTCATGGGTCATTGCTGTGCCCTCAAAGAGTTCCGAGAGCTTAGGAGCGCTCATAGCCTTGAAGAACTTCACCGATTCATGACCATCATCACCTGGTCTCTGCATGAGAAAAACATGCCGCTTCTTCCCACTGAAGCTCAGCTTATGCGAGTAGTTGGAGCCATACTTGTCGATATTCGCGATATAGAAGACACCGTAGTAGACGCCCTCATCACCATTCTGAAGAACCGCATGATCCCCAATCTTGATATCACGCATACTGGCCGTCTTGCTCATTCGCTCAGTGTTGCGAACGGTATTCTTGTAGACATCACTATCCACGGGGACCAGGATGTTTTCGGCACCCAATCGAGCCCAGATACATTCCTCGAGGATCTCACCCTTCTCGATAGTAGAGAATGCCATAATCTGAGCCAAGTTGGGGCTAGTGATCTCGAGTTCAAAACCGCGAGGATCCTCGATCCGCCATTTGACGTTGCCCTGGCCCCAACCGTAGCCATGGCGCACATTGCGCCCTAGCTTGAAGCCAATCATGGGCTTGTTTTCGTAGGTCTGGGCAGGCAGCTTATCCTCTGCTTGATTCTGGGCACCATAGCCATAACCACGAGCCCAATTATCCACAGTGGCTTTGCGCTTGATGGCAGCTTTATCCGTGCCATCTGGCGTCATGAATCCCAGGGGCAGTTCATCAACACTTGGACGGGCTTGGAAGCCCACATAGTGGTGGGTGGGGAACTTGATGCTCTTGTTATCAGCCATGATCTTCCCTTTACTTCCTTGAGTCTCTAGCAGACAGTTTGACGAAAATCGAGTAACGCTTCTCAAGCGCCGCAATGGCTTCCAAGTAGGGCTTTGCTGCCTCTTCGGCTGCCTTCTTCTTGGCTTCATTCATCTCACGCTTGAGGCCTTGAAGCTCCTCAAACATACCCTGAATGCCACCACTTGAGGCAAGGACTTCGGCCTCACTCAGGCCGGATCTCATAAGATCAGCACGGACTTTGGCCAAAATGCTCATGCGAACTCCACGTTGAAGCCAGCATCGCGCAGAACTGTCATCGAATGTTGGATTCGCTGATCCCAATCACTTTCAGATACACCTGATGCTGGCTGCTGAACTATCACATCCTTAGGAGTGAAGTAGGCGTTCTCTACTAGAGTCTTAGCCTCCGTCAGGCCCATTCCACTAATGTAGCGGACCTCCTTGATTGCGTTGATCTTCTTGACCAGGCTGTCATGAACTGCCTTGCTGATCCGTAGATTGCGGATATTCTTGTACTTGTTGGCCATGATACCGAAGATCACTCGGCCCTTCCAATCCTTACCCAGGATTGGGGCCAATGCTTCCATGACATCAACCGCGGTATCTCGGGTGTAATGCTGCTTGATCGCTCGTAGAAAGTAGGCAGAAGCCTCATCGAGATAGCTCATGCTTTCTTCTGGAACATTCGGATCAATAAGCGGCACTAGAATCTCCTTATTGTCTCCGCTGTAACACCTATTGGATAGGTGTCAACGCGGTAAATACCTTGCTTTCAACCCAATACAATGTTACGTAGACTGGATGCCTTGGACTTTTGAGCAGAGAATCCAGAAGGCGTGTGACGCATTAATGGCACGCTATTTGGTTGAGGATTCGCAGATCGAAACAGTGCGTCGACCGCTATTCTTTGGGCAATTCGCCTATGGTGTCGGCCTTTCTCTAAAGATGGAGCAATGGGGTGAATGGCTCCATATCAAAGATTTCATCCTCGAAGGGCTTAAGGATCTAGACTTCACCCTACAGTCTAATCAGCGCACCTACCAATTCAATGCCTTTTCCAACAATCCAGCCATGTTACGATGGTTTCTGAAGCATCGCGAGCTTTTCAGCTTTAACCACGTGCGAATCGTTGATCGCTCTTGCTGGCATCTCAAGTTGCCCAGGCCACGGCCTAAGGGGAAGTTCTATGAACTATATGGCTATCGCTTCACATTCAAAGATCCACGTTGGGGACTAGATCAGGCTAACCTGGCTGAATTGGAGAAGCTCTCCGGGTCTCTCAAGTTGGTTACGTCACCCAGGACCTTCCTCTACTTGGATAAATTAAACGACGTTCTGCTCTTCAAACTTATCCTTGGAGAGCAACTACTCAGCTTGGATGACCGACATCTTCTATAGGTTGAGTTGACGGATCACCCTTCTCCAGGGTATAACGGGAGATCGGATTAACAATGAATGAGGTGATGGTTGAAATTTATAGGAGCAATCGTGCTCCTCTTGTCTCTTATGCTAACGCCAAGACCAGCCGCAGCGGAGACACCACCTAGATACCAAGCGCTACTTACTGCGGTTCGGGCTCAAGGGGATATTATTCCTGAAATTGGGCAAGCCGACCAGACCGATCAGGATCAAATGTTGTGTATGGCACTCAACATCTATCATGAGATTCGAGGGGGCACTTCTCGAGATCAGTGGGCAGTTGGATTTGTAACCCTGAATAGAACGCACCATGACGCATTTAAGGCTGACACCGTATGCGATGTTGTGTGGTCCCCAGGGCAATTTTCTTGGACCAGGTGGCCATTGAGGGCACAAGTTCCACATGAGAAGGCAGCATGGATTGAGAGCCAGCATAAGGCCGTCCTACTTCTCAGTGGGGAGAAAATGAATGACCCTACGGATGGTTCCACGTTCTTCTACCAGGCAAGGTTGAATTTCAGTTGGACCCGACGCTTAGTTAATAAGATCCGTATCGGAGCCCATGTGTTCGCGAGTCTGCCTGGCGGTAGATAGGGTTTGCCCATAGACTCTAGAAGGAAAAGACCCCCGGCCCAATAAGCCGGGGGTCTAATAGCATCAAGGCTGGAAGGAATCTTACCTTTTAGCCGATGGGATCTTGATTTCGCTGATCAATTGCTCAGTCAAGAGTTTGACATCTTCAATGCTTAGATCACCAACATCAACAGTGAAAACCTTGCGATCCTGTTCACCATAATAGATCGCACTGTTGGATCCATGCTCGAAGCATTCAACAGAGACTAGACGCACGTCTGGATTCACTGAATAACGACCTAGATCACCAGTCTTCATCTGCTCCAGAAGTTCATTGGTCTTCTCAAAGACCATTCTAGCAGTCATCTCGCATCCAACACCAGGAACGATACGAAGAGCGCAAATACGACCTTCTTCATGCGGAATTGGTGTCAGGTAACCGATATTCTCATTGGTGCCATTGAACTCAGGCATCGTTGAGAATTCTGCCATTGATTTGAAGAACGGCAGCGCAGGATCATCCTCAGCCACTAGAACCGTGTGATCAAACATACTATCCAGGTATTGCTTGATTGGCTTCATGCCACCGAAGTCAAAACACCAGTTCTTCTCATCAAGGATCTCAGACTCAAAGACGAACTTAAAGCCCAGACTGTAACCGTGTAGCGTACTACAATGTGAGTGATTGGCCTTCCACTGGCGGAAGCAACAGGATAGCCCACGATCCGTGCCGTAGGTCTTAGTCGATTGATATTTAGGCATTTTCTGCTCTTATTGGCGACGCAGAATCTTTTGAGAGGGGTGAGTCGTTGTCCTCTATCAGTCATTTATACAGAAACTGGTGAACCAGAGTCAATATAGACGCCAAGGCGTCTTCATTCTATATGAACTCTATGGCACGTGGTCTTACCCCTGAAGAACGCAATCTATGGGCCAATGTTACCAAGACTGTTAGACCGCTTGGTCATCCCCCTGTGGGGCTCGTACAGGGCCAGAACGGAATAAAGGTAACGCAGACCCGCCCAGTTTCATTTAACCCCTGTATGGACCTTCATGGGCTAACTGTACAAGAGGCCTTTCTAGCAGTTAGGGATCATATTGAGAAGGGTGCTCTTCTGGGTTATAAGCGGTTGACTCTGATTAGTGGCAAGAGTGGTCAGATCAATCTCGAATTGCCTCGTTGGGTTGAAAGCAATCCCCTAGTTAGATCGGTTGAAAGCAAAAACGGCGGTGGAGCCTGGGAAGTATGGTTGAAGCGAAAAGATACATAGACGCAGACAAGCTCGTAGAAGCTCTACGAGTCATGTCCATTCCTTGTGGATCTGGCTATTACAACGGTCAGCTTGAGCCAATCATCAGCCAGATGATTAACACCTGTATGTCCGCTGGCTTCATCGAGTTCAGAGAAACTCTGATGCGGTTGGTCATGGAAGCAAGCGAGCCCTATGACAAATGCCTGCTTTGCGTTCAGAGGGATTCTTGTATTCCAGAGCATCCCCTGGGGGATAACCGCTAGTTCAGCCGGATTTCCACATCACCACCTTCAGCCTTGATGAACTTCATAACTTCAAGGCCGTAATCAGTGAAGGTGTAGGATTCTATATAGTGGAAGGTTGAGGTCGAGACCTCAAAGACACGCTCACGATCATACTCAATTAGATCCACATCCACGAGACGTTTAAGATCCTTACGCTGAAACCCACGGCAGAGTTGTGCTGTCTCCATGGCAGTCAGGTAGATCTTCTCCCCTGGCTCACTGGCTAGTTTCTTCATAACCAGCTTGGCATTCATGGCCTTCAGGAATTCATATGAGGGTGAGCCCTCACTGATAATGGCGTAATTGTGGCCGTCAATGACTTCGATGTCGTACATACCAGACTACTTACTAGGTGATCACCTAGTGTCAACCTAAAGGCTTAACCCCAAGCCAACTTGAAGAGCATGGCATCGCTCTTGAGCTTGAAGCTAAAACCAACAGTCACTCCGTCCCAGGAGTAATCACCCTGGCAATGCCTATTACACCAGTTGATCAATAGACAGGTCCGTCTAGCGGTGTTGGCTCTCTGAGCCTTTGGCATTGCTTGCCAATTTGGTTGGATCTTGTGCTCAAAGCGCTCACGACGGTGATATTTGGCATTCTTACTCAGAGTGGGCTTAGCTACCAGAGCCTGGACCTGGCTCTCAAGAGCTTCAATCTGCTTAGATTTGCTCATGCCCATACCAATTTGAATAGAATGGCGAGATCCTTCTCTTTAAAGAAGAAGGAGACAGTGAAGTAGGGTTCATCGGAATGCCGATCAACTAGCTCAAAGTTTCCCATGCGAATACGTTCATCGGCTCGGTTTCGCGCTCGTAACCAACCAGCCAATGCCTCGCTAGGCACAGGAATATTGTAGACATCATCTCGTCGTATAGCCCTGTTATTGGCTCGTAGCTTGACCGTGTAGAGGATATCCTCTTCTGGCACATCCTCGACACCGATCTCAACACCATCGGAATACCAAGGACCAGGTTCCATTCTTCCGTTGAATGTCATAGCCAGGCCAGCTTAAACATCATCGCCAGGGTAGGATCGGCGAAACTAAAGACGTCCCAAGTCTGCTCAGCCTGAAGGGCCTTCTCGGTCATTGTGGTGATACCGATATCATTACGAGGATGGCGTTCATACCACCAATGTGGTGGATTGGTTATGAAATGAACTGATCGACGATCACACTTCAGTCCGCCGCCCATCTGCTCGAGCCAATCAATGACTTCAAGGCGAAGCATTGCTCGATTGTCGAGCAACTTGGAGTCATCAACCCGAATAATGAACTGGATTACAGCCATGGATCAAGGCAGACATAGCTTGAAAGCTATTGCGTCACGTTTACGAGTGAACCCAAAGCGGAAGGTGTTTGAATGGTAGGAGCCTGTAAAAAGCTCATCCCTATCCTCCCAAACCCACATGGTTACAAAGCCCCAACGGGCAAAGCCGCCATTATGGCCATTCCAACGAGGTTGCCCGGTGAATCTCTCACATGCTTCCTCGAGAAAGGAGAGAGGCCAATCGATATTTCGATCATCCATCTCCCCGTAGAAGATTTCGGAGGTCTGGACGTTGATAGGAACATCAATGAAATACCGATAACGCTTTGATCCGAAGATCTCGGCGTTATCGGCATGTTTGCGGTAGGTGCGAGACATTACTCAACCTCCAACAGCTCATCCTTCGACTTGCTGAATCGGCTCACCTTCCAAGCATCCTCCATCCGTCGCAGACGCTGCCCCATCTGGGGACCAGGCTTCATACCAGCCGCCAGTAGATCCTTACCGCTAACGGGGAAGGTCGGAACATTGAACTCCCTGGCATACTGAGCCATCTTGGAATCACCCTGGATCTCCAACCAACTCACCACGAAATCGCGCGGTGTCACCAACAGCATATCCTCAACAGTCAGCAAATCCGACACCACATCTCGATTACCAACCAACCAGCGAACCTTCTTCTCCTCGTCACTGGCCATCTTCCAGAAATCGAAGAAAGCATCCAGGCCGCTCTCAGGAACCAGCGTCGCCAGAGCCGTCAGAGCATCAGTCGCTCTATCCAACTCCACGGCGTTGAGCCGAAAGATACCCAGCGGCACATTGACACCAGTCTTGAAGATCGCGTCCATGATCCTGGTCCGAGCCTTGTAGGTCAGCAGCTTAGACATCTCCAGCCAGAAACGCTCAACGGAAACCCGACCCAAACCAGCTAATACGTCAGGATCGGCAAAGATAGCCAGGGTCTCCTGATCCATCTGAGCGTCGAACCGCGCAGCGAAACGAAAGTAACGCAGGATGCGTAGGTAATCCTCTTCGACCCGCTTGCGAGCATCGCCCACAAAGCGAACCACGCGGTTAGCCAGGTCCTCCGAACCATTGAAGTAATCGTAGACCCTGCCGTCCTTGTCCATCGACATTGCGTTGATAGTCAGGTCCCGCCGCTCAGCATCCTTCTCGAAGTCTCTGGTGAACTCCACAGTGGCGTGGCGCCCATCAGTCTCGGCATCAACGCGCAGGGTAGTGACCTCAAAGGGTTCACCTTGTACGACCAGCGTCACCGTGCCATGATCGATACCAGTGGGGATGAAACCGAACTTGTTGATAGTCGCGACGTCCAGCATTTCGTCTGGTGTTGCGTCTGTACAGAAGTCGATATCCTTGGGCTCCACGCCCAACATGGCGTCCCGAACGCAGCCACCCACGAAACGCATCTCAAAGCCGGCCCGATCCATGGCCTTAAACAGCTTCTTCGTCTCCGGGGTCATCAGCTTATTCAGCACGTCGATCTCCTTAGTATCTTGAGTCTAGATCTAACACCAAAGCGGGGTCTGTCAACCAGAACTGGTAAATATGGGCATGAAGATCGACCTTAAGGCTCTCAACGAGCGAATCGCCAGTACCACCACGGTTCTTATGGGTTCCATGGGTTGTGTCTATCTATTTGCTATCTGGAGCATCCTACCAGTACTATTTCCGAAGCTTCAGAGCTTCGTATTCTATGTTAGCGGTGGTGTGATTCAATTAGTTGCTCTACCGCTCATTATGGTTGGCAGCGCAGTCTTGAGCAAGAAGAGTGAAGAACGAGCTATAGAGGATCATGAAACCTTGATGGCTGAGATGGCTGAACTCAAGGCCATGCATGACGAACTTCACATCGTCCTAGCAAATATCACAGTCAAGGTTGAACCTAAGAACGAGTAGAACGATCTCGACGGCCCGGTTCACTCTTCAGGGTAGATGCTATTTCGGCAATGTCAGGCCTGAGGTAGAATAAGACAGCCAGCTTCCACACCAGAGCATTCCGTCGTGCTTCGCTATTCTTACGGCGCCTCGCCGCATTCTGTTTGTACTGAGCTGTTAGTTTTCGGTTCCGAGCCTTCCACTTCACAGGATCCTGCCGAACTTCCATGAACTCCTCGAAGGGTGTCGTCTGCCTGTCATTGTTACAGAGTGAGCAGGCCATAGCCAAATTGCTCATTCGATTGGTTCCACCTTGGCTCTGTGGAATCTTGTGATCCGCAGTAGCCATCTGTTTCATCTTCATACCAGGAGGCGGGTTCTGCCTTTTGACACCCTCAACAGCCAGCCATGTCTCGTTTCCACAGAAGCAACAAAGGCCGTTCTGTCGACGGTGTAGCTTGATCAATTTCTTACGTAGACTCATAGTGAACTTCGCATACCACCACTCCTTGAGTTCAGGAGTAGACCATTTACGACAGACATGACGATGAATTACCTTGGCGTAATGCTCACCAGTTTCAATCTGATCCATATGGCCGCTTTAGCCTATTGGCCACCAAAGGTCAACTTGAACATGAAAGCTATCGACTTGTGCCGTTCATGGAAGCCAAAGGCGATCATATCCTTTGTAGACTTGCCATAGTATTCATAATCCTCACCAAGCGTGAGCTTCTTCTCGAAGAGCCAGCGGCGCATATCCGCTACTCGCTTGGTCGATGAAATCTTGACCACGATATGAGGTGACATCTGGTCAATCATATCCGATCATCCTCGTCATCATGGTATCCTTCCTCAATTTCCCAGAGACGCTCCTTGAGGTCAATATCGTCTTTCTCATCCTCCGAGAGCATATCATATTCTTCATCAGTCAGGCCATCAAATCCTGGAGTTCTGGTTTTGACATTGAGACTCCAATCAGTAAAATCGACCTTGAAGGGCCAATCTCTTTGGAGCATCTCGAATCCAGCATCGAGGTAGCGGCCCTGATCATTCGATCCATAGACCATTTCGAAGGTGTAGATCCCCATACTCGCAAGGGCCCATCTGACTGCCGTATCATCATACCTAAGCGTCTTGTAGGGGATATAGATCCTTACATCACCGGAATAGCCATGCCCCGCGACATCATCCTCGATGGAACTGTTACCGAAGTAGAAGCAAGAATTCAAATTCTGCTCTTCCTTGAAGGAGACGAATTCAAACCGATCAAACTTGGTGGGCTTACGATCCTTCTCACATTGGATAAGAGGAACATTGAAAAGCCGATGTTGGTTGGTGTTGAGCCAGACAGGAATGTGATTTGGATCAGTGAGCGACTGGAACTCCTGACGGGTCTTGATATACTGGTCAGAGATCATCTTTAGTCCCTGCCAGGCGTTCCCATTGAATAGGTATTTCATATCATTGGAATGATCAAAGAAGAGCTTATAGAGCTCTCGCATTTCAGACCATGTTTCGGTGGGCTGATTCCAAAGACGGTTACTGATCAACGGGCTTCCTTACAGCGCGTGAGGATGGTCTCATCCCGACCACGGAAGGTGTTGTGGGCCTTTACCGTAGCCACGATCCGCGCCTGCGTTCCACGCTGGGGAGCCTTACCCGAAGCAAACCACTTGAGGGTGTTGCCTGCCTGATCACGCATCGTAACCAGCGTGGAGCCGCTATCGAGGAGGCGCGTATCGAGAACTTCCACATCGATCTCCAGCTTCTGCCCTACCGTGCCCAGGTGCTTGCTAGGCAAGGGTTTGGGCTGCTGATTCCGATAATACACGCCCACGATGCTGGCCGCAATGCCAGTGCTACGCGGTTCAATGACTGGAGAATTAGCAACCACCCAGGCGTTGTGGAGGTAATCGTTCAAGGGCGGCTCCTCGGTTTCATCGAGGTTTTCAGCCCATGCCAGCGCATTACGGGCTAGATCCCTTGCTTCCATCGAGATCGGCGTGTGGCGATAATGCTCCATCAGAGCAATCTCCGCAGTAGCTTCTCGATTGGTTTCCCATGCCTGCTTCTTGCTGATGAAACCGTGGGTGAGAACCCGCTGCGCCACATGACAGAGGTAGGATTCAGTGATGATAGTGTTGCGGTTAACTAGCCCAACTTCATCCTCATAGGAGCCACGCATGAAGCCGTGAATGTTGGCCAACAGTTCTGCCAGCTTAGCAATACGATCGGCATCACCATGACCCAGGAAGTCCTTAAGGCACGAGCTACCAACCTGCTTGAATCCCTCACCATCCTTGTAGACGATGAACGTATCGCGGCGTAGACGGCGATGACCGCAATGGTCACAAACAGGGCCACGATCCCGATACTGTTCGGGGAGATCCCGCAATCCAGTAGAGCGGATGATATTTCCCACATCATGCGCGTGATCGATACGGGCCACGAACTCCCAACCCTCGAGCTTGGGTTCGGGGCAAGCTACAAAGACCTCCATGATCTTCTGCCCATGCCATCTGGAGCCAGTATCTTCTTCCGTATGGAAGCCTACCACCGTACAAAAGAGGCGCTCGCCGTTGAGCTTCTTGGCCTTACGGCCCAGGGTATCGAGTTTGGCCTTGAACCACTCGAACCGAGTAGCAGGAATGTTGTAGGTCTTACCTTCGGCCATCTCTGATCTCCTGGTTGCTTCCGACAATCCAAGATCTAGCAGACTCTGGTGAGGTGTCAACCAGAATTTCACTCATAGGAATGGCGGAGATTCCTCTCCGCCATTGGCCCATTAAGCTAGAGGAGCAGCAACCTCTACGGTGAAGGATGCGGTAACAGGAGCACCACCTTCCGCCTTTGGAGTTGCGGTGAATGAAACCGCATAGTTGCCATCGGTATAGGATGAATCGATGAAGTCGAAACGCTCAGCATTCTGGATAACATCCAGGTGAGCACCTACATAGCTATCGACGATTGGCGTGTTATCAGCAATACCAAATACAAACTGGAGGCTGTCATCAACCTTCTCCAGAGTTAGCGTAGCAACCTCAGCATCATCTTTCTTAAGGCTAGCTGTGACATCATAGAGATCAGTGATAGCCTTGAGGTTTGGATTCTGCTTCAAGCCAATGCTGAACGCATAGACCCACTTGTTATCCTTCGGATTGCCCTTGCTATCCGTGATTCCTGTTGCGAGCTGTAGGGTGTATTTGCCATCAGTGGATGGAAGGACGTTACCGTCATTGTACAGATGAGCACCAATAGCCACTTCGATCACGCCATCGCTGGCTACCATCATGTTGTTGATTGGGTTACCAGTTCCAACAAGCATACGGCTGTTAGCAGTGAACTTGGTAGAGATCGAACCATTCTCCACTACAGTAGGAGTAACTGGTGTGGCGTCGGGGAAGGGCACCACATCATCACTTGTGCTAACAGCGGCTGGTGCGGGGTTGCTGGTCACGCCAGTATTCCAAACAACCTGACTACCCGTTGAAGTTGTGAGCTTGTGACCCTTGAGGGTTTTCACAGTAACGACAGAATCATCGGCCAATTGAACCGTGATAACCATCTCACCAACTTCTAGATCGGCTGGAGCCTTATTGACTAGATGGCACTTCTTCTCCGTGCCACCAGCATTAACCAGGAACTCACTCGAAGCGGTTTGTTTAACGATATATCCAGTGGCCTCACCATCACCTACATTGGCGATACATTGAATGGCATCTGGACCAAAGAACTGTTTGTCTACTGGACGGCCCACGATCTTCTCCTTTTATAATCCCAAAGTCCGCTATTTAGCCAAGGTAATGGCTTCGGAATGATCCGAAGCCACTATCCTTTACGGTGCTGGGTCGACTGTTAGAGTTGCTTCATCCGAAGTGACATTAGCAGCACCACCTGTCGCACTTACGATACAACGGAAGACCGTGCCACTGTTGTCCGCTGACACACCCGCAATGCTGTAGGTTGCTTCGGTTCCACCGGTATCCATGTAGATACCTTCACCTAGTCTCGACTGCCAATTGTAGCTAAGTGTCGCACCTTCGGTAACACTGGCTGTCACACTGAATTCAACTGGAGCACCCTCATCTACCTCGGCGGATTCTGGCTGACTTGTGATCGTGATCACTGGAGTGGCTGGCATGTGAATCGTAACCTCATTTGATGTTACTGATTCGGCTCCACCAGTTGCGCTAACTACGCAACGAAGCTGGACACCATCATCGTCTGAGGTAAGCTGATGCGTGGTGTATTCGGTATCAGTTGCTTCATCGATATCAGTGAATGTCGAAGATCCCGATGGGGCAGTCTGCCACTGATATGATAGCGTAGCCCCTCCGGTGACCGAAGCACTGATGAAGAAGTTGGCCGAGGAGCCAATATCATATGATTCCTGAGCCGTGGGCTGACCAGTGATTGTGATCACTGGGGCCAGTAGAGTCAAAGTGGCAACATCTGATACGACGTCTGCGGCGCCCTCAGAACTCACAACGCAACGGATCTGAAGACCATTGCTCTCAGTTTCTGTCGAGACGTTACCCAGGATTGAGGTACCACCACTACCGAGGAGATTACCGAAATCAACATCTGAGAAAGTGCTGCTACCACCGGTGGCATACTGCCAAGTGAAGGTCAAAGGCTTACCACTAGAGCTAGAAGCGGTTACAGTGAACGAAAGCTCATCGCCTGGGTTGAAGGTTTGGCTAGCTGGCTGGGCCGTAATCGTGATTACTGGAGTGGGCGCTTCAACAGTATCAATCATCTGAACCTTCTCATCAACAGCATTGGTGAAATCCCAAGCATGATGAGAACCATCCGAAAGAATGGCTGTACGGTTGTAGAGCTTCACGACGTTGAAAGTATCACCATCGGCGTTCTCCACCTTAACAACCATCTCACCAGCAGCTAGCGTTCCAGGCTCTTTGTCAACTAGAACTACAAGGCCGGTATGACTTCCGACGGTTACAAGAAATCGCTTCTCACCCTTCTGCTTTAGGAGAGTGGCTGTATCTTCATCATTTGTGCCAATCTTGGCAATAGCTACCATTCTCGTAAGAATGTGCTTATTAACTGGACGTCCCATGTATCAGGTCTCCCCTAGGAATAGGTGTGGATCTTTCACCTATTTAGCGGATCTTGGAGAGAATACGATTTAAAGGATGCTCAATTTCAAAAGCATAAAACGGTTACTGGCTTGGCTTATTGGAGTATCCAGGATAGCATCAATCGTTTCGAAGATCTGTTGAGCCTGGCCGACATTGATTTCGAATTTCTCAACGCTCTCAGAGGCCTTTGATATCAAGGTAGTCCAGACATGGTTGCCTGGCTTCTCGAAAAGGTTAGGTTTAATGCCAGTTACCCAAGCGTAGGTGGAGAACCAGGTTACGATCTTCTGATCCTGGGGTGATTGATTGAGCAGCAATAGGTAGCCACCCAATCGGTTCCCCTCGCGGGTCATACGCCCTTTTTCATAAGGCGTGATCTTCTCGAAATCCCATTCATCACCAAGCGTAGCTAGCTTGTGTCTACGGTAGAGATTGCGACATATCCAAAGTCTTTTGACTATCTCCCTAGCGTAGCGATCTCGGATGTCATGGATTGACTCCATTTATGCGCTCATCAAGCCATGCGAGATTAGTTGTTTGATCTCTTCTCTGACCTGAGTCACAATCTCACCGAGATCGTTAGACCCTAGCCAAGTGGATCTATCACGTGCCTTTGGATCGCCTTCATCCAAACCGATACCCCAAATAGTGTCCCAGGGGCTAGCCTCGACTAGGGTTGTGCCATCCGTTGCCAACAACCAGGCCTGGTAATCTTTGATCTGACTGAACTTCGCAAAATTACCTCGATATACGATCAGCTTGCGATTCAGATTCCATTTCTCCAGGTCAAAGTTCCTGACTAGTCGGCCAGTTGCTTTTTGGATCTTTGGATTAGTTGTCTCCATGATGATCTTCAGAGCATCATCGTCACCAAACAACCGAGCCTTCTCGGCCATCATGAACTGCTCAGCACAGTTATAGACCACACCATCGACTGTGAAGTTACCCGGAGCCCATTGACTTGCTGGACCTCCATAGAATAGGGTGAACTTCTCAGTCATCGGCACCACTCCAGTTTATCCCTGTGCTCACCATGATAGGGTCGAGCTAACTTCTGGCTGATCATGTAACTGGAGAGGCTTTGGCCGTCAACCAGAACATCGGCCTCTATCCGGCCTCCGTATTTGTCCCAGCGCACATTACGGAGTTCAACCGGACCTCTACTAAGGAAGGTTTGGGCGGCCAGCTTAGCCTCATTAGCCCTCTGACGTTCAGCAGCGCATCGCCCACGCTTCTCAGGAGCATCGATGCCCAAGACCCGAACCCCTACCATGCTGAGTTCGGGCCAACTACCTGGCATTCTGAAGTAGAAGGTATCGCCGTCGTAGACGTGATCAACCTTGATATAATGCGATCCAAACTTGTCGGCCTGTGGTAATTTGGCGGATGAGTTCGCCATCAAAAGCACAGCCAAGAGCAAGAGAATCCCACCACCAAGCCCCATTAGAGAAAGGAGCGATAAGAGCCTCATGCCAAAGCCTTCATATTGGCATGACGGTTTGCCGCACTAAGCAGGGTCTCCTTGAGCTTCTGCTCAGCCTCGGCGAGTTCCTGCTCAGCATGAGCTCGCATATCCTTACCCTGCTGAGCAATCTCAATCGTATCCTCGATGGTCTGGATCAGCTGGTCATTAGCAAACTTGACGCTATCCACATCAACAATACCACGTTCCACCTCGGTTCGAACGGCTTGGTTGGATTGCTGAAGCATTGTGGCACCAATGCGAAGCTGCTCGTTTGTGAAATCAGCAGCCGCCTTGGTGGCCTTGGCGGCATTCTGTGTCTTGGCCATCTCCACAGCAAGAGCCATGTTGCGCTTCCAAAGAGGCAAAGCATTGAGGATCTGTGATTGGATCTTCTCTGAAAGCCCGACCTCATTGGATTGAACAATACGGATGCTAGGTAAGGCTTGGATCGTAATCTGCCTGGTCAGCTGGAGATCATGGAGTTTACGCTCCAGAGCATCGCGAGCCTGAATCAAATCCGAGACTGCCTGGGTATCTGCCATATCCCTGGTTTGCTGGGCCTTCTCATTAGCAGCCGGAATATCAGTGGTGTTGACCTCATTGAGTTTGTATTGAACGGCAGCAATCTGCTCATCCAGGCTATACAACAGGTCAAGTGTCTTGTTGTATAGTAGATCAAGCATCTTCACGCCTCGGAGCATCTGAATACGATGACCATCGAGAACCGCTTGGGTCTTATTGATCTTAGCCTGAACTGTCTCATATTGCTCAAGGAACAATGACACCTTACCCGCCTTGCGGAGGAGGCGTGAAATCAAACCAGGCTTCTCACTCAACTTGCTGAAATCAAGACCCCGCATCTCATGAACCATGAGGTTCAGAGCTTCTCCGGCCGGACCGGTATCCTTGGTGCGAACCCCGTCAAGCATTTGATCACTGACCTGGCTAACGCTCTTTTGAGCCTCAACACCGAAGCCAATGATACTCTGGGTGTCATGGATGTTGATCTTCTGTGCCAATTCCTTGGCGCGTGCCTCTGGCACACTCGTGATCTGGATGGCGGTATTGGCTGGCGCCAAACTAACCAACGAGGTTGAACCCAATGTCTGAACCGTCTCAGGCGCTAGGGTCGGCGTGGTTTGTGTCATAGTAGCCTCGGTCATTAGATTCCCTCGTTCTTCATCATATCACGAAACACTGAAACATTGACTTCAAAGGTCGTGGTATCTGCGGATAGGAGCCTATCCAGCAATTCCTGTGACTTCTCCTGGAGCTCAACAAGCATGTCTTCAAATTCCACCATCTGACGGCGAATTTCATCATTACGCACTTTGGTCATATGGAGTTGTGCGTATTGATCCACACAATCGATGGTCTGATCCAAATAGGCATGGATCCATGTTTGAGCTTGTTTGATACCTGTGGGGTTCTGGCGGAAGTCAGCAATGATCTTCCTGCCAATGGTATCAAGGGCTTGGATGCGACGAGTGATCTTTGGATCGTTGATCTGAGCCGCACACATGAGGATGTGATCTAGCTTGTTACTGACCAGCCTGATAGTTTCAATACTCTCTGCCTTGCTCACGCCAGCTCTCTTAAGAGCTTCCTGGTCGCTGAATAGTTGTTCGACGTCTGGTTTGGCTGGTAGATGGCCCGGCCAGAAATGCCAAATACCCGCGCCGGTAATCAGAGATAATGGTAAGCTAATGGCGAGGTCACTGAGTTGGTGAAAGGGGAGGGTGATCATACCACCCGTGAAGACACAAGCTACTCCACCCAAAGAAACGATCTTAGCTAAACGGCCTGACATGCTATCCCTCATTGATCTAGGACCAGTATGGGCGATACATTCCATAATGTCTACAACAGAAAGACTCAGACAGGAATGGGCTGGTATTTCTACCAGCCCACCCTGTAGCGCTCTACTAGGGCCGTATCAGCCGTTGGCGATCCCAGCAAGCTTCTGGATTTCAGCCTTATCCTCGGGTGCCAATGGGGCTTCACGAGTAGTAACCGGCTGAGCAGCTTCATTCGGAATGGATGGCTTGACCACCTCTTCCGGAAGATCCGAGACCTCAACGGAGAGGCCCGCCGCTTCCATCATGCCGTTCATGCCCTTGGAGAAGTCGATACCGAGTTCCTTGCCCAGGGCGTCTACGAACGGAGACTGCATCCGATAATCCAGCAGCGCGTTGGTCATCTGCGTTGGCAGATTACCCTTCTCCGCAACCGAACCAGCCTCACCATTGGTCTGACCAGTGCCCAGCCCGCCATTCATATGAACGACGCGGAAGCTGTCAATCTTCTCGATTGGACGGGTCATCGCTTCGATGATTTCTGGCAGGCGCTCGACCATGGCCTTCCGAAGCTGGAAGTTCATGCTCTCAGGGCTGATTACGTTACCAGCCTCATGGATGGAACGCTGACCCTCGGATTCGACCTGGTAGCGCTTGGCGTCTGCGTCAGCAAGGCGTTCCTTAGCCCTCGCCTGTGAATCAGCAGCCTTGAGCTCAGCCTCGGCCTGAACCGTGACACTAGCTGCCTTCTGCTTCGCTTCACCCTCTGCCGCAATAACGGCAATCTGGGCTTCACGATCCGCCCGAGCAGTCGCCGAAACGGTAGTTACGTTTTCAGCAGCCCTGGTAGCTTCAGCGCGAGCTTCGTCAGCCTTCGCCTTGGCCTTCGACTCTGCCTCGGACTTCTCGGCAACCGCAATACGCGAGGCCTGAGCAGCCAATTCAGTATCCTGGTCGGCCTGGGTCTGTGCCACCTTGACACCGCGCTCGCGTTCAATACGAGCCTGCTCCGACGCCTGCTTCGCTGATTCTGCAGCGACCTGTGCTTCCCGCTCACGCTCGGCACGAGCAATAGCAAGCTGCGATTCCTGCTCAGCAGCACGAGTCTGAACCTGCTTCTCCTGATCCAGGCGGGCGAACTCACCATCCTGCTTCAGAGCCAGCGTCGCCTTGGTAGTCTCGAGGTTCTTAGTCTCGATTTCAACCTCGGTCTGCTTCTCGATGTCGTTGCGTTCCTTACGGCGCGCGTTGGTGACCTTGGCGATCACCGCGAGACCCTCAGCATCGAAAGCATTGTTGGCATCGAAGTGACTGATGTCAGTCTGGTTCAAGTTGGTCAGGCTGACTGACTCAAGCTCGAGACCATTCTGCTTCAGATCCTCGGCAACAGTGGTCTTGACCTTCTGAACGAACTCAGTGCGCTTCTCATGCAGATCCTGCATATCCATCGAAGCAGCGGCGGCTCGCAAAGCGTCAACGAACTTGCCCTCAACGAGGGTGCTTAGCTGACTTGGATCCATGGTGCGCTTACCAAGCGTCTGAGCCGCAGTAGCAATGCTCTCGGTATCTGGAGCAACACGAACGTAAAACTCAGCGTTCACGTCAACACGCAGACGATCCTTGGTAATAAGCGAGTCATTCTGACCACCACGATTAACCGACAGACGAAGAGTCTGCATGTTAATGTCGAGGGTTTCATGAACGACTGGAATGACGAGGGCGCCGCCATCCTTGATCACCTTCTGACCGCCCATACCGGTGCGGACAAAAGCAGTTTCCTTGGAAGCTCGCTTATAGAGCCGGGTGATGATCATGCCGAGGATCAGGAATCCTACGACAGCCAGCCCGACCAGCAAGCCAATGAACTTGATGGACATTGTATTCTCCAGTTAGCGGATTAGATACGCATACAGATTGGTTGGGTGAGGCCCAACCAGTTGAACTTCAGAACCAATCGCAAACACCTCATCATTGCTTGCTTCGACCTGGATCGAATGATCAGTACCAAACTTGTCGCGGACCCGAATGAAACCAAATTGACCTTTGGTTACAGGGCCCACGGTCACTACACCAGTCTCACCAATTAGGCTATTGAGACTGACATCGCTACTCTCCTCCCTAGGCAGGATCTTGTTCACCCAACGAGTCAAAGGGCGGACGCATATGAGCATCAATAAGAATGAGATCGGACCAATGATCAATCCTGACAGCAAATACGCTGTGTAGGACCAGGTAACTGCCTGAATGGCATAACCAATAATCGCAAAGATCGTCACCCCCAGGGTGATAAAAATCATGAACGGCACACCGCCTGGGTTGAGCCAGCCCATAAGGCTAGCACCCTCAAGATGATCAGGAGTGCCATCATGATCTAGGTCAATATGGAAGTCGGGTCCCAGGTGACTCAGTGAGAAACCAACCATCGTTCCTAGGAACTCGATGATGAAGATAGCCATGACGAGAATGCCAGCTATTAGGAACGCCAGATTCTGCGGAGCGGTGAGGAATGCCATGAAGTCCATGTGATCCGCTTTAAGCGAATGGTGAACCACCTGTCAAATCTTATTTGGTAGGAACCCTACTCGCATCTGCCAACTTGGCTAGCACGTTACCATGACATGCTTGGGGATGACACCAACAACCCAGACGCTTGCCCTTGAGCTCATGTAGAGCTTCCATGAGGTGAGATTGTTCCACAATCCAATCGGCGAACTGGCTGATACATTCCTCGCGGGTGCCGTCTCGCCCAACTACGAATGGATTTCCCCATTTGGTCTTGCGATCAATACGAACGTCATAGTGTTCCTCTTTGAGGTTTACGACGGTCGTGTTGGGTTGAGGCCATTGAAATAGATCGTCTGCCATACGATCTACTTAGCCAGACTGACGGGGTCTGGTTGATGAGAAGTTAGCCCCCTCTCACCACCAGACCCCAACGTGCTCTGTTGAGGGACAGCATCACGCTCACACTATATGATTGAAATCAGCAAGTGACGCAAGCGGAATGTAGGAGCGGTTACCTGACTATTTGCTTACAGAAGGCCAAAGACGGCAGGATACCAGTTATATCATGTGGCCTATATGGCTTCATGAGGGTTGGCCAGCCCCTGAAGATTTCTGGTAATGAATCAGGATGGCTACCTGTTGAAACAATAACTGGTATGGATAGCAGTTTGAGATATTCCGCGACTGGGCCGCTTGTTTCCCCGTGGAGGTTCACATCAAGGATCACACCCGATAGTTCAGCATGATGATCCTGGAAGTAGGCCATGGCTTCTTGACAGGTCATCGCAGTAAAGGCTATTTCGAAATCACTGATCGCACACATGTCTTCCCAAAGGAAGTGGAGCATTGGCTCATCTTCAACTAGAAGAATACGACCATTCGACATAGACTCCCTTTCTTAGAACGCGGCCAACTTTGCCAACATTACCTGATCAGTCGTGCCCTTATCGATTATCATAGCGCTGCCTGGCTTACCAACTCTGACAAGCCCATCACCCAGGTCATTACCCTGGCCACTCTTGAAGAGTTTCGCGTAGATCGCCCCTTTGTTGCTGATCCGACGTACGGTGCCCATAACCATATCAACTCGGGCACCTTCACAACCTCGGGGGAATAGGATGGTCTGACCTACCTCAATACGGCGACCCATTAGATCGTTGTAGGTAGGGGTCTCATGATTGACAATATAGTGAGTGCCGGAACGGTGGTTAGGTAGATGCTCGAGATCACTACCTTTCATCCAAAAGCTGCGCCGACCTTTCACAGCCAACTGATAGTCATGAGCGCTGTAATATTTGGTCCGCACCATCATAACCCTGCCTATGGTTCCAATGCGTGATCCAGCAGTAACCCTTACGTATTGGGGTCCATCTTCCATAGCCTTAATCAAGGTCGTCGCAGTCTTAAAGTCATTCAGGCTCATCATAACCTACGCAACTTGAGGGGATCGATCTCTACGACAACCTTGGCTATACGCCTCCACAAAAATCTACGCTGGCTTCGCAACTAAATTGCGCAAAGCGCGTTGTAAGCAGTTCACACAAGCTATTGAAGATTATGACGCCAGTCTAGTCTAGACTTTGGCGCCAGCATACAAAACAGCAAGTAGTTGGAATATGGGCCGAAATAGCTCTGACCCATATTCCGTAGGCTTATGGTCAGATCAGAACCTCGTCAAATTGAAGTCGGAACCTAAAGGCATCATCGATGTTAGAAAAGCCAATCTGCATGGCCTCAGGTTTGACACTGATCACGTAACCTTCCAAGGCTTCTTCCTTGAGCCATGCTTCGACGATTTCTTTAGACACGGGATCAGCCCGCAGGTTCCATACACTCACGACCACACTTCCTTTTGTTTGGTAGAACCCATCTAATAACTGGCTAGGTGTCTGAAATCAATATTACTGAATTGCCAGTTCATGTAGAATCATCTGCTTCAACTCATTCAAACGATAAGGCTTACCAATCACCTTGATCTTCTGCGTGAGGTCCTTCTTCAATTCCTTGAGGGCGACCTCCGCATGGCCTGTTGTGAAAATAATCGGAAGGGTGGGTCGTTCCTGTTTGGTGATTTTAGCCAAGCCAAACCCATCAATACCACCAGGCATCACAATGTCTGTAAATAGCAGATCCAACGGTATGGTGGAGTCTTGGATGATCTTAATCGCCGATTGACCATCTTGAGCGCTGATTACGTTAAAGCCAGCATCAGTTAGCAATTGGCAGGCCAGCTCTCTGACCGCTGGTTCATCATCCACTACTAGGATGCTTTGCTTAGCGGCATCGAAATTGAAATCCTCTTCAGCTTGCGTCTCTTCGATAGTCTCACCAGCAGTGAAGGGGAAGAGCATTTCAACGATCGTGCCCTTGCCCTCTTCGCTCTCGATGAGCAGTTTACCATTTGATTGCTCGCAGAAACCGTAAACCATCGAAAGGCCAAGACCTGAACCCTTGCCAACATCCTTGGTAGTGAAGAACGGTTCACAAGCCTTCTCCAGAGTTTCCTGGTTCATACCCAGACCAGTATCACTGACTGAAACGCTAACAAAGCGGAGATCCTCCATCACTTTGTTGGCAGTCGAGATACAAAGTTTACCGCCTTCCGGCATGGCATCTCGAGCATTGATAGCTAGATTGATGATTGCGCTTTCAAGCTGGGTCTTGTCACTCAAGCAAAGCCATAGGTCTTCCTGGATCTTAATGTCGCAGCTAACTGAAAGACCAACAGCTCTCTCGACCATTTCCTTTACCCCGATGACAACCACATTGGCATCAAGACGCTCCAGCTGGAGACGGGCTTTTCTTGAGAAAGCCAACAACTGAGCGGTAAGCTTCTCTGCCTTCATGGATGCCTCAATAGCCATCCTAACATTCCGCTCCATGCGTTTTGCGACTGGATTATCGCCTAGTTTTGGAGCGCTCATCTTGAGGAGTTCGAGATTGCCGATGATCACAGTGAGCATGTTGTTGAAATCATGTGCTATGCCACCAGTTAATTGACCAACACTCTCCATCTTCTGTGCTTGGCGGAGAGCATCCTGGGTGGCTTGTCGAGCACTAATTTCGGCGAGAACCTGTGCCTGAGCTTCTTCAAGAGCTCGTGTACGCTCGAGAACCTTTTCTTCAAGTTTCTGACGGAGGCGTTCAGTTTCTTCTTGGGCGTCTTTGAGGTCCTGAATGATCGATGAAACACCAAGCCATTGAATAACTTCACCAGCCTGATTGGTGACTGGTCGGCCGACTGATTGGAACCATCGGTATTCACCATCTCGGCGACGAAGACGTAGATCAACCTTGAACTCAAGTTGGAGTTCAAGAGCTGTGTTCCAGTAATCCGTGACTCCTTTGAGATCATCAGGATGGATGAATTCCTGCCAGTTGATCTCTCTGACTGGACGATCCTCACAACCTGTGAATTCGAACCAATATGAGTTGATATAGGTCAAATCCCACTTAGCGTTCCGCGTCCATATGATAGTCGGCGCGAGTTCGGTAAGCATCTTGATATTGATGTCGGACTTGATTGCTTTATCCACTCTGTCCTCGCTGGCTTTATCATAGGTAAGCGATTGCCTAATCCATGAAAAATCAACTGGTTCACCCTGTGCCATATAGATCCCCTATAATTGGAGATGTTAAGCCCTGGATGCGTACCCGTATTATGAAGATTATTGTGGGTTTACTCCCATCTAGTCAGTCACTTGATGTCACATATCGATTTGCCCCGTTGTCCTTCTAGAGTAACGGAGTTTACCAATAGGTCAAGAGTATCAGGAAGAGTGGCCCGTTCTGTTGCCCGGTGGAACCATACCGCGCTTAAGGAGTCGAAGCCCTAAGACTTTAGGCGGTTACCCGCGCTACCTTAGGCAGCGAGCGCAACCTCGACAGTGTTGTCGTTTGCAGGTATTCTGCGTGGCCTTTTAGAGGAGCCACCCTCACCATCGCTTCACCAGTTGCCTGGATCTTCTCTCTGCCGTTCTCTTCCACGTCGATCCTAGTTCAGGCCCAGCAAAGCAAGTGACTTACCTTACTCATGAGGCCTTCCGCGGTGCCCCACTTTCATCCACCCTTCCTCATACCATCCTCAGGACCCAGATCCGGTTGAGATCCTTCGATTCCCTCAGTGGTTTTGGCGCCGCCCAGATTGCTCTGAGTGCTCCTAGGTCACTTGCTATGGTGGACCTGGCGGGTACTGCCCCCGCGTCCGCTAGTCGATACTAGGCTTCGGTCTTCAATAGCATCATCTATATAGCAACAAAGCACCAAGATGTCAAGCTAAGAAGAACGTGTGATCCTCAATCTTAGTCACATATTTGCTCTGGGTAGCCCAGGGTGGATTCGAGATAGCCAAATTACAATACATGAGGGCTGGTCTGCTCTTCACAAGTCGCCATGCCGCTCCTCCATTATATGTTCCGCTAACTACCTGCTGGGCTACCTCATGAAAGGCATTCCATTGAGATCGCTTCCGATAAGCGGCCATTTTCTGCTTACCACGTTTCTCGGCCGCAGCCCAATCCTTGCTAGCTACGACTCTGGTATATTTGCGGTTGATCATCTCAAAGTAGAAGCCTGAAAACTGACCATTAGCCAAAACTATTCCTTTGATCGTCCCCTTCCATGCTGGATTGACTGTACCAGTTGCTTTACCAGTTTGAAGGCGATCCACCACTACAGCGGCAACCGCGGCCCAGGCATCCTTCTGGCTCTGATTGCCTGCCTCGTCAATCATACACGTAGTAAGCCAATCAACATCATCATCACTCGCATCTAGCGGTTCTTGTGAATCAGGATCAGATGCTGGAGGGGCATCATCAGTAGCACCCGTGACACCACCTTCAGTTTCAATGGTGCCAGAACCTGAATAACCATTCGCACCCGCTCCGCCTTCAAAGCGGTATGGATTTGAATAATCAATAGGTGCTGAAGCGGCACCCTGGCTACTCTGGCTAGAAGTGCCACTAGAGCTGTTATCACCTACAAAGACATTCGGGCTACCTTGTTGACACCTGGAGCCACAAAGGATCGGATCACCAACTCTACCCTGACCCTTACCGTTCACGAAAACACAATCAGAGCCCTTGGCTAGGTGGCTATCATGGCTCTTATGTACAGCCCAATGATCACCTTGCCGATGCGCCGCCTTACCGTTGATGAATGTATCTGGTGATCCCTGGTCACAAGGCCGTGGTTTGGCGTCACCATGGCCTGTACACTTATCACCCTTCCTAACTGCCGCTTTGGTCATTTTATGATAGCTGCCGCAGCACCAGTGGCAGCACTTGTTAGGAGGCCTTTTAAACAAGGATCCTGAGGAAGGTTGGCCATAAGTTCAGCTAGACCCTGACGAAGCTGCGCCAGAGCTGCTTTGGCAAAATTCATAACCTCAGTTTGAGCCTTGCTAATGAAGGCACTGACCTGTTGTTTTGCCACCGAGATACCATCTTTGATCTGGTCCATAAGAGGGCTAATAGCTGCCTTCGCCGCACTAATAGCACTCTGTACTCCAGATTGAATGGCACTCGTGAGATCACTTAGAGCATTATTGACTTGACTCACACCTGCCTTGATCTGATTAGTGACATCGTTGAGAAGCTGTTTACCAGAATCCATAATGCTTCCCAACATACCATCCAGACCTAAGCATGGATTGCTCAGGAGGTTCATTACAGTAGCTAGTGCTAGAGCACCTTGAGCCACACCAGCCAGGCTTGGTAGGTTGCTGGTTAGACGATCAGTGTGATCCTGAATTGAATCCAAGTCAGAGTTGATATCCTGGCTATCCTGATCAAAGTCATCCTGGTAATCAGACCAATCAGTCTGGCCCGAGGCATTATCCAAGGCCTGTCCCGCATTATTCAAATCATCAAGACTACCACGGATATCATCAATCAGACACGAAGCCGGATTAACCAACACGCCATGGTAAGGGTTGGTAGTTGGAAGAGCGAAGAAGGCATCAACATGTTCCTTAAGCTCAGGAGGAACTATGCTGGTATCACTGGAATCAACCAGCGGAGGTGGAGGATTTTGCTGAGTCGCAGATGGAGCAGGAACTGGTGTGGTCTCCATGATCTGCTGGAGCATCAAGACAGCCGGCTTGGTTGTTGGATTGTAGATCTGGCTGTCTAAGGCTTCCTGATTCACAATCTTCGACATGGATAGCATATTCATCCTCCAGATCTGGATTAAGCCAGATCGCATGGGTATAATGACCGCCGGTATTACCACTATGGACGACCACGTGCTTATCCGAATTCAGATATAGGTTGCCCTTAGCATGGATCTCAAAATCACCCTCGATGACCAGACGGCGGTTCACTGGATCGTAGGTGATTGGCAGACCAGTTTGCGATCCAACTATGTGCCTTGGCGCTACCAGAATTGAAAAGGCCAATCTGATGCGGTCAACCAGCTCAGTTAGAAATTGCCTGCTCATACTGATCAACAGCATCCGTTCTTGCTGGAGTGACTGCGACAACATGTTGGTTCTTAAGCGTAACCGTCTCTTTACCCGCAGCAACCATCCAAGGTGTAAACATCACACGAGTCTGGGTTGGGTTATCAGGATTTTCCGCCATCACCATAGCCAGTGGTCTGCTGATAATGATATGGTTGTCGTCATCACTAAGACGGCGAGCGATGATCTCCTCACCAGTGATGAGCTTGATAGCTACGACGGTTAGGTTCTGACTCTTCTTTTCAACTAGCATAGGGGTATTTATCCACGTATATTATGGGTTCTTGTGCTTCTGATTGAGTAACTCTCTATGGAAGCCATTGTAGTTGGCTAGGGTCATATAACCCACCAGTTTGCTCTTGTGAAAGAGGTTGAATCTATCCTCTTCACCAACAGTAACCAGTTGATCACCGAACTTTACCTGGCCATCCGTTAGTATTGCGAACGTATCACCAGTTTCTACTTGGATCTTCCAACTCCGATCTAGATTCTCATAGCCTACGAAATCAGGATCGCAGTCCCAAATACGTATTTCATATGTAGGTTGTGGCTGGGCCCTTACTTTAGCTTCCTGCTCTTCAGCATGACGAAGGATATCTGCTAGCCGTTCCTTCTGTGATTTACCGTTTGCCTGTTTGAGGATTTCTAGTGCCTCTCTTACCCACAGGGGCTCTTGTAGGGCCTTAATCTCCTCCCATGACATCTGGGTTACCTGATCAACCAGAGCCTGTAGCCGTGGCTTTTTCTTAGCCACGGCTACCAACATCTCATCCTTAGAGTAGAAGGATCTCATGCCTGCTTCTTGAAATGCGCATCTAGCTCAGTGAATCCACCAATGTAAGTTTCATCGAGCCAAATCTGAGGAACCGTGCGAGGGGCCGCACCCGTTGCTTCAGTGACTTTCTGGATCAGGTCTTCGCGATTTTCAACTGCGCTAACCTCGGTATATTCGATGCCACGGTTCTTCAGCAGCATCTTAGCGCGGTCGCAATAGGGGCAGCTAGGCTTACTGTAAATGGTTGCCTTCATTGAGTTCTCCTTAAAGTTTGAAAGTGCTGAAATCGTCAGTGGCAGCATCCTGCTTTACTCCACCTACGACATAACTTGAAATCTCGGTCTCCTGGGGGGCTACCTGAACTGACTTAGAAGCGATCCAGCTAGAGGTCCATGGTAGGGGATTACGAGCAGGAATACTGAAGGGCGCCTTCAATCCCACACCACGCATACGAGTTCCTGCGATATAATCCACATACTCGTTCAGCAGAGCTTCATTAAGACCAATGAGCGACCCATCCTTGAAGAGGTATCTCGCCCATTCCTTCTCCTGACGAATAGCTGACAGATACATCGCGATACATTGCTCTTCGGTCTCCTGAGCAATCTTGATATAATGGGGATCATCAGCTTTCAGGATATTGCGGAGTAGGTTCTGAGTGCCAGCAAGATGTAGATTCTCATCACGAGCAATGAGTTTGATAATCTTGGCATTGCCCTCCATTCGCTTGTTTTCAGCAAAAGCCCATGAGCAAGCGAAGCTGACATAGAATCGAACACCTTCAAGGATGTTGACACTCATCATGGTCAACCAAAGCTTCTTCTTCAACTCATAGATGTCGACCTTGAGCTTCTTACCATTTACACGGTGCTCACCTTCACCCAAAAGCTCATACCACTTAGAAGCAGCAATTAGATCATCATAGTTAGCACTGATATCCTTGGCACAATCGACGATCTCCTGAATGGATTTCATCGCATCAAAAACTGAACCAGGATTGGGGTAAACATTGCGGATGATGTGAGTGTATGAACGACTATGAATGGTTTCAAAGAACGCCCAAGTCTGCGCCCAAGTCTCCATCTCTGGTAGACTTGTGATAGAGCCAAAAGCCGCAGTAGGTGAGCGACCTTGAACCGAATCAAGAAGGATCTGCCTCTTCAGGTTGCTGGTGAAGATGTGCTTCTCATGATCAGTGAGCTTACCAAAGTCTCCGCGATCAGTATTGAGATCAATCTCTTCAGGTCGCCAAAAGAAACCAAGCTGCTGGTTGGTTAGGTGCTCTATTTCAGGATATTTGACCTGGTCGAAACGCTGAATGTCAACTGGACCACTTGGATCGAAAAACATCTTGGCTGTTAGATGGTCAACCTTGTTTAGGTTAAAAACGGACATTGCCTGCCTCTTTTCTCTTTCTTACCAGAATACGGTTCTGGTCGATCATTGTCTATCTCTGATGGAGAATCCACGGGCCTAAAACCCGTGGATTTCACACTTAAAGAACGCAGGAATCACACGTTCCATCATCTTCTAGTAGATCAAGCTCTTCAGCTTCAGATGCTTCATCCTTAATAACCGTGATGTCTTCCTGCCCGTCATACGTATTGAAATAGTAGGCAGTCTTGATACCATATTTGTACATCGTCAGTAGATCAGTGATCATCTCTTTCATCGAAATCTCACGATCAACATAGTGATCAGGATTGTAAGAGGTGTTGGCCGAGATAGCCTGATCAATATACTTCTGAAGTACACCACATACCTTGATGTAACCACGTGGGCTCTTCTGGTCCCATAGGAGCTCATACTTATTCTTGAGCTTCTGAATCTCAGGAACAACCTGCTTCAACACGCCGTGCTTGCTGACCTTCTCACTCACCAGGGCACGAACTGGTTCAATACCATTGGTTGAGTTCGAGAGCTGTGCTGATGTCTCGGCTGGCATAAGGGCCATCAATGTGGTATTACGGATACCGGTCTTGAGGAGTTGATTACGAAGATCTTCCCATTCCATACGGAACCGGGGTTCAACCAAGTTATCAATATCACGCTTATACGTGTCAATGGGGAGAATACCCTTACTATACTTGGATTTATAGACAGCCTGACACGCACCTTTCTCGACAGCTAGGTCGGCTGAAGCTTTGATCAGATAGTAAGACATCCCTTCCATGTATTCATCAATTAGAGGAAGAGCCGCATCATCATACTTCAGGCCATTCTTGGCAAGGAAGTAGGCCAGATTCACAATACCAACACCGAGTGGGCGGAGTTCGCGGGTGGCGATTTCAGCTGCCTTCACTGGATAGTTCTGGTAGCTTAGGATCTCATCAAGGAATCGCACCACTAGTTTAGCTGGCTTTTCAAAATCATGAGGAGTCTTGACTCGTCCCCAATTGAGAGCACTCAGAGTACAGAGGCTGATCCGCCCTTCATCACAATCGTAGGATTGGAGAGGTGAAGTTGGAAGCGTGATCTCCTGACAAAGGTTAGACTGAGTGATAGGTGCGAGTTCAGGAATGTAAGAACTATGGGTATTCGCATGGTCGATATTCATGAGATAGATACGACCAGTCTCTTTACGCTCAGTTAGGAACGTAATGAAGACATCCAGAGCTTTCATTGACTTCTTACGGATCTTTGGATCATTCTCATACTGAACGTAAAGCTCATCAAAGCGATCCTGATCCGCATAGAAAGCATCTAGCAATCCAGGCACATCTTGAGGTGAGAAGAAGGTGATATCACCGCCCTCAACCAGACGCTGATACATCAGACGATTGAATAGGAAGCTATAGTCGAGTTGGCGGATACGATTGAATTCGGTGCCCTTGTTGTTCTTAAGCACCACCAGATCTTCAAACTCATAATGCCACAAGGGGAAGTGAACCGTAGCGGCCCCGCCTCGAACGCCGCCCTGAGAGCAACTCTTCACAGCGCTTTGAAACCAACGCACAAACGGAATCATACCAGTATGCTCCGCATCGCCATTGCGGATCTTGGAGCCTTGGGCACGAACCCTTGACATATCGATACCAAGGCCAGCCTTCTGGCTGATGTATTTGACCACGGCACCATTGGTGGCGAGGAGTGAATCCAAGGAATCATCAGTCGCGATAGTGACACATGAACTGAATTGCTTCTGAGGCGTGCGCAAACCAGCCATGATAGGAGTGGGGAGGCTGATATCAAATTGGCTCACCGCATCGTAGAAATCCTTGATGTATTCCATGCGGATCTCTTTGGGGTAAGCCATGAAACCAATAGCAGCGATCAAGACAATGGCAATTTGTGGTGTTTCAAAGAACTGACCTGTGACACGATCCTTGACCAGATACTTGCCTCGCCATTGTTCCATGCCGGCAAACGCAATCAGGTCATCTCGAGAATGCTTGACGATCTTCTCCATTTTGCGCCAATCGTCATCATCGAAATTCTCTAGGAGCTCGCTAGTGTAGTGACCAGCTTTGACATTGGCCTCGACAACTTGCTTCACAGTCCAGGGTTCATATCGGCCATAGACTTCCTTACGCAATTGGTAGGAAGCTAGACGACTAGCCACATACTGGTAATTCGGAGTGTCTTCGCTGATAAGCTCACTAGCGCTCTTAATGAGCAATTCATGAATCTTGGTGCTTGGAGTGCCATCTTCGAGTTGGAGTTTGGCTCGAAGTTCTACTTCACTTGGTGAAACACCAGTTAAGCCTTCACAAGACCAGAAGACGACTTTGTGGATTTTCTCGAGGTCGAGAACCTCTTGACGGCCGTCACGCTTGACGACCATGATTGGTGTGCTGCCCATTTATTTCCTGTTCTCTTATCGTAGGGTAGATATTTAGTGAGCCCAATCTGGCATTCTCCAGGGCGTTAGAAGTCATCCTGGAATGCTAATTAGGTCTCTAAATGTCCACCCTCTGGGTTTACACGATAGCTCACCAAATATGTACAATTCTGGTGCTCCGTGTCAAAATTGATTACCCTGGCATGCAGGTAATTTAGAGCCCATTTGTCGTCGATGAGTAGAATCATCGTCTCCATTGAGGCATTCTGGTTTCTCACATAATGGAGACGCATACGATCAGGGTTCCACCCGATCATAACCAGGGTTTGTTCCATCAGGTAAGCCTTGGCGGTATCGTCAAAATCACCCTGGTTCAAAAGTTCCCAAGGGCCTGGCCAAGTAGTAGGATCATTGTAATCTAAGACGTAAGTAGAGGTGGGTGCCTGTGAAACCCAAAAGGCGACCTGGTCAAGTTGTTCTGCTTCACTCAGACCATCCAACCTAAGACGAAATTCTCTCCATTCAGCAAGACGCTCAGAAGGCGACAATAGAAAGGGGTTCATGAGATGCTCCGAAGATTAGCTAATCGAAGGGGTAGTCCAAACACGGCCTGAAACACAGAGCGTGAGTTGGATACCAAAGGTGTTCTTCATAGCAAGCCAAGTGAGGCCTGAGTCAGTATGCCCTTCATTGTCTAGCTTAGTCAGCTTGAACGCATTGCTAAGATCACCATTCCATCCAATGGATGATTTCACGGTAGTATTGACTACACTTTGGTCAGCATCAGTCTCATGAATACAAGCGCTGATTTCTCCAAGAACCTTCACGGTTCCATCACTCTTCATCAATGAAAAATCAAAGACGGCGAAGTCGCGAGTGTTGCTGGGGAATAGACCAATTAGAGGAATCCATTCACTGTTGGCCAGACTTACCGCACTCTCAAGAGCACCATGATAATAGACATCACCCCTGACGCCATATTGAACGTCTAGCTCAGTGAGAATCTTGATATTCTGGTAAGGGTAACTGTGACGGCCTTGAACCTTAGGGTTATTGGGCGCACCAATGAAAACTTCACCGGTGTCAGTGGTCATACCAATCTCACCGTCCGCAAGTGCGTCAGGCAGTTCCCCGCTTGTGCCCCGACGATGTTGAACTCGGCTGATCTGTATAACCGACATAGGCGCCTCCAATTTCTTTGTATTTATTTGCTGGCTTGACTTTGGTTCCTGTTTTGTTACAATGTGGTATGACCGAGATTAAGATTCCAAAGATTGGCACCAGGGTTGAAGTTCTGACCCGATATACCCTAGAATGGATGAACGAATACCGTCAGCCAACCATTGGAATAGTTGCTCATAGCAACCCCTGGGACCAACCGGGCACTTTTCGCCTCATTGGTATCGAGACACCAAACAACCATATTGGTGAATCGGTTATCAATCTCGAATATGTGGAAGATCTCAAGGTATTAGGTTCTAAGTCTCTCCTAGAACCTACCGAAATGACCTCACCCAAGATCCAAAGCTTCGAGATCCAAGGCAGCAAGGGTGACGTCTACGTTGTTACCATTGATGGTGACAAATCATCCTGTACCTGCCCAGCAGGAACCCATGGTCGTCAGTGTAAACACGTCAAGGCTGCTCGAGAGCAGATGGCTGATTCTTAAAATAAAGGTCTAGGCGATCCAACCACTCATTGATCGCATTCTCGAACTCCTCACCTTCAAAGACATACTCTTGGAAGCTCAAATCTCGAGCAACCATAAAGATCACACCCTTCTTGATCTGAGTATCAAAGAGTTCATTATGGGCTAGAGCGTAGGCAGCAAGCTGACAGGCATAGTTGTTGATCTTATCCTTGGTCTTCATCTTGTTTGTGGTCTTGTAATCCATGATGGCTGGCTCACCATTATGAAGACCAATGAGGTCGGCTGTTCCAGCATATAGGCCAGGGAAGTAGAGCATCTCTTCCATAGCCCATACTTCATTGACATTACATAGACCACGAGCGATGATCGTATCAGCCATATTACTGGCCATTTGACGCACCAGGTTGGATCCACGTGGGCGCTCTTCACCCATCATGTAATTCTCCAGATGAGTATGCATGAGTGAACCAAGACCAGTTGCTTCATCGCGAATCTGATCAGCTTTCTTATCACCAACCCAAGCTCGCCATTCCATCAAGCCAGTCTTATCCTCAGTAGCACTCAGGATAGTTGTGACACTGGCGTGGGGGATGTCTTTATCACAGATGTAATGACGGGTTCCGTCTTCTTGCGTTACTCGCTCGAGAGTCGGATAGGTATAGAGTTTGTTTTGTGGGATCATGTCTTTCTCTTAGCTATACGGAATTCTGGTTGTTCTTGTCTATTTCCGATCTAGCCAGACATGAAAGAAGCGGGGAACCATGTCCCCGCCCCTATTTAGTTTTCATACTTGGTGATGACTCTTGAGATCTTCTCTGGAACCTTCTTGCCTCGAATCTGGTCGTCAAACTCATCAATACTTCCGTATTCGAATTCAGCGTATTTGATCACCTCATCATCCAAGTTTGGATTACCGAAGAGCTTCTTACATACAGCTCTGATTACCTGGTTGACGTTAGCGTGTGGATTCACTTTCAGGGCTTCTTTGACCGTTCTGAGTGCTTGAGCAAGCTGACCATCAGTTAGCTTACTAGAAGCTTCCTTGAGTTCTTCTGCCTCCATTGCCTCATAGAAATCAGCAGTCAGTTGAGCTAGTCGTTCACGAGTTTCATGAACGCTTGGGGTGCCCTGATTTTCATATGAACCGTCACGGATACCAGCCTTGGCCTTCATCTCCATAACCTGCTGTTGGAAGAAGACATCATCAGTAGTGGTCTCCTTGACTTGCTCCTCCTCTTGGGTCTCCTCATAGAGATAGTGGTAATCAGCAGATGGGATGACATCGATACCAAGCACATGAGCATTCTCTGAAATCTCTACAGGAATCTGGCCAGCAGCTACTTTGGCAGCTACGGATCTAGCTTCTCCCCATGTGGTGAGATCCTCTTGAACCAAAAGAACCTTAGTTCCAGCAGTAGCCCAGCTTGGATTTTCAGCCGTGCCAATATTCTCCATCATCTGGGTATGAACCACAACCGCGAAGGTTTCATTGGTCATTGGGGCTTCCTCCATTACTTCTTCGATTTCAAGATCAGATGAATGTCTGTCACCGCTTTCAGTATGACTAAGATCTTCACCGATAGGTTCAAGTTCCTCGACAGCTTCTTCCAATCCATAGTGATCCTCAGTATCAGTCAGAAGAGCATCCTGCTCCATGATGTAATTGAGCACTTTGGCTTTGAACTCTTCCTCTGATAGGGTTCCAAAGTCATGCATATACGGTGTGCCAGTATAATGGCCATAAGCACGGGTCAGAACTGCCTCTACTGGACTACCTTCATGGTATCCTGACCAATCTAGACATTCCTCGAGATCACCACGACTCAATGTCTGGCTAATCTCCGTGAGACCCTCTGCTAAACCTTCACAAACCTTACGAGCTACCATGAGCGGGCTCTTGATATTGCGGGGCAGAAGACCTTTACGTTTGAATTCGTCATAGGTGGAATTCTTGGTTAGCATCGCATGACTATTGGATGCGCTGAAGGCAATCACCTGAAAATGTTCCATGTCAAACTCAGTACAACCACCATACATCGTGCCTGGTTTGAAGAGCATGGATTTGAAAGCCTTAATGGCTTCACTCTTGGAGGAATAGCCAAGCATGACCTTATCCTCGTCAAAGCGAGATCCATCTACAGTCAACTGGTGCATGACATAGACTTGAGCACCCTTCTTGGGATTCTTCCTCAGGTAGCAATCCAGATGCTCACCATCTGGGCTATGTGTACCTTTGATATAGCCATAGCTGGCTGGGATCTTGTAAGACCATTCTTCTTTGGTCTTCTTGTTGATGCCACGGCGATATCCACCTGCTGGCACCTCGACACTGATATCAAGGCCTTCAAAATGAGTACGGCTGTGAAGCTTTGCCTCATTGAGCATCTTGAGTAACTCCATTACCATAGAATCCTCCAGAAGAAGGTGTTACCCGTATCAGTATTCTGGAGAGGTTGAACTTGATAACCTAGACTTGTGAAGTTCTGTTGAACGATGTCAATCTGCTCCTTCAGTGAACGATAGAGCAGATCAACATCAGAATTGCCAGGGGTATCGCTGAATATCGCGCCATAATAGTCATAGGCGTTGATATCAGAATCTGGAGCATCCTGAGCTGGAGTTACGGTGAATGGGCTGTTTTTGACATCGACATTCATCTTACCAGCCGCAATAGCTTCGTAGATATCAGATTCTATGGCACGGATCTCATCATGGATCGCTATATTGTTACGCGATCCTGATCGTGCTTCGGCCGCGGTGGGGAAGGTGTTCATTCGGAATCCTTCCTTTCAATGGAACGCATCGCAGCTGAATGGATGTTATTGGCATCCTTTTCAGCTTGCTTCTGGTCAACTTGGCGACCAGCAGTTGGGTTATCAATGAAGACAGTCATTTGATTGGTCTGAGGATCAGCTTCAATCTTGAGACCTTGAACGCCTTGAAGGGCCTGATTAATCAGATCACCTTCAATCTCCATGCCCTCAAAATCGGGATCTTCCTTCAGTTGGTCAATGATCTGTTGAACTGTGATAGATGTGACACCCTGAGCCTTCAGAGATGCGAGGATATCCATGATGGAACTCTTTGCCATCTGGACTGGATTGAGATCTTCGCTTACAATTTCGGACCAGCGCATGACGTTCTCCTAAGGTGTTGGGGAGAAGTTGCCCTCTCCCCAACCTATTTACTTCTCGGAGTCGTCAGCTTCTTCAGTAGCTGGTTCTTCGGCAGGCTCTTCCTCCTTAGCAAAAGGGTTACCTGCTTGCTTCTTGGCTGGTTTCTTGGAAGCAGGAGCCTTAGCCTCAGGTGCCTTCGAACCCTTAACCTCATCAGCCTTTGGTTCAGGAGCCTTCTCACCACCTTCAGTCTTAGCAGCCCCCTTTGGGTTTGGCTTCAACTTCATATAGTCAGTCTGGAAGGGCTCACCCTTATACTGACCAGCTGAATCAATGGGCCAATGAGCAGCATTGATATTCTCTTCTAGACCCTCACCCATCTCTGCTGGGCCCTTAACCGTTCCGGTGGTTCCGCTTGTTCCAGTTGTGCCATTGGTGCTCGAATTATCAGAATCACCGTCAGCATCATTCTTGGCATCATCGCCATCAATCATCGATGCGGCGTTCTGGACGAACTCACCAGCATTGGTTGGATTCTGACCATTTGATTTCATCGTATTCAGCATCTTTGTAGCAATGCTGCGCTCCGAACCATCCATACCAGACATTGCGCTCTGTACGCTCTGACCAGCGGCCGAGGTATCACCAGCTAGTTTGCTAGCCATCTTGGCCATAGCCGAACTAGCATTCTTCTGATCCAATGAACTCAATGGAGGAGTGGCTTCTCTGAGCTTGAGAACGCTATATGCGGCTGGCTTCATACCGAACTCTGCTTCAAATCCTTCAATGAGCCACTTCTGACAATCATCAGCACCTTCCATGAGACCAGCCTTTGATGCCATGAGGTTTGCGAACTCACGAACGTATTTCGCAGCATTACCCTTGCCAGTTCTGACAATCGAAGCCTCAATCATCTTAGCAACCTGTCGAGCAGCAACACGGGCTTCATCAACGTGATCTTCACCCTTCTGCTTTTGACGACGAGCAGACTGGCGAGCCTTCATACGATCGGCTTTTTCATAATCTTCATCGTCATTGTGGCGGAAGGTTTTACCCTCTTCGAGATCATCACCCTTCTGCTTGGCTTTGCGAGCATTCTTACGAGCTGAGAACTTCTCGGCCTTCTCATAATCCTCATCATCACCCTTGCGGAAGGTCTTGCCTTCTTCAATCGACTCGACGATTTCTAGATTTGGTGATTGGGTATAGGTTGGAGTGGCCAATTGGGCCATAGCTGCCATACCATGCTTTTTCTTACCAATCCATCCGGCCAGTTTTGCTGGATCCTTAGCGGCCTTGGTAGCAATGCTGGTTGCGAAACTGCGGAAGTGCTCTTCAGGCATACCAGCGGCAGCTTCTGCGAGAACCCAGCCAATTAGGCTCTCAAGACCTTCAGTCTCGATGAGCTTCTTACCAGCTGCTTCTAGGATGATGCTCTCTTTGAGTGGAGCACGCTTTGGCTCAACACTCTCCTTCTTGGCACGACCAAGTGGTTCATCATCTGGACCAGCGGCAGCATCTGCGCTTCCGAAGCTATCCATAGCAGCATCAACATCGCCATCAGTTGCTTGTGAATCAGCATCGAAAGCATTGTCAGCTGGTGCCGACATATCAGCACCTGTATCCATGTTGGCATCCGCAGCCATATCACTGGCTGGTAGCTTACCTTCAAGACGCATAATGGAATTACCGAGTTCATCCTTGGCATGACGAACTGTATTCATTGCGTTAGTGATGACATCCTGAGCACTCTCTTCGAAAGAATGGGCTGCTTCCTGACCGAAAGCTACCTTCATCTTATCAACGAGGGGGAAGAGATCCTGCGCATTCATCTTCGCCAGGTCTTCAGCCATATCCTGAAGCTTATGCATGATATCCTGAGCTGCTAGGACTAGTTCTGCCTGCTCTAGGTCATTCTCGAGTAGCGCCGACATGCCCTGAGGCTTAGCACTCTCCTCTAGCTTACGGACTTCAGCGAGACGAGCCTGCGTGCGAGCAAACTCCTCTTTGATAGCCATGAGCTTTTCAATCTTGGTCTTGGTCATGTGGTTTGCTCCTTACGAGGAAGTCTTCTTTGTTCGCTTGATACGCTTTGGCGCAACTTCACTTAGGAAGATATGGATGGCTTCCTGGATAAGGACGGCCTTGGTATAATGGGGATTGCTGTTACAGGAATTGAAAGATGATTCCTGGATAATCCTACTACGTTCCAATCCATAAGCTTCATGAAGGCTCCGGAGCTCTGCTAAACTATTGGCGGCCTCGAAATCAATCGTCAGACCAAATAGTGATTCCAACAAATTGAGGATCCGAGCCAAGCGATAGTTTGGACTGGTGTTGAGTTCATCAATGACCATTAGCATCCTTCCAGACTAGTAAGCTGCGATATTCTGTATATTTAGTCTGTAGGGCTTTCAGTCAGCACGGAACGATCGGCAAAATATAACCGACCATTCCGTGGAGTTTATCGGATAGATTCTAGGATGCTCTTGATCTCATCCTGTGCCGCAAGGGCGTTGGCACGCGAAGTAGCAAACCGTTCCTTGAATACCTTAGCAGCGGCAGTTTCACCAAGTTCCATTGAACGAGTGTAACGTGCCTTATTCTGCGAGGTAGCAATACGGTTACGATTGAAAGTTTCTTCCAACTCAACAACTTCCTGAACCTTGCGGCTATCCAGGCTATTGCCTTTATTCATCAACTTCATGATAGCGGTGGCAGCTTCTTTGATTACCAGACCTGGAACTACATCGCGGCGATTAGAATCAACCACATTGTAGCGATTTACTTCCTTGCCATTGCTCTCCTGGATGGTAACTAGAACCTGATACTCACTACCAGAATTGCTAGATGCGGCATATTGGTTAGTCTCAGTCAGCGCTTGTCGGGCGAATGGTGCTTCATTGCCTTCTAGAGCGTTCATCTTTTCTAGAAGAACCTTCATCGCATCAACTTCTTCGCGACTCGTTCCACCACCTGGATAGTAGACGGGTGGAGCAACACTTTCATTGAGTGGTCGCTGGGTTCCTGCGTAGCCGCCGCTGTATTGACCGTGAACGGTTTCATCTCGAACGGCAGGCACATTTGATGTTCCTGCTCCACCATTCATGATTTGAAGCAGGCGTGACATCTCTGCCTTATCTGCGTTGCTAGGGCCCATAGGAATTAGTGAGTTAGTCATGATTTCTCCAAAGATCGTCTAAACGATTTACGACATAGTAGAGCGATCCATCATGTTGAGCTCTTTCAAGAACTCCCCTACTCACCATTTTGCGAGCGACTTCCTTCTGGCGCTCATCAAGATCACTACGTTTGATAATCGCACCATCTTGAGATTCAATTAGGTCAACCAGATCCTGCTCCTCTAGGGAGACAGGAATCTGAATACCACCACGGATCTCAAGAAAGCGCATGATTACTTCCTGCGACGTTCGAAACGCTCGCCTAGGTAATCACGACCCATCATTTGGGCCTGGTTGGTGAGATCCTGAAGCTTCTGGATCAGGCTCTTGTATTCTGAAAGTCGGATGTCAGCTAGACCAGACTGGATGCTATTCAGAGCATCTTCAATCTGTGACATAGCATCGCTCTGAGTTGGCATCATAGGATCCATACCAGGAACTGCCTCAACTGGATCACTACCTAGATCTCCTGGCACACCAGCATCCGAAGGAGTAATGGCACCGATATCGTTATCAGCGAGATCATTCACGTCGTCAGTGTTATCCAAGGTGTTCATATCATCCATATCATCCGATGGTTCATCTAGATCGGATGGCGTATCCTCAGAAGCAAGATCATCCATTCCACCAGCTAGACCTGTATCCATCATGCCACCCTCATTGTCGGATGAATCATCCATATCAACAGGGCCAGGTGCTAGAGGGCCATCTGGATCCGTCTGAGGAACCTCGGGGATTTCAATGCCATCAAAGTCATCTTCATCCAGACCGTTCATTGGTAGACCTGCGAGTTCGCGCAGGCGGAAAAGTGGATTCACTGGCTTCATACCCATCACTCCCTCATTCAGGTTATCACTTTCGATCTCCTCGTCAAAACGAGGCTTGTGCTTGGCTCCACGACCGAACTTATCCACCTTACGTGGATCCTTACCGCCGTCATGGGCGCCGGCGCCACTACGGGTTTTGACCGCAGCTACTACCGGATTGCGAGGCTTAATATCAGCCATCTTGGCTTTCGCTGCTTTGACACGCTTGTCTGGATTCTTGCTCATCTTTTCCTCAATCTCAACGGAATCACGCACCGTTGGCTTCCTGAGGATCTCAGACAACGCCCGGCCAGTGCGATATGCCACATCACGATCACCACATTCGATGCGGTAATTGGTAGGGCTGGTAGCCTGGTAGTTTACCTGATTCTCATCCAACCAGTCAAGAACTCGGTCTCTAGTTTGATCATTGACTTCAACGGCATAGGTAAATGCTTCAGCGAGTGGTGACATCATACCAAAAGTTTCATCGAGTTCCTTACCCTGTTGAAGACTCTCGTATTTCGCACCTAGGTAGTTGTCCATATCCTTCTTGCTCCTGAGCGTAATGCCATATTTACCAAGAATATCTGAGGCCTTATTCAACTGTACACCCTGACCGTTATTCTTAAGATATGAAATCAGATCCATCAGATCATCACCGGAGATCTCTCCTTTGAGTTTCTGAGCATCGTCATCCGAGACACCATATTGAACTAGGGTATCAGCTAGATCGAACTTATCCATTTTGCTTACCCTTCTTGACTACAATCCGAGTCTTGGCTTTTGGGCCTCTATTCTCACGGATGATTGCTTCAAATTGGTCAGACCATAGATGTCTTGCTGCCTCTAGGAATTGGCGTTCCTCAAGAGACATTTGTAGGGGATTGTCCCCAAAGAGCTCAGAAAGAGTCATTGGCTACTCGCATATTGGATATCCTTGATATTTACCATATCAGGTCAACGGTCGCAGAAATATAAGCAGTTTACAACCTGGCTTGGAAGCGTTTTGGGTAAATATGGTATAGGTCGCATTAAGGAGACAGCGCATGGGTGATTTGATTCAAAGCATTGTCTCTCTCATTGCTAGTGGGGAAGCCGGCGCTTTGACGGCTATTCTCCTTGGCATCATCATGGCGCTCGGGTGGTATTGTTTCAGGCAGATGAAGCAACTCGAGAAGAAGGATGAGAAGATTTACAAGATCATTGACGATTACTCCAAGAATAACATCACAATCACTGAGGCTCTAAACGGTCTCAAAATGGTTCTCATCGAGATCAAATCGAAGCTCTAACATGAAGTGGTTCTGGCAATCCAAGATAGATCGAAAGAAGGCACGATCCGCAAGTCTAAAGGCGGCCCTCGATAGTAGCGAAGCTCTAGAGAAGGCCGCCAAAGGCACAATGGATCTAGCCCAAGACGTTACCACAGCATTACAAGCCCGAATTGATGATTACGCAAACCAGATCGACCAAACATCTAGACTTCTTAGTGACGCCCTACTCCTGGTAGATGCTGATGGTAACATCGAGAGCTTCAATCCAGCTGCTGAATCCATGTTTGGTTGGCGAAAACGCCAAGTCATTGGTAAGAGTCTATCACTCCTATTCCAGTTCGCTGAAGGCATAGTTGTCAATTCTGACTTCATGGAAAACATGATGGGACAGGTCAACGAAGAAGATGATTTTGCGACCGTCCATTATGAAGAGTTCATGGGTATCTGCCAGGATGGAACCAAGATTTATGTCGATGTTGGTGCGAGCAAATTCACTCGCAGCAATAGCAAGACCTACTACATCATTCTAATCAGGAATGTCACCCACCGAGTTCGCAGCTCTAAGATCATGAAAGAGCTTGCCGAGAAGAACCAAGAACTCCTGACTACCATCGATTCCTCCAACACTGGTTTTGTGATCCTTGAGAAGAACGGCCCGGATTATGAGATCACCTTTGTAAACGAAGGATTCGCCCGGCTTACCAATACGAAACGTGGTGAACTGAGGGGGAAGAACCTACGTGAAATCCTGGGTATTGATCATTCTTATTGGCTAGTTAGGCGAACGCTAGGTGAGGAGATTACCGCTCGCCATGAAGTCCAACTAGAGTTCGAGAATACTGAGAAGCTATGGTTCGATGTTCATATCACTCCAGTTTTCAAAGGCTATCAGGCAGTTCAATGGATCCTAGTCTTCTACGATACCACCGAACTCAAGAAGGCCTACACTGACCTCAGTCGGAGTGAATCTCATTTCAGAGCATTCAGTGATGCTTCATCTGAATCCATGTTCATCCATAATTACAAAAAGCTCATGGATTGGAACGAGCGAGCCTATAACCTGACTGGTTACAACGATGCTGAACTCGAGAAGCTTAATCCATTTGACCTACTTCATCCTTTGGAACGTGAGAAGATCATCTCCGAGGCTAACCTGACTGACGATAAGTCTTATGAGACGCTATTCCTGACTAAGGAAGGAGATGTCAAAGAAGTAGCTGTGAATAGTCGGGCAATTGAGTGGGATAATGCGGAAGCTAGAATCGCAATCGTCCGTGATGTGACGGAATTCAAAGATATCGAGACCCAACTCAAAACGGCTAGAGAGCGCTACAAGACGATCATTGATAATACCATCGATATGGTGGTGTGTTTCAATAGCAAGTTCGAGATCACATTCAGCAACCAGACCTTCCGAGATTACTTTGATGTAGAGCTCGAGGATATCAACGGCTTCTCGCTCTTTGAGGTAATCCCCGAGAGTGACCACCAGAAGTTCAAAGACTACATGCTAGAAATCCGGCCTGAGCATGAAGTGAGGCGGGGCATTCATCGCATTCAACGTCATGAAGAAATCCGTTGGCAAGATTGGATCGATCGTGGCATCTTTGATGAAGAAGGCAAACTCATTGAAATCCAAAGTGTTGCTCGAGATATCACACACCTGATGCCAAGCCAAGAATAGGTTGACCCCTTCCAGAATCCTGCTAATACCAGGAGACAGAAAGGAGATCGACTAATGCTCAATGGTAACCACACTACTCATCGTCATCGGGGTATCGCCCGTTTCTCCGACGAGAACGAGCGCCAGCGCATCTACACCTATCTCAAGGGTCTGAAGGTTTCGGTCTTCGCCTACGATAACAAGGATGCCTCGAACGTCGTCGCCGATTTCGAAATGCCTGCGGATCGCGATCGGTTTGCCGAACGGTTTGGCAGCGGCATCAAGATCCCCAGCAATGCCCAGATCGCCCGTTTCGATGCGGCTCTGGTGGCGACCGAACCGAAGACCAAGACGGCTCGGAAGGCTCCGAAGCTCGAGGTTGTCGCCGCCTAATTCAGTCAACAAAAAGCCCGCTAGTCTTCACGGCTAGCGGGCTTTTCTGTCTTTGGTTCTAATCTAGGATTAGAATACGAAAGCAGCAACCGAAGCAGTGACGCTATGACCAAGCGCCGCAGTCATCAGAGCCGAAAGCTCAGTGTTGAAAGCGGTGAACGTGCCGTCGTTAGCCTTGAATACATCGTCATGCTCAACAGCGAAGTTGAGAGTCCAGTTGTCACCATCAACTGCTGGAGTGCCCATGATGATTGGCTGAGCGCGGGTCGAAAGACCTTCGATTAGCTTATCAAGAGCGACGTTGTGAGTGATAACGTCCTGATCGTCAGCCATTGAATCGGAATCAGTGGTTGCTGATTTGGTAGCAATGTCAACGTCAACAGTGACGGTGAGCATTGGAAGGCCGCCAACCAGCGACTGGTCAGGAGTGCCTACGAAGCCATGAACTTTATTAGTCATTGTGAATTCTCCTAAAAGAGAGTTTCTGTTACCTTTATTTAGTCCGAGGGCGTGATTAGCGACGGATAATAGGAGAACTCTTTGACTTTTTGCGCTTCTTCTTGCGCTCTGCGGTATCATAGATACCCTTGTGACCATTAGGGTCAAAGCCAGCACCAAGACCACCTACGCAAGTCGCTACACCACCGGCAGAACTCGCTCCAGCACTAGCTGTCTCATTAACGATCTCGCTCCAACGCATATCATCACCTCAACCAAATCTGACGGAACTTATCAAGAGGTATCTCAACCTTCAAGCTATTTAACCGTTCATGGTAAATCTGGATGATCTTGTTGATTTGATCCCGGTCATAATGCCGACGTAGTAGGCGAGCTATTCTCTCCAAAGAAGCCAGGTCACTAGACGAGGCATGTTTATCAAATAACAACTTGGTTACTAGCTCTGGATCCGTCATTACCTTAGCTTTGGCCGTGACAGCGGTTGGATAGAACTTTAGGAATTCATCCTCTTTGAGCTCTATCAGAGCCTTAACTCTACCCTTGCCATCCTTCCTCATAGGCCGATGGCGGTATCGCCACACGATACCCTTGTCATGGAAGAAGGTAGGTCCTACACGAGCAATCATCTCTCCATTTTCTTCCAAGACCCAATCGGAATTGAAGGCGACCAGGGCTTTGATGAATTCTGTTCGGTAAAGCCCCTTGAAGTAGCTGGTATCTTTGTTGCCTCCCCATTGGATATTATCTACACGTTTGGCTGAATAGTAGCTGAATTTCTGCCAATCATAATCACCAAACATGAAGTCTACCTGAACGTAGCCATTCTCTGGATCTCCACCAATAGGCACAGCGGTAAAGATCTGGTTATGACCAGGGCGAGCCTTCACATAATCATCTCCAAGGATCCTCCTTAGATCCTCTGCCACTACTGTTTGATCATATAGATCAATAGGTAGGTTCAGATCCAGATCACCAGCATCCTGATCTTCATTCAACATACCAGCGCTACCTAGGAGGTGATCTCGAAGATGGCCTTCATTGTTGTAGGAAGGCCAGTTATCTTCAAGCCATTCGAGAGTTGGAAGAATCTCTGGTTGCTTGATCCGACGAGTAATATTTGCGAATGCCTTACCGCCCATCTTCGATTCTCTTTCTCGTATCAGCGAATAGATTCAACATGCGTTGGTGAAGGTCACCAACGTAGCCAACGTAGAGAGTTTGTTGGCTTCCACTTCTATCAGGAGTGAATCGCAGTCGGCTCCTGTGCTTCATATACCGATACAACAATGTGGTGAGCCTAGCCAACCTCTTCTCTTTGGGCCAATCCTTGGTTCTGCTCAGGAAGCAGGGTCTGACTGGTCGGCGGCCACCCACCAGCATGTATTTGACCCGATGGATGAATAGGTTAGCCGCAGCAAAGTTAGGGCGATCAACTAGCTTAAAAAGCCCTCCGGGCGTCAATACGACTACGCCTTCCTTTCTGGAGCCCGCACCCACCACGCTAGGCATTTCATCTACTAGAACCTTGTACGCGATGTCTTTGAATAGCAGCACAAGAGCTCTGAAGATCTCCCAGAGTTGCTCTCGTTCCCTCTTGAGTTCTTTGCGTAACTCATTCCAATTACGATCACCACATTTCTCATGTTTACGAGCCAGATTGATATCTAGGATTTCAGCAATAGTGAAATCCTCCACATTGCTCGCTTGGGGGAACCACATATCAAGAACCTTACGGATCTTCTGAGCCGATGGAGTGAGCCTAGCCTGAATGAGTTCCTGGCTGATCTGTTGATTGAACCTGATACACCATTCCTGATGCTCTAGTGTAACCTGGCTAGTCATACCATCAGAACTTTGACGAACCGGAACGACGTAGAATGCCTCAAAGTGCTCAACGATTGAATAGAATTCAGTAGATGGCTTCCAGGATACCGTGGTGATCACCATCATGCCATTATACCGACTATCGAAGGAATAATGAACCACGTTGGGCTGACGACCATGGATGATTTCAAAACCTATATGGTTGCCAGGTTGAATGGCCTGCTCTTTGACCAATGCTTCGACCAACATTCCAGCCATCTCATGAGCAATACGGTAGGTAGAGGCCCAACACTCATCGGGCCAATCATCCATACTGTAGATCTTCTCACCGCCCTTGCGGCGGCTATAGAAGAAGCCTTCATCATCTAGACCGGCTTCTAGGTAGGAGCCATCTAGCTTTTCGCTAGCAGACCAACGCAAGTCTAGAGACTCGTAGATCTCCTTAGCGCTGAGGTCTTCAAAATGTGGTATGCTGGGCATGTCTCCACATCTAGCAGATGTGGAGATCAAATTTCAATTTAGTTGCGAGCCCGGATAAGCGCCCATCCTAGAAGTGCCAGATCATTCATATCGTTATCTGACAAAGATGATATACTCGGTGCCTTCATGACCTTGCGGGTAAGGGTATCAACAAATGAATTGGCATTGTTGATCTGGAAGTCGGTCTTTAAGATGTTGGTCATCTCCTTGGCATCATAACGGCCCGAACCTTCCTTATTGGGGATATTGGGCGATGCCTGGTCGGTGTGACCGCGACCTTTTCGACCTCTTGGTGCTGACATGGCGGCCGCCGCATCTCGAGCCGGGCCATTCAGAAGATATTCATCATTAACCCTAGTAGCACTGGCATCCATGATGCGGTCGACCATCTGCTTTGGAATCAGATCATCACCTGACATGCTATCTTCAGTTATACTCTCAGCGGCCTGTTTGGGTTTATCTCCCAGGGTTCGAACGAAAGAGCTTGATCCTAAGACCAGTTTGGTCCCTAGAGGTATCTTATCCAAGCGAGCTCGAATTCGCTTACGATCCCATTCGCCATTTGAGGTCTTATACTTCCGAGGATCATCAGAGATAGCCTCGGGCTCTTTAGGTTCATCGGCCTCTGGTTGATCTTCCGAATCATCCTGAACGGCAGAACCTGGTTTGATTTTCTGCTCTGGCTGATCATCCTGTTCAGCAGATTCAATCTCATCTGGATTCAAACCGATCTTACTCAGTACGGCTTCAATGTCAGAATCCTTGAAACCAATGCGGTAAGCCATGAAACGAACCATATCGTCAATGGTGCCGCGGCGATCAGTCTGACCTAGCCAGGTGTAGTATTCCTTCTTAAGCTCATCAGCCATCATCTTTCGCTGCTGATTGCCAAGATGGCCATGGATCTTATTCTTTAGGCTATCAACCCAGCCCTCAAGAAGAGTAGGAGCCTTCACCCCCTCCATGAGATTCATAAGACGGCGGATATCGTCACTATTATTGGCCACGCTTACCCTCCTGAATCTTACGGAACTCTCGAACCTTCCTGTTGAACTTATCAGGATCCTGATTTTTGATAGCGTTGAAAAGGCGACGATTCAATTCCTCAGCTTCTTCAACAGTGAAACTCTCATTGATCAATCTGACCAAGTTCATAGCACTGGCTATGACATTGCTCGCACGAGCTTCAATAATCTGGTGTTTGTCCCGTTGTGGAACAAATAGATCGAGCTCTTCAATGAGACTTTTTACGCGACCGTCTTTCATTGGGGCCCCTTACTTGCTAGAGTGACCAGAGTGGCGTTCCAATAGCCTTTCAAGCATATTGGCGGCAAGAGCCAATCCTTCTTCAATACCCCTAGCATAGTCGGCGTTTGAATCTGCTTCACTATAACTACGGAATTTGAAGACTATATCGTTTATGTCTTCCAGCATCAAATCAACTGGATGATCATCAGGAACCTCAATATGATCCAGATCCTCTTCCAACTGGACGAGCGAGGATTCAGTGAGTCTGATATACCTCCTGATGTCGTCGGGTTGGCGAGTCATCCACACTTCTCCTCACTGGCACGCTGGGTATTTAGCAGATCCGCTTAGTCTCGATGTTTGAGGACCATTTCTCTTAACTGAGAACCCGCTTTGGCTGTCTTACCAGCTGACTCTACGGTGGAGCGTTGTAGGATAGGATTTTCAGCCGCAGGACCTGTAAGACCCTTGTCGGGTGCGTATGACGTGCCTATGCTCTTCGGTACCACTGTAGCCGCTTTGGCCTGTAGACCAGCCTGTATGGCAGATACTCCTGATCCGCGGCCTTCAAGCATCTCCTGTGTCGCATCCGTAATACGCAAGGTTGATGACTCAATTCTCAAGAAGATCTTCTGGCCCACACCAGAGGATGAGCGAGTCTTCATGAACTGGATCTGATATTCACCACGATCCTTCATGGCCGCTGTAGTCAAGATAGCCAGCACGTTATCAGCCGTATTGATCTTCGAAATACCACCGGCGATATGGCTTGCGTCGAAATCCTGCTCCTGAATCGATGAACGGTTGAGCTGTGATGCCGTGGCGCAAAGAATGTTCCATTCAACAGCAAGCGCACGTAGCTCTTCTGATGTGAACTTATCCTTGATGAACTGATCAGAGACGTTGATCTTGCCACTGTTAGGCATCATAAGATCCAAATAGTCTACCAGAATAGCATCTGGTTTCTGACCTGTCTGGATCTCATACTCCTGGAGATAGGCACGGATCATATTGGCCGTCGTGCCAGCCATCGGCATCTTCTTGATCTGAAGCTTGCCCCACTTGTGGGCCTTACCTCCAGATTTGCGCATCATACCGAGGCGCATCGCTACATCCTCGATATCCTTGAAGATCATCTTGGTTGGGGTTTCGGTGACCATCGCATCAAAGCGCAAGCCAACCAATTCCTCACTAAGTTCCATCGTGATGTAGATGACATTCAGACCCATCTGAACCCAGTTGAGTGCTAGATTCTGAAGGAAGAGACTCTTACCAGTTCCTGGACCACCGCAGAAGAAGGTGATCTCACCACGGTTCAATCCGCCATAGAGTTTGCTATCTATATCACGCCAACCGCTCGGGGTGGTGTCAGTTCTATCCCTCATACGTTCGAGACGTTCTAGAGGATCCATGAAGTAATCTGTGCCTAGTTCAGTCTGTAGACTGATCAGCATATTCTCCTTGGAACGGCGCTCTAATTCCGCGTAATCACCAGAAGCAAGCAACTTAGGCCCATCATAGACCAGGGCTTCCATGGCCTTGTGCTTACAAAAATCAGCAATGGTATCGAGGAACCACTGAGTATGTTGTGGCTGGACGTTTGGAATTATTGGTGTATTGACGCCTGTCTCCGCAACCACCTGTTCCGGTGTGGGGAGAGCACGGTATTCATTGGTAAACTTCTGGATATAGCGAACTGCTGGTCGGAGACGTTCATTCCAATATTCTGGTTTGATGATACTCTGACATCGCACAAATGCGCTATTGTCGGTAAGCATGAACTGAATGAGGACCTTCTGAATATCCTCACTGTAATCTTTGAGCTCTACCTGTTCTGTTCTTTGGCTCAATTGGACCTCCTGGTCTCTTATCGTAGGCGCTGTCGTCGCACATTTATTTCTAGTTTGTTAGCCACTCTGGAGTCAATAATGGACCAAATGGTGTAGAGCTTACCATACCTCTTTACCGCATCAGCACCGTCTTTGATATCCTTATCCCAATGGGGAAAGCTGACCTGCCAATTCTCTCGGATCGCCATATCAACAAGAGTGCCGCCACCTTTTTGTCTATCAGGAACGACAACAATGGTCTTACCAGTATGCTTGAGCCATTGGATCTGTTCTTCAGTCAGCTTATCACCCAGAGTAGCAACACCATTTATCGCAATGGCATCAAAGGGGCCTTCACAAAGGAAGACGTATTCCCAATCATTCTCAACAACTTCCGTGTTGAATAGGTAGTGATGAGGAACACTACTGTGGTATCGTGATTTGGTCGGATAGGTGGCTCGACCGGTCCAACCAACAATTTCATGGTTCCACCTGAAAGGAATCAGAATTCGACGATTCAGGTCATGATCCTTCAGAGGTGTCCAGTAGTAATCGTAACCTTCCATGATCTCATCACCGCGACTCATCAGGTAAACCATCGCATTGATGAAGTTAGGATCCTCAAAACCCTCATTGAGGAGTTCCATCACATTCCTGGAGCCTACCGGTAAACTTCCTTTGCTGAAAGCCAGCGTCTTGATTTCCCTGGGCTTGTAATCGGCATCCAATTTGAGCCGTTCACGTTCCTGCCAGATCTTGAATCCAAGTTTCTTGATCTCTTCATCTGACATTCCCATCCAACCAAGGAAGGAAGTCATCTTCCGACCAAGTAACTGACCAGGCTTCCATATAGCTCTGAACTTACAGTTGAAGCAGGATACCAGACAGCTCACACCATCATCACCCATCGCAATACTCATACGGCGTCGGGTATCTGGGGTTTCACCATTATGAATACAGCAGACACCGTTCGTTGCCGTCCACCCGGAAGCAGTTCGCTTCCGGTTACCTGGCATCAAGGTGAGAAGGGTGTCATAGACGATGTTCTGAGACATGATTAGAACCTGAAAAGATCCTTAATCACCTCAGGCTCTGGTTTATTCTCCGCCAAATAAGCGGCCGCTGCTTCCTTCAGCGCTTTCTGCTTTCCTGAATGCTCCTTGACTGAAGAAACTTCAAAGCACTGGTAATCCAAAACACCGTCACTGGCATTACTTCCCGCAATGAAGTTGAGCACCTTCTGGTTACGCTTGATTACATCCATAGGGGTTTCACTCTGGAAGACCTCATGGATAACATCACGAATCTGTAGTAGTTCAACTGGCACAAACTGTGGATCACCCTTATCATAGAGATCCTGGGTCTCGAAGACACCCTCGAGGTGAACCTGAATATTGTGGTTCATCAAAAGCGCATAGCTGACCACGTCCCAGGTGGATGTGAATTTAGGATCCACATTGACGCAAATATCACCCATCGTAAGTCGCTTACCGACTTCAGTTTCGACGAATCGACCACCAGCTGATTGACCTAAACGCTCCTCATACATTTCACGAAGCACATCCAGGAATGGGCGATCAGCATCTGGTCCACGCTCAGGTAATGGAATCTTGTTACCAGACTCGTCCAACTTGTAGACGATCCTGCCCTTACCCGTCGAGATCATCTCATGACCAATTTGGATCTCACCATCAGCATCCTCATAGGTGTTGGTAGGTAGGTAGTTACGGCCATCCAACTTCTCACCCTGAATCGACCAACTATCCTTATCCAGGTTGTAACCTACAAAGACCTTACCATAAGCTGCTAGTGTGAATGGTGAACTCACGTCATAGGAGATGGTGAAATTAGGATTGATAGATTCTCTGATACACCTCTGCATGGTAGTATAGACACAACCGTGTTGGAACTTACCAACACCCAAGAAATGCATCCAATCGCGATCCTGAAGCAGGCCATCGTCGCGCATCTGAATGATACGGCCCAATGACATTTCAAAGTTCTCTTTGTGGTGGCTTGCTAGCGACCAGCCCTCAAATGGATAATGCTTGACATTCTCATACCAGACTTTGCTCTCCTTAGGATTCCGTCCCTGAACCACATTCAAGAACTTGGTGGCCCCTGGCGTTCTATTGGCCACAAACCAATCGTTATTAATCAGTGTCTGGAGCATACAGGTATAAAACATGCGATCCGCGTAGTTGTTAGGATCACCGCCATTCTTAAGGATCAATGCCTTTAGCGTTTCAGCATTACCAGAATCTGGTAGATCTGGATTTAGATCAGCAGTCAATCGATCATAATGCTGATCAATGTTTCCCATCTGAATACCACCAGTGGGGAAATCTAGGATCATGCTCCAATCACAGTTCTCTTCCATCCACTTCATCATGCGATTACGAGTTTCATCGCCTTTGAATTTGATCGCACCAGTCTGGATCTGGAATCCACCCGAGTCACCAAGAATGGTCGTGTGGCTCTTATCTCGGCCGGTGACCATGTCCTTCTTATGAGACATACCAGCACTTTTCGCGGCCTGGCCAGCACTATAGAGTGAGCAAGGCAGATAGAATAAGCCAGTCTCTGGATTGAGAAAATCCAGCTCTGGGCGGGTCACGGGTGGTTCTCGCTTTGGATTGTCATTCACCACATATCGAGTGTACATCTCACTGATAGCTGGAGTGAATCGCGCATAATCACGGTAGCGCGCCGAATAATCGATTCCGGGCATTAACGGCCTCTTGTTCTAATTGGTTCACTCCACAATAGGTGAAACCGATCAGGCCGTCAATTTCTATAAACCAATTTTACCAACCTACCCTTGTTGGTATCTAGTATCATTCCTGAACCATCATCAAAGTAACGGTTCCATAATCGGAATCTTACCCATTGGAGATTGGCTAGGATGTTGAAGTGATCCGAACCAGTCTTGTGATCATAGTGACGAGTTTCAATCTCATACCAATCACCGTCAGTTGGTGTACCTTCTTCAACACTACCTTGAACCAAGAGTGTTCCTGAGAAGTTCTCGAAGAAGACAGCAACGGTATGAAGACCCGAGAAGTTGTGCCGCTTCATCGATCCTGGTAGAGCACTAGAATAGAGATAATGGAGGTCATCATCTGTACCTTCTTGAACGAAGGTCCAACTACCACCTTGTAAAGCAGGAAGATCACTCGATGTTAAAGTCTGGCTATCAGAGGGTTCAAAACTAGGCCCCTGACAAAGCTCAAAGAAGCCTTGCTGGCCCTCATGCTGATCCACATACAACATATGAACCGAGCCATCTAGGTTCTGAACGGTGACGCTATAGGAATAGGTCGCAAGATACCAATCAGAGGTTACATCAGGTGTAATGTTCAGTTGACATAGGCCCTTGGTATCATTGATGACTTTGAGTGGAGCCTGCCACATCATCTCATTATTACGCTGATCATACATCGTAATCTGCGCTGTGCGGCCCATCATGTTTATGGGCTTGCGATCAGTATCCCTGACTACGAACTCCAAGGTATTGGTTACATCCTTGAAGATGCGAAAGTCATTACTGTCCATGGGTAGATTCCAATTCACTAAACCTGAAGTCTCCCTCAAGGTAAGCTCGACTCTCCTCTTAATCTCGTAGATGAAAACAGTCATGCCGATCCTCAGGAAGCCATTTAGGGCTGGGCTAAATACCCAGTATTTAGTTCGGTTTACAGGTCCATAGTGTCGCTTCCGCAGTTAGAAAAGTTTCCGTTCCTGACGCTTGGTCGATACCTTGATCAAGAGTATTTGGGTATCATTGGTAACTCTGATAATCAGATCACCAGCATCTACGTCTACAATATGCTACAAGATGAAGAGTCGAAGAAACTCTTCCTCCAACTAGGCGATGAATGGTGGTGGGAAACTAATCGTCAAATGCCAATCAATGTGACACTAAAAGAACGTTGGGCTGTATTCCGCCCATACCTTAAGACCTTCATTACTAGTGATTTTGAAATCATCCAGGGTCCAAGTGTATCTCTGGATACTATCATGGTCAAACGAATCAAACGACGTCAAATCCAGTTAGTCCGCAAGCAAGACTAACACCAAGTTAGCTTAAACATCATTGCGTCACTGGCGTTGCTAAAACTCCACACCATCCTCGTCTTACCTATATGCTCCTGTATCATCTCAAAATACCAATCTGAGTTCACGTTCTGGGTGATCCATTCAAGCCTCTCCTTGAAATTCTCCTCTACGCTATTCTCGACCCATTGGCCAACAATATGCTCCTGGGTTGAAGTCGAAAAGTGTAGGAATCTTCCATCCTGTAGACCAACTTCATGAGTCGCCAGTTGGGTAAGAGGAATTGAGCAGATGCTCATTTCGGTTGGGTAGATAGTGCTGATCACATCTACCTCTAGATATGGCCTAAATGACCGGTGATCAGTTACTATCAGATTGTAGCGGCGGTTCAGCAAGAGCCTGCTCCAATAGGAGATTCATCTGAACTACTACCACGTGAGCGTAAGATATGGCATGAGCACGCTTGAACGTGTATTCATCATTTTCGGCAGCGGTCCAGATATCCGCTTCAACCAAAGACCAATCCAAACCCTGAAGATGTCGCTTACCTGGTCTGATTAACGCCAATACCATCGCGAGCTGGTAGATAGAAGTGGGTTTGTAGGCACTAACAATGTCATAGTGGCATGATAGGTGGAAGAGCTGATCTACTATGGCCTGATCTTCGAGCATCTGCCACATGGGTTCTCGTGTCACGAGTTCATCCAGGTGTGCCTCATCCTTCACACCTTTGTAGACGCCTAGGTTTAGGAAGTCCAATTTGAAGTAACCACGTTGCTCAGCTTCTTCATAGGGTATGCTAGCCAACCCTGTAAGGGGATCTGTGGGTATATCCTGGAAGTAGACCCCGACGATGTGTTTCTTGAGGTCACCCTTTTCAACACGGCTCGCAGGGATATGTAGAAGGTTTTCAAGAGCCTCATCACGGTCCTTGAAGTCAATGTCTACATCTGGAATCTTTTTATCCATGTGGGTAGATTACGAACTCTGGTTAGCGCACGTCAATTTTGTTCGCCAATTCAATCTCGATTTGGCGAATCTTCTCAAGAGCACGGTTATTCGCTCTCACCAGACGCTGTTGCTTAGTCTGTAGATCTCGGTATTGCTGACGAACTTCTTTGAGTTGCGCTTCCAACTGAGCTACATATTCAGCTTTGGGGAAGGTATGGAATTCACCATCAAGTTCAATGGTCTTTGTATGGCTATTCTGTGCCTTCATACCACCAATGACACGGCTGGCCATCTTGAACTTCTCTGGTGGTGGAGCAGATGGTTTGGAGGTGGCAGTTCCACCCCCGTACATGTTCCAAAGAATGTTATCGTCTTCTTCCATGTTGATATTTAGCGATAGCTATTTGGCGTCAGAAGATCTTGAAGTAGAGACCTTTGAACCAGTTACCAATACCTTGCCAAGTCGAAAGACCAGGATCTCCCTTGTCTCCCTTTGGGCCAGCATCACCCTTGTCACCCTTGTCACCTTTGTCACCCTTCTCACCAGTAAGTCCTACTGGCCCCATAGGGCCCGGAGGGCCAGCCAAAGATGCGGTTTGAATACTCTTACCGTAGAGGGTTGAAGGATAGGAGTAATTGAACTTAGTCGTAATATTGGCCATATTCACAGCCGCGCTATTCATCCAGAAGTTCTTATCCTTCTGGTTGCTCTGCTCTTCAATCTTCTCTAGATCAGTTAGCTTCACTGCGCTCGCTAATTTGTTGGCTGCTCGATGAAGGGCGGTTTGCGCATCTTCAAATTCCTTGAGCACTTTCTCGTAAAGTGGGTTGAGCTGATCCTTGCGCGCGATATCTACCATGATCTCAAAGTTGTCAATGGCAGCATACCCACGGGGGAAGACTGTCTTCAGGGCCTCGAGTTTCTCTTTATGCTCAACTTCCTTCAGCTCTTTCTCACGCTGGTAGGCATCCATTCTAGCCAACTCTTCAGGCGAAGGAGCGGGCGGGTAGGAGATAGTCCATTCGCCGCCATCATGTTTCAAAATCCTATCGGAGAGCATGTCATAATAGGAATCTCGGAGTTCCTTAGGATGCCAAGGATTATTAGAATCGATAATTGCCATTAAACACCTGCCTCTTCAAGAATGGCTCGGATCTGATCAACCTCTGCCTTATTGTTCCGGATCTTCGAGTTCCAATATAGCGGATTGATCCATTCCCTCACCAATCCTAGTTGCTCATCTGAAAGTCTGTCAAATAATGGTTGGCCCACGCCGCTATAGAGAAGCCAGGGTGAGATCCTACCCTTCCTAATCCAAATAGTAGCTTGTGATGTGCTAACCTTGCGGAAGAAGTCTACCCAGTTCTCACCAGTCTCTCTTCCCCATTGTTCCATAAGGAGAATATTACGCTCCACCGCCTTCAGGGGAGATTCCTTCCTAGTAAGTTCACGGGTCCAAGACTCATACCAAATGTCATTGGTCCAATCGTCGAGCTTGATATTATTCTTGATCAACATCTCAACGAAACCAGAAACCTCGATAGCGTTGATATGCTCGATATACCGACCAAACTTTGTGAAGGCTGTGAAGTACAAAGACTCCATGAAATCATGGTAAGTCTTCTCCTTCTTTGATCTCACACTCAGTTGGTAAAACTTCTGAAAGGCCATGAAACCAATTCGAATGTAACGCTCATCCTTCCATAACCATCTACGCTTCTTCTCGCACATATGGTTAATAAGAGTTCCCTCCTTGGAGAACGACTTCTTACAGAATTCACAAGAATAGGCAGGGCTGGATGGCGCAATAGCTTTAGCCCTGGTGTTACGACCTGGTTTGGTCATAACCTCAACCATTGGTCTTCTTGAATTCTTCAACAAGGGGTTTGATGTCATTGTCGGCCATACCCATATCCTTAAGGAGTTGTTTGAATGACTCTCTGTCATACTTACTCCTCAATAGGATCAATTCTTCATCATTCAATTGCGGATAGAGCTTCAGGAATACACCATCCACTTTGCTCACCGTCTTTCGCCTATTGGCTAGAGGTATCCAGCCGTGGCTGCGGTCACCATCCCGTCGCCCCTTGCCGATAGCACACATGATCCGCCATACTAGATCAGGATGTTTACCTGACATTTCCCAGAAATCGCTGATGTTTAGGAGCTCATTCACCATGAAAATGTAGTGATCTGGCTCTTTGAACTCTACACTGAACCACTTCATCGCTACCAAGGGGCTGAAGGTCTTTCGAAGCTCCTCTGGCTGCTCATCTAACCAATTGAAGTTCTTCCGTTCAGCATGAAACATCTCATCCTTGATATCCAGAGTTGGCTTCTTAGTTGTTGGTTTCTTAGCCATTATCTTCCACCCCATGTGAGTTTGAAGAGCATTGCGTCACGTGGGCATTCAAAGAGCCAGATCACTACATCGTCCAATTTCCAGTGATCAATGTCATCCCTATTTACGACGACCTTCCCAGAGCCTTTGCTTAGGAAGAGACCCTCATGCTTGCTCTTAATGTTTTCTCGCATCCAGGAGACAACCTCGGTCTCCTTGGATGACTTCCAATCCCAGAGAACTGGATAGGGTTGAGCTATGGTGACCTTGGCTTCCATAACCCAACCCTAACGTGATACCCCGTGGATCGTCAATTTAACGGATACGCTTACTCTGGATATAATCCAACACCTCACTTCTCCAGAAGTTCTTCCATCGACGAATGTCTTCATATCTGAAGTCGCGGTCAACTAGCGCTATATCCTGCCTCCAGAAATAGTCTCTAACCTGGCGATGCCAAGCACCAAGACATCCTGGTTCGAACTTCTGCTCAACAAAGACACCAGCTATCTCCTTCATGACCAACTCACTCGCTTCATCAACAAGTTCTTGGCGACTTGGTGGATTGAGATCCACGCCTGGTAGGATAATCAGCTTGCCCATCAGACTAGTTGTGTGATATCCAAGTGCTCAGGAATCTTGTTGGTATCTTTGACAAAGAAGCAACACTGTGGTGAATCACCATCCGTTAATGGTGTGGCCAGGATGTGGCCATATTTCAGCTTGGGGAAATACCACTTCACATCCGGAAATACATTCAGGATTTCGATATCATGGAAGTACGGCATATAGCCGTTAATAGGATTGATCGAGAAAGCATCAAAGGGGCGATCATTCAATTGCTTGAGGCTGAGGATCTCGAGATCACCTGAATTCTTGTCACCAATCACAATGCTCCAATCCATCGGCATTTGAATACGATATTTGCCAAGTCGGAGATCAACTGCTGGGCTATTGAAGCTCTCCAGAAAGAGCAGGGGAATGAATACGTAATCAATGTTGGCCTGATCCGAGTAGTCAATCACACAATATCGGATATCATCAACCTCATCGGGTATGTTATTCATCTCAAATGGGCAGTTGTCAGTAGTTAAGATTCTCATTACGCTTGTACCTTAGGTGTCATGACAGGTCCTTAATGTAATCGACCTTCCTCACGGTGTATGGATAACTGGCTTCCTTGTAGATCTTCTTCCGTGCGGTCACATGACGAGCACTGAACTTACAAGTGGAAGCAATGTCGAAGATCTGAACGTAATCCTTATCCTTGGCCTTGCGAATACCACGACCAATGGATTGGATGACTCGAACGAAACTCTTACCCGGTTCGACTAAGACCAAGTTGAAGATGCGAGGAATGTTGATACCCACAGCGGCCACGCCATAACTCGCAATTACTATCTGATTAGTACCCTGACCAATCTCATCATATGCTTCCTTGCGGTCCTTGGCATTCACATTACCATAAACGAATGATGAATCAGGAATACGAGATTCCAACTCCTTACCAGTTTCAACTCGGTTCACTAGAACCAAAGTATTACCTGATTGGCTCTGTTTAACTACAAATTCACTGATCCAATCAAGATGGTTTGGATCAGTTACTAGGAAGTTGTTCTCTTCATGGAATGATTCAAATTCCAGACTATCCATGAGCTGAACTATATCAACATGGCATCTAGCCAACACATCCTTATCTTGGAGTTCTTTCGCTGAAAGGCGATTCACTACTGGTCCAAGGCTGGCCAGGATAGAGGTGAAATGGTGCTCTTCCTTAGGAACCGTTCCCGTTAAACCCCAACGGATAGGCACGTTGGCAAATGGGCCACAAAGCAGGCTTTTGAGTTGGTCTGCCTTGGCCATATGAGTTTCATCCACCATGACAGCAACCACGTCTTTGGTGAACGTATCAATGTCTTGTTGGCTTGGTTTCAGGTTTTTCTTCTTGGTATTCTTGTCCATGATGGCAAGGCTCTGCCAAGTACAAATGGTATGTTGCTTACCATAATCCTTGCGATCACCATAATAGACACCGACATCTAGACCTAAGTTCTTGTAATCAGATTCAGTCTGGTCAACGAGGCTCTTATTGGGCACGATGACAATCGTCCTGCCATGCTCCTCACAAAGATGGCTTAGAGTTGCGGTTAAGAGCGTCTTACCCGCACCAGTTGCGATCTCTTGAATACACTGAGGATTTTCAAGGAAGGATCGGATGATATCAACCTGATAATCACGTAGTTGGATTGGTTGATCTTCAACTGGGTGACCCTTTGGCCACACTGGGTTGGGGCAGTTATTGAAGACATAATCCTCATCAACAAAGGGGAACTCAAAAGTCCTCGCAATGCGATGATCCTCTAGTTCAATCTCGTAACCTGCGTTGATTACGATATCCAAGACCTTATCCAGGAGATTTACGTAGGTGTTGCCATTCAGAGCGAAATATCGAGCACATCCGTCCCACCGACCTAATTTGAAGGCGGGCATGTGGCGAGCCGCGTGAATGAAGAACTTCAGCGCTGCTTCACATTCGCGCCTAGTCTGAGGATCCAGATCTCTAAATGAGCAATTCACTTCATCGTGAATCACCAACGTACATTTCTTTACTGTCATGCGACCACTTATGTTTTGTTCTACGGGTCATAGGAAAGCCCTATTGTCCTCCAATATACAGAGATCAATAGGGCTACGTCTATAAACTGGAGAGCCTTTCCCCAGTCTTCTATTTATGCGCTAATTCACTGAAATTGCTGGTAGATCGCTTCTTCAAAGGTATTGCTGATCACACTATAGACTATTCTTGTCCCATGTTGATCAGCCAGAGCTTTCAAAGCATAAAGTGCTTCTCTGGAATCATTCCATTCAGGTGTGAAGAGAAAATTCGCAACATCTAGGAGTTTAGGATTATCCAGGAGCTCATCCAGAGTAACAATCAAACTAGCCAGAGGCTTAGGGCCATAGTTGACAGCCCACCGAGATTGTTCCTGAATGAACCGATCTCTAGTAGCTTCGGCATCAGTAGTTAAATCATCGATAGTCGCACCAAAGTGAAGCTTCAGACCACGCTTTAGATCCTGATTATTCACTAGGATCAGACTCTTAGAGAATCGGTTTGCTATAGCAGAGTGAGTAACCTTCACATGATTTGCTTTTAAGTTGGACCACTGAGTAGTCATCAGGCCCCCTATAAGGGTCAACGAGCTATGGTCACCTTCTAATGCGGCACTGGCTATGGAAGCCATGGATAGGCCCTGCTGGGTAGCCAAATCCCTTTCACGCTCTAGGATCTTGTGAAGGCCAGAGTCTGTACGTTTTGCCTTACTATCGGCTCTTAGATGCTTGATCGTCAGATCCCAGAAGATCAATGGTTTCATATTGCCATCTACATCATCCAGTAGATGTGAACTGACTCCGAGGATATCCAAGAGCTTCAACACATCGTATTTCTGATATGAATGTGATACCAGATACTCCTCAATCTCTCTCGTATGACCAAGGAAGGGTCTCGCAGTAGGAATTCCAGACCATAGGTAGTTAGACACAAGATCGATTATGAAGTTGAATGCCTTACTGGATGGCATCTGAAGACTAACTAGATTATCCCGGCCATGATCACTAGGAAGGTTGAAGATATTCTGAATGAATACTGGCCGGGGCAATTCCGTCAAAAGGCCTCGAACTGCTTCATCCCATCTGTAATTGATAGCATTCTGATGATCTAGTTCTTCAACGACAGTTTGATCAACTGTCACATGGCCGCAAAAATCATGCCATACCGCACCACCATAACTGGTGATGAAGAAGTCAGCGGTAAAATCAGGTCTATCTGAGAATTCAACCCCCTCCGGATAGACTTGTTTGGAATCCTTGTAGCGTGGATTACCAAATACGCTGAGTTTGGCTTGGGGCCATATTTGTCTAATCAGAGAAGCCCATTCACCATAGACGTTTGGTTGAGCCAGAATTAGTGTCTTACCACTAGCCAGCCAGATATTTGCCAGGGCTACTTCACGGGCTCGATCATTACCCGAATCAAGAAGCATGGCCCGGCCATGCCAATCCCTAATATGCTGAAGAGCATAGAGGCCTTGTGACGTGAGTTTGAATGGTAGATTCTTAAGATCATCCTGGGTGACTAGATCTTCACTAGCCAAAGCCACCAGCTTATCATCAAAAGCCATGCCATTCAACTGGCTAAAAGCAAGAAGGCGGCGGGCTATACCAGGTGTCTTGGGTAGGATCTTTTGGTCAAACATTACGCTTCCAATCTCGAAAGGCCGTTAAGCCAACTATCCAAGAAATCATCATTCCTTACACTCACCTGGATAGCCTGATCATCTACCTCTATCAGGCTAGGGCTACCAAATGAGTTCGCGACTTCAACAAAGTAATTGGCCACATGATCATCAAATCCAAAATTATGACGTTTGATGATATCCATGGCCCTTTCCCAATTACCCGAGTTGATATCAACAATCCATAGTTTCGAATCACGCAGGAACATGGGGTAGGTCTGCGATTGGAAAAGGTTGGAACCTTTGAGCTTCTTAATCTCTTCAACGATGCTGGCGTTGAACTTACACCTGAATACGAGCTTGTTATCACCGGCATACCTCACTTCTCTAGGAAGTTTGGTGCTCTGATACGGGGTCTTCTCATAAACCGGAAAAGCAATCAAGCCATCCAAATTGGTCTCGTCTAGGCCATATTCAAGAAGATGGTCACGATACTTCTGAACCAGCTTGAGCACCACCTCGCTCTGTGAGGTGCTGATTGCTTGACCCTGCTCGACATGTGACCAGACGTCATTGACGAATCGCTCGTCCCAGGTATTCGAGATCTCGTAAACGTGGCCGTGTTGATCGCGCGGAGGCTTATCAGTAATATCAGCTAACGCCCGAAGACAAGATTCCACAGTTAGCATGACGCATATTCCTCAGATCAACCAATGTGATCCGAGATAGCATGGCATCATCGCGAGAATCAAAATTGATCCATAGCTGCCGCCGCACATCAGAAACGCTTGCTCGTTTACCGTTAGGTAGGATTGATTTACCAGTAGGGTCAGGAACGAATTCCGTCTTCTCATCAATCGTCCAGCGCCAACCCTGACGACAGTTGGCTTCAAGCCATTCCAAGATACGAAAGATCGGTGTAATATCATCCTCATAGGCTAGCTGGAACAAGCTACCCATATCCATGAAGAACGTTACTTCAGGATCCTTCGGAAAATCTTCATATCGTACAAAGGATGGATGGCTCAACGCCACCGATATGTCAGTTCCATTGAAATAAACTTGAGGAATCATCGCTGCTTCAGCAGGGTAACTTGCGCAACCCGTTCCCAATCGAGGTTTGAGCTCTTGCGCAGGCTAGCCAGCTGGCCAACCTTACGCAGGCTGAGCTCTCGGAATCGCCGGGCATGTTTATGGGTCCAAGCAAGAACTTCCTCGATCTCATTGCCCTCTAGCTTGAACTCGCGTTCCAGCATTCGCAAATCGCGAGCCACGTGCTCGATCCGAACGAGCTTTTCGCGAACCGTATCAATAGTCAGGTCCAGATAGAGACAACGTGACATGATAGCTTCGAGATGTGGAGCAAGCCTGGCGGTTCCCTTCTCGACGATCTTCTCGAAATTGATGTTGGTGATAAAGATCACGCTACCCTTGAACTCAAACTGGTTGGGCGCATCAGTAGAGTTGCGCGACTGACTGCGCCAGCTAATCATCCTCTTACCCGAGGTATCAAGGGCCGCTTTTAGGATGTTGAGCGAAGTCTCGTCACCTAGAACGCTATCGCAGTCATCAAAGACTAGCGTCTCCCTGGATTCGCTATATTCATAGAGCGTCATGTAGAGGGCTGGTGCGGTGCTGTAGCCCTTGACGATATTATAGCGAGCTTTGAACGTGCCACCTTGACCAATTCGCCGGGCGTTTTGGTCGCTAGCATCAGCATTGAAGCTCAGCTTGTCAAGTAGGCTATCCCGGTTCAGGGCCGCCTCGACCTCGAAGCTCTTACCCACACCCGAAGCACCGCTGACCACGAGGCCCTTGATGTTCCCGCGCGCAATATCGGCTGTGAGGTTTTGAAGGATGGTAAAGCGCTCACTAATGCGCTCTTTGATCTGCTCATCCGTCTCATCAGTTCGAGAACCAGCGTGACTGGCAGCTTCTATCTTTTCAATGACAGCATCACCGGGCACAAACTTTCGCAATTTGCGATCGGGCGATCCACTGAATACAGTTCGCATTCGAGGAGCAAAAATGTCAGCACCCTTATCCTCGAGCTCAAAGTCATCTGGCTCCTGGATACCAATACGGAAGTTACGTTGGGGGAAGGGGCGGCCATTATCCTGATTCACCCCCGTACCATTTACGGTAATGAATGGGCCTTTCTGCCCCATTGATAGAGCTTTGAAAAGCTCGAAGGTCTTACCGGAGATGACTTGACCTGACCAGTCACCGCGGCGAACGAAAACCTTCATTCCTAACTCCGATCTACACAACGTATCTTGCGGTCCAGTTTACGCAGATTATCAGATGTGTCAATGCTCAATTGGGTTCATTCACAGAAAAGGCGGGCCCGAAAGCCCGCCTGTGGATAACTCTGTGGATCGTTTAGCGAACGCTATTATCATCCACGGAGTAATCCTCAAATCCTGCCGCTTTGAGCCTGGTCAGATTACTAATCTGCCAATTCTTCGCATCGAGGCCCTTCATAATAGCAAGGTATTGATTGCGAACCAAAGCAATCTGATTGATCAGAAGGGCAATCTCAATGACCTTGCTATCAGCATCAGCATACTTTTCAGCATCCCTCGAGCTCAAAGACTTCTGGTAGTGTTCCAGGTATTTCTTGAATGCTGCCCCTTTGACCTCATCCATACGGATTTGGAGATACTTCAGGATGGCTTCAACTTCCTGAAGCTGGCCAAAACGATGAGCTGTAATACCTGGCAGACGAGCACTTGCCTTTTCGAGACTACCTTTGAGGCGGGTTTCATACCTTGCCTCCTCAAGTTCAGTCTCGAAGTAAACTATGGCGTCGACTAGGGGTGTAAAGTCAGCGGGGTTGGCCGTGACTCTGCTATACCATTTACTCATCTGTTATCCTCTGATTGGTAGGGCTGACACTAACTGGATCAGCCCTACCAATTCAATATTCAGTCACCTTCATCGAAGCCATAATCGTCATCGTCATCCTCGTCGTCAATATCACTGAGTGCCATAATGGCTTCATCAAGATATTCACACTCACCTTCAATCTCGGTGGATTGAACGTCGATGCCATATTCCTCGAATAATCTCAGAAGATGGGTAGCAGCTTCTACTCGCTTATTGGATCCAATGAGGTCTCTGAAATAATCCCAGAGTTCAACTACTAGTTTACTCTCACTACTCATTATTACTCGTCGTTTTCTGCGGCATCCTCGGCGGCCATCCGGGCAAGCTCTTCCGCC